CTTCACTTTGTCTGCCTTGCATGGCCAACAATGCCACACGTTGCAGATTGGCAAACACAGGATCGCCTAGGTTGTTGAACGCCTTGGTGATACCAGCGGCGGTGTTATTTTCTGCCACACCTTCCGCCACACCTTCGTTCTTCACACAGTTGGGATATGTTTTTCCAAACATTTTTTTGTTACCTTCTTTGTGATAACCTTTCCAACAAGCTTCATCTAAATTTTCATGGTCTCCGTGAGTTTCACACATACCACAATCAGGACAAGTCATCTCCATAACATTGTCAATACTTTCATTGTGCTTCTTCTTACCTGCACAATGAGCCTTTTGACTAAAGCCTTTAGGATGACTACAGTTGATACTGGATTTATATTTTTGACTCCACTCTTCCTCTACATTTTCAGGCATCATACCGTGTTTTTTAACGTGTGCATCTAACTCATCACGTTGCTTATTCAATTCCTGTATACGTGCTTTGTCACCCATCTGAATAGCGTGTCTGAGTTTTTCCTGAATACTATCTGCTAAATCCATATAATCATTCATTCTCATTCTAGTAGGAACACTATCATCTTCATCAATACCTTTTGGTTTAGCATATGCGGCTTTGTTAGTCAATAATCTATTCTTAACATATTCTAATGCTTTGTCTAGTTTTCTATTCAACTCAACATAGTTATCTCTTGCACCATCACGTGCTAACATACCTGTATCAACACCGGCTTCAATGTTTGGTGTCAATAAGCCTTTCTTATCAAGTCTCTGAACTAAGTTATCTAATATACCTTGTTTCTCAATAGCTTTGTTTAATTGACCTAATCTAGTTTTTAGGTCAGAATGTTTCTCACCTGGCATCGCTACCATAGGACTAGATGTTGCTCTTTGTCTAAGATTAGGTTCTCTTGCCGTGAACTTAGCAACTGTGTTTTGTTTAAAATCTTTTTCCCACTGTTCTAACTCAGCCATACGTTGTTGTTCAAGTTGTTGTTTAACTTGTTGTAATGCTTGTATAGACTTAGATGTTAGTTCATCACCTAAGCTTTCTGGTAATGGTTTATCTAGTTTCTTTATTGGTGGTCTAGTAGGTGGATGATAAGCTGATTTAGCTCTATTCTGTGTTCCTAATATTTTAGGATTGTTTACTCTAGGGTAACCAGTTTTGAATGGGTCAATTGGTTGTTCAGTAGCTTCATCCATACCTTGCTCTATAACTTCTACGAATTTTTTACCAATAGGATTAATATAAGGTTCTGTAGGGTTGAATGTAGCTAGTTTGTGTGCCAATGTTTCTGCCATATCGCGGCCAGAAATACCATCAGCAACTATTGCACTGCCGGATCTTTTAATTTGATTTAACACGCTAGCTTGTGGGCTGGCTAACTGTGCCCCGTAGCTGTTGAAATCTTTTGGAGGATACTGTTTAGGAAATACAGCACTTAGAGCTTCCCAAATTGCGGCGGCTGCAGGGCCACCTCGTCCAAGTGGCCCATATACTTTGATAGCAAAACCATGACTAGGTGGTTTGTTAGTAGCAGGCGCAGTGAATGTTTCTACATCACCTTCAAACTCATTTATTCCCTGGCTGATGCTAGATTTCTTTTTATCATTATCAAATTGTTTCTTAGTTGCTTTAACAATACCACTAAAACGTTTGTTACCACGCTTATGATTACCTTCACTGTCAGCCTTACTTGCATCAGACGCAGCCGCTGTTTTATATTGACTTAACTTGGTGTTAGATAATTCATCTAGTTGAGATTCCGCTACACTGCGACTTACTAATCCAACTTCTAATTCTGGACGCTTTGCTAATAGTGATTGTCTTGCTTTTAATGCTTGTTCTTTACTAGCAAACGTAACTGTCTTGCCATCTTTACTCCAAACTTTGCCATTAATCTTTAACGCCCATTCTTGTTTAGATGGTTGCTGAACATCTAAATCGTGTCGTTCATCATCTCTTGGACCGCGACTGAAGCCAGTACGATTATCACCATATCTTCTATGTGTAGCTTCGTTTAATAAACCTTTAAGAATTTTACTCATATTACTTCTTACCAGTTATTTTATCTACGGCACGGTCAATACCAGCCTGACGTTTTTCAATCTTGGCATCTTTTTCAAAACGACTTGCAGGTAATTTTGAATTGAAAGCGGAAGTAGCTACTCTAGCACCTTTCTGAAACTGTGTATCACCTTTACGGTTAGCCATATCACCTGATGCTGATTTTACATAACTACCTAATGCTTTTGGACTTAATTCGTCAAGTTGACTCTCACCCATTTCACCATTGGTCATAGCACCAGTAGTACCTAAACTTTCATTAGCACCTTGCTGACCATATGCATCAATCATTTGCCTAATATAGAAATTATAAAAACCACGACGGCTATTGTATTCTCTATCTCCTAATACAGTCTTTAGTGCCTTTACAGCATCATTTACATCTGAACCACGCATTATTTTTAATGCATCAGTAACAAGTGAATCAACTCTATCATTGCCTTCATTCATAGCATCTGGATCAGTTTGCATTTCTTTTGCGCTGATTAAGTAATCCATAACTGTTACCATGTTACTCTTTACAGCACCAATCTTTTCTGAAACCCATTCTGGGAAGTTATCTCTAGTCGATAGCTCTTTATCTAAATGACTTGCTACACGAACAATAGTATGTAAACTATTTTTTAATGTTTCACCTTCGTGTTCTGATTTATCAGGATCGTGCTTAACAAAACCAGACTTTTTTAAACGACCTTGACCAGGAACAACTATTAAATCTTGTTCGCTTAAATCAGTTTCATTGACTGGTGGTGCGGGTCTTTGTTGAGGCTGCTTATTCATTGAAGCCTTCATTTCTTCTCTACTTTTACCGTATTTCTTTTGAAATTCAGCTGGTTTCATATTCTGTAAGTCATATGCTAAATCTTTCATTGCGGCTTCGTTTAAACTGTTAGCAAATGCTTTATTAGTTTTCTTGCCTTTAAGTAGATTACCTACTTTATTGCCACCATAAACACTTGGATTACGTGTTTGCATTTTGACAAAACCCATTTCAGTGGGTGCAACTGAACCTGCTGTTGTGCTTGTTTCTTGGATAATTTGACTGATTTTCATATGGAATCCCGTTTGATATAGTATTTATCAAAATACCATATTAACGAAACTTAAGAGATTTTGCCGTTTGCTTTTGCTGTAGGAGGAACGCCGGCTCTACTAGTTAACCAACCAAACGCTTTTGCGTTCTTTTTGATACTGTAGGGATTAACATCTACTGTTAGTGCTGTCTTAAATCGTGGATCGTTTTTTTGTTTTTCACTTGGTATATAACCTGAGGCTTCATTAATTGGCTGTTTTAATATTTCAATGACTTTATCTGCGGCGGCTTTTAATGCTTGGTCATATCCCATTTCTTCTGCTTCTTTATCACTTTTACCTAAGAATGGTTTAAGCATACTTTTAGCAACATTTAACCTTACTTTTTCCTCGTCAGGTTGATTGTACACCCGTTGTAATTGGCTTTCACGTTGAAAATAGCTAGACCATCCAATAGCATCAGCTAATCCTTGTATATCGTATCGTCTATGTTGTAGTGTTGGATTACGATTATCAAACATCTTATGCTGTTTAATAATTCGTGGATCTAACACAACGCCTTGTGTTGGTTCATTGTGAGCAATCCAACCACCACCATCGTCATACACACTGGTAAAGCCTAAATCACGCAATACTTTATTCCAACGAACAACATTAGTTTCATCATTTTGTCCTAGTCTACTTAAGCAGTCGTAGATAAACCAGTATGGCGTATCATCATATTCATCTTCTTCACTTGCTTGTTGTATTACTTCTTCTGGGCAATATTGAAGTAATGCTTGTTTTAGTTTGGCAGGATCAACTTTGGTTTGTTTAGTCATTTCGCCTGAACGGTTATACTGAAACAACTGTAGATAGGGGAAGTTATCTCCCCATGGTAGTGATTCATCACGGTCAGCCATTTGCATAAAATATTGCAATGGATAAAAGTAAATACCTTTAGGTGTGTCTTCGCTAACAGCCGCACGTGGGTTAATGCCTAACTTAGGCTCCATAGTCATACTAACAGCCCAGTTATCTTTATCACTGATATTATCTTCAGCGTAATTAATAAGGTCATATTTTCCAGAGCCACTTTTTCTATTCTGTTCTGGGTTTCTACGTGCTTCTGCTACATCTTTCTTTACCCTACTCAATTCGTAGATAACTTTATTGCCGGTGTCTGCTCTAAATGCTTTAAAGCCCCAAGACTTAGAATAACGCTGAACTAATTTGTCATATAGATTAGCTCTGCTTTGTGAGTCGTGTCCGGTGTCATCTACTTTGTTTGCAGAAAAGGTTATTTTATTGGGCGTATACTCTTTAATAAATGTTTGTATAGCACTTAACACAGTGGCAAATACACGTTGTTGATCACCTTCGCCGGTGACTTCTTGGCTATTGTTTCTCCAAAACTCAACACTCCATGCTTCCTCTTTTGAATCTTTACTAAATCCCTTGTTAAACATAATACTTAGAAAAGTTCCGTCATCTAATCGTGCTATTGCATCTACATCACCATAGTCACCCTTTTCCCACCGAAGTACTTCATACGGTTTATCAAAACTTTCTTCTAATCCAATTTTAGCTAATTTGTTGTAATAATGAGGATCTTCGCCAATATGGTCTAGTGCAATTTTACGTGCAATATTACGTTCACTTGTATGCTCTAATTCAACTTTGATTCCTTTGTCTAACTGTATCAATATATCACGTTTAGGTACTTTATACTTGATAACAAGTTGCTCAATAGTAGGAGTAGTTTTATACATCAGTTCATTATCTTCTTCAACGGAATACATACCTTCAATACTCAATCGTTGGCTATGTAGCTTGTCCCGTAAATCATATAATTTAGTAATAACACCCTGACTACGTAACACTTTATAAGCTAGGTTCTCTGGGCCAAACTCACCACCAAAGTCCAATCCAGCTTGGCGATATCGTTTGATAGTATCTAATACGTTTTTTACCTTACTTAAATCTTTTGAATGTAATGCATATTCTATTATTTTAGCTAACTTTTCATACTTCTGCTTAGTAGCAGTTTGGTCTAAGTTGCTTCTACGTTTACTGGGGACTCTGATCCATTTGTTCTTTATTATACTATATTCACCTAAACTAATTACCGGTAAATTTGCATCCTGAACATATAACTCTACTGGAATTCCATTGATAGTGATATCATGTGATTCATTATACAGATTCTTTTTAGCGTGAAACAGTTCTTGGTAAACTGCATCATCTGAGTATTGAGTTAAATCCACTAAGATATGTAAATCTAAATCACTATTGGGAGTGTAACTAAATGCCGCATTACTGCCGGATATAGTAATATCTTTAACGTCTAAGTCTTTGACACCTAATTCAGAAATAAAATCTTGTGCAATAACTTTAAGTTGTTCATCAACATCAGGACGTAGTTGTTGCCCATGAAATAACTTAGGGTTAAGTTGGTCGTGAAATGCTATTGCATCTGACATTTTAAATGAGTCGAGTTCTTTTAGGTCCATACAGTATTTATCTCTGCATTAATAGGTCAACAAACTCTAATAGTAGTGTATGATGTTTCTCCTGATGCCAGTGTTTATTGATATATTGCCATGGTTTTTGATACCAATATTCCTGACTTTCTAAATGACAGCCTATTAATCCTATTCTATTTTGTATGATAGCCATTGGATCGCCGTTAGCATATGTTGATATTGTTGTGAATTTATCACTATTTCCTATCATTGCACATCCATCATAAAAAAACATATTTTCATTGTTACCATTCCATATTACCGATGCTACTGTACCATAAGATTTTTTAATGTCGCTAGTTGGTCTCTTAATGTATTGTACTGGCTCAACGTTATCAAGTATGTCAAAATAATAACTTCCGGCCCAATATGCCCCCATACATATTCCCAAATATCTACCGCCATTACTAATGTAATCAGCAAATTTGTTTTGTATTTTTCTTCTAAAAAATTTATCATAAGAACTAGCGTCTCCTATTCCTCCTGGAAATGATACCATATCATATGATTCTAAATTAATAGTGCTACATTCATCAAATGAGAATAAAGTAATAGCATATGAATTAGATAGTGCTTTTATCATACCTTCACAACAATCCTTACTACATTCAGGATGGTTTATGAATAATGCTATTGTTTTCATTTAGTTACTAACTCCAGTATTTAGATGAGTCTAAACTATCCCAATATCTTTTATTATTGCGGTTGATGAAGTTTTTAATTAAGTAAGTAGCCATACCAAAGTATCCCATCTTTTTAAATCTACGACTGTCCTGTCCAAAATAGTGATTGACAATACTAAACTTTTTAGGACTATACATTCTGGATAGGAAATAATCTTCAGACGTTACTGTCTTTTCGGGGAAACCACCCAATTCTTCAAACTTGTCCCTGCGAGTCAACATAAATGCTCCAATTGCAAAGGGTGAGAAATATTTCAGTATATGGTTTATAATATTAAAGATAGTAAATCCAATACTTGCACGTATATCGTTGTCATAAGACTTGATGTTTAATCCAACCAGATCCAATTGATTAACTTCTATTTCTCTAACAGCATCTTTAATTACATCATTTTTAAAAAAACGTACATCGGCGTCAATGAATAGTATGTATGGTGTTGTAACTAATTTAGCTCCATTGTTCTTAGCAATAGAAACAGGGCCACCTTCAATAACTTCCACGTTCAATGAATAACTATTATCTTTTATAACGTGTCTGGTATTATCAGTAGAACAGTCTGCAATGATAATTCTAGTATCACCGATGTATTGTAAACGCAGTGATTCTAATAAATGATGGATATAATTTTCCTCATTTTTGCAAGGAACTACGATAGTAATTTTATCACTGACTTTCATTTCTTTACACACTTTCCTTCAATTTTAAATTGATTAAATTTTAACCAATATGTCATACTTTGTAGACTTTGTTCACATGCCACTCGGTCCTGAAACATCAACTCCACTCTCGCCGGCACGTCTTTTGAGTCGTTTAAGTGAACTGCCATTAACATCAATATCCACATTGTCCTTCTCCTTAGTCCAGGTTACTATTTCCCAACTACCATTGTGATGTTCTACTAATGCTGTACAACTTTCAACCCAGTCACCATCATTCATGTAGATGACACCATCTATCTCTTTAATCTCTGCGTGGTGTATATGTCCACATATGACACCATCATAACCACGTTTTTTACAATAACCTGCCAAGTTCTTTTCAAACTGGAACATGAAGTCTATTGCTTTTTTTACTTTGTATTTAATATATTTACTAAGACTAAAATACCCAAAACCCATGCGATGACGGATCCAATTGAATTTGCTATTAAGCGATAAAATAAAGTCATATGCTTTGTCTCCTAAAAATGCTATCCAGGGTGCTAATCTAGTAATGCCATCAAACAAGTCACCGTGTGTAACTAGATAATGCTTCCCATCAATACCTATATGTTCTATTTGATTGTGTATCTCTACTAGACCAAAGCTAAAACCATATGGTATCATTGGTCTGAGAAACTCATCGTGATTGCCTGCTATATAAACAACTCTAGTTCCTCGTTTAGCATGTCCTAATACCCTACGAACAACGTTAGTATGACTTTGTTTCCAACGCCATTTATTCTGTTGTATGCGCCATGCATCAATGATATCACCCACAAGATATAATGTGTCGCAGGTGTTGTGTTTAAGAAAGTTGTTTAACTTATCCGCTTTACTATCTTTAGTACCAAGATGAACATCACTAACAAAGATAGAGCGGTATGTTTTCATCTTGTATTTATTTGTAATATTATGACAAATATGTGACAAGATAGCCATTAAAAAAGCCCCTTTCGGGGCTAGTTTAAGTTTGAATCGTAACGTTTCCGTCTGCATCCGGAACAGCTTGTTCTGCTAACTTTTTCGCTTGTTCTTCGGCATACATAGGTCCGATTGTGTTCATCAAGTGTTGTTGATTTTCCATGCAGAATACATATGATCCTGAATGACGTAACAATACACGTTTATCCATCCAGATACGACCGCCCATATCACGCCAGTTTTCGCAGAATGTCCAGTCTTCACTGTAGTAACGATTCTGACGAACTGCTGTATCAAAGTAAGTCTTCAAGTGTTGGTCATACTTTGGATCTAAACCAATGTCGTTCTTATACTGCTTAACTGCAGGATGAGTCTTCATCTTCTCAAATACATGTTTCTTCATTAATAAGAAACCTGTACCTGCCTTAGATACTTCTTGTAAGCCATCTGGTCCTTCTTCAGCACCTTCAAATCCATTGACTACCCATTTGATTGGCATAGTCTTCATAGGGTATAGTCCACCGATAACATCTACGTCACGGTTCAATAATACTAATAGATGCCATGGCTCCCAACCAATGTCTGCATCAACAAAGAATAAGTGTGTTGCATCTGGCATGTCCAAAAACTTTGCAGTTAGTGTATTACGTGCCCGGCTAATGAGTGATTCATTGACCATTGTTTCTAATGTCCAATCGATACCAAGTTGACGGGCTGTGTTTGCCCACTTAATAAATGACATAAATGTAGATTCGGTTAGCATACCACCATAACATGGCATTGCAATATGTACTTTAGTTGTACGTAGAAAATCTACGTTAACTTGTACTTGTCCGGGAGTTGCGGCAGCTGGAGTTTCCGTTGGTGCAGCCGGGGGATTTTCAGCCGCTTGTTGGGCTATTTCTTGTACCTGTTCGACGGGTATTGTTTTTTCTTCAGTTGTTGCTTTGGTTTTTTTAGTTGCCATGTGGTCCTCTTAAATGATGTAATTATTTACACTAGTTAAGAGGTGCCGAAATATTTTTATTTTTCGTCTAAGTAATCTTCATTTAGTCCTAAATCGCTATGAGGGAAAGCTATATAGCTATCGCCGTGCTCATCACCTATTCTAATGACAAATACTCCCGCATCGTCATCCCCGGATTCATTTTGTCCTATTTCCCAGCCCATTGAGTGTAATGTTTGTTGGGCTTGCCTCATTTGTTGCTCAGTACCATTCCACCACATTGCGGCTAACTTACGTAGTATTTCTTCATCAGGCTCTCTATCATCACTGCCGTTAGGGGCAAACTCTGTCAAATCAGTTATACGCATTGGCCCTCTACGTTTGAACTTATTGTTCTCTTGTTCATATGTAGTGGGGTAAGGAATACCTAAGCTCTCATCAACTTCACTGCCTGTAATAGCTTGCAACAAAGCACGTGCAACTACACGATCCTTTTCCTTTTCATCTTCAGGAAGTTGACTATAAGATTGCATAGCTAACTTAGCACGTTTTAATTTCTTCTCATCTGGTGTGGGAGTATCTAACTGTAGTTGGCCTTTATAGTCAGCTGCCGCTGTTACATTCCAACCTTTGTGAATAGCATCACTGATAGCTTCAATATCGGTTACACCTGCATCAATTAGTCGCTTTGCGGCTTTTGCTGATTGCATATTTGCCATCCAACCAAAGTTTGCACCCGGTGTACTACGACCATAATGGTAGGCGTCATCTAACGCTTTATCGCTGATATGTGCAAGTTGTTCTACTGATAGACTTGCACCCTCTTTTACTTCTCGCGGTTTAATATGATTTATAACTGCTGGGGTTTTCTTCTCAGGAGGAATATATACATGTTGTTTAGGCTGTGTTACTGTTTTTTGGATAGGCACTGATTTTACTACTGGATCAACTTTGATATTCTCTGCTAACTCATTACCCATACCCATGTCTAACATTTTAACAACATTGGCAGCAAGCTTAGGGTTCTTTTGAGTGACTGGATATAAACTCATAACCATTGCAGTCTTACGTTTATCATTCAATGTAGGCCAAGCATCACGTATCTCACTTGCACTTGTGATACCAGGACCAAACTCTACTGTAGGTAGATATGTAATATATGCATGTTTGCTGAATGGTTGTAACCTTTTAGGTGGCCATGGTTGGAAGTAAGCCGGACTGCCATCTTTCTTCGTCCCACCTGGCTTAGGTTGTTCATTCTTATCTTTCTCACTACGAACAAAGATTAATACATCTTCGTTAGGATTGTAATGACTTGTGATTTCTTCTGCTTTGAAAGGACTTTTAACTTGTACAAAGTGTTTGTCAGCAACACCTGCAAGTTTTGCTAGTTTCTCTTTGATACTAAAAGGAAATGGTCTTGTTTTTGTATCATTGGTGGCGGCTACGTATACATCAGCATCAGGAAAAGCCTTGATAGCACTTTGATACAGTGAAGCATGTCCTGCGTGAAACGGATGAAAGCCTCCCGGCATGACTACAATTTGTCTCATATCAATAACTTAACTTTACGAAATTAACTACACCTTGTGAAAAATCTTCAACTTTGGCTCTCATATAAACATAGCTACCTTCAATGTTAGTATACGTTGAAGCATTGGAATTTGCATTGCCATCAGCTACTAATTCATATACTTTGAACCAATCATTTTCAGTCGGAGTTGTAGCTAATGTAGCTTGTATAATGATATTACCATTAACTTCTGTTAGGTTAATGTTAACAGTTTGCAATGCTCTAGGTGTTATGATATATGATGCGGCTGGTTGTTCATCACCTACTACTGTATAAGCATTACCGTTATCTACGGTTGCACTCCATGCAGTTTGTGGCAATAAAATGAGTGTAGTTGTTTGGCTCATTATGCTTTTACAACCTCAACAACAACACTGTCGCCAATTAATTCTTGGGCAACTTGTTCTAAAGCCGTTTCTATTTCAGGACTAGTGATACTAGTACCTGAATCATTGTCTTTTACTATTTTACTAAAAGTGATTACGATTGATTCTGTTACAATCTTTGCCATGGTAAATACTCCATTTTATTAGAGTATTTATCATTTTAAACAGCTTCTGGTCGTTTTTCTAATTTATAGCGTTTTCCAAGCATATCCCCGTAAATCAATGCTAGATAGCTTAACGTGCTTTCATCATCGTAATCAATAAAATGACTAGCATTACTAAAACGATATCTCCAACTATGCTGATTTGTGTGAACCGAGCCTTTAGCCCAATGTTTTAGTGCAGGACTAGGGTATAGTGACTTGTTTTTCTTAAACATATCGTTCAGGTCTATTGCAAATGTCCCCTCAACTCTCCTAGATTTTAGATAAACTCTAAATTTATGATTAGGATTACGCACAAAATGCTTAATCCCAATAAAGTTAGATATATGTGATTGAGTTACATCTATTTCAATGCCTGGCATATAATTTACAATATCTTTTAACTCTTGTAAATCATTACTGAATACCCCTACAGTATTATGTTCAATTCTAATTGTAGAATTTTTCTTCTTTTTTAAGTCATTACGCCACTTAAGAAATGATGCTAATATTGCCAAATTCTCACGCACTTCATCCCGTTCATATGAGATAGTATTATGACTGTAGCCTACTGCAGGTGCTTCTAATCTATCAACTAATTCCTGAATGTCATGTTTAATGTACCATGTATAACGAACACCTACTAGATTAAATCTAGCTCGGTATTCGTATTTGTTATAGTAATGCTGGTCCCGATATTCATAAAAATCAACACCCGGTACGTCTTCAACTGATTTCAATAATCCCATCTTCGCCTACTCTTGCTGTTGATTTTTGTACAACGTTGTACTCAATACTATCTTCATTCATAACCGCTGTGATAACACTATTCTTAATGCGTTCAAAAAGAATCTTCTTACTCAATGGTACACGAATCAATTCATCGATCTTACGTGCTAGTGGTCTTGCACCCATCTTCTTATCATAACCCTGTTCAGCTAGATATTCAATAACAGGTTCTGATAAGTTTAATGTAATATCGTGCTTGTCCAATAGTGATTCTTTAAGCTGTTCAGTAAACTTAATAACAATTTTCTTAATTGAAAGCATGTCAAGTTTGTTAAACTTACATACTAAATCTAAACGATTTCTAAACTCGGGTTTAAAGAATTCTTTCAATGCTTTGTCATCTTCGCCAGTCTTTTCTTGACTACCGAAGCCAATGTTGTTTCGTTCACTGTCACTACTACCTAAATTACTTGTTAAGATAATAACACAGTTCTTACAGTTAACTTCTTTACCATTAGACCCAGTGACACGACCTTCATCTAACATCTGTAAAAAGATGTTAAAAATATCAGGGTGTGCTTTCTCTACTTCATCAAACAACAAGATACTGTGTGGGTTCTTGCTCAAGTCATTAACTAATCGTCCGCCACCGACTTGACTATCACCAAAGCCAACATAACCAGGGGGAGGACCAATCAAACTTGATACAGAATGTTTCTCACCGTATTCACTCATATCATATTTGAGTAATGTCATGTCGAGGTTTTTACTTAATAACTTAGCCAATTCTGTTTTACCTGTACCTGTTGGGCCTAAGAATAAGAAACTTGCTGTAGGCTTAGTTTCACTACCGATGCCTGCAAAACTAACATAGATACGTTCTAATACTTTGTCAATTGTTTCATCCTGACCATACAGTTTACCCTTGACGTTAACTTCAAGTGTTTGAATAAGATTCATATTATCACCACTAAGTTTGTCAGCAGGTACACCTGTAAAGCGTTCAACCTGTTGAAAAATCATATCTTTGGTGATTTGAATTCCCTTATTGCCATCAACACGTTGACGGGCACAAGCCGCATCAAGTAAATCAATACTTTTGTCAGGGTTTTTACGGTCATGAATATATCGTAAAGCTGATTCAACTGAGGCAATAACTGCTTCACTTGTAATTTCAACGTCATGGAAGTCATTTAATCGTGTGCTTAATCCAGTAAGAATACTAATTGTACTTTCTTTACTTGGCTCATCAATAGAGACACGATAGAATCTACGCATTAATGCACGATCCTTCTCAAACGATTCGTAATATTCTTCCCAAGTAGTACTGGCGATAACTTTCAATGTACCTTTAGTGATAGCTGGTTTAATTAAGTTAGCAAAGTCAACCGCACCACCATTTGCATTACCACTACCACTCATTGTATGAGCCTCATCAATGAATAATATTGCTTTCTTTTTTGTGTTAAGTGCTTCTAATACACCTTTAACTTTTTCTTCAAAGTCACCGCGATATTTACTTCCAGCAAGTAGTGAACCTACTTCAAGACTATATACTTCATGTCCAACAATAAATTCAGGACAATCACCTAGTGCAATTGAATTAGCAAGACCTTCAGCGATAGCAGTTTTACCTACACCCGGATCACCTACCATCAATACATTTGCTTTAAATCGTTTAGCAAGAACATTAATGATTTCATCTAATTCTTTTGTTCTTCCAATTAGAGGTTCTAATTTATTTTGACGGGCAAGTTCACTTAGATTAGTAGTATATTCTTCTAAGATTTCATCTGCTTGACCTTCACTTAATTTACTGGTAAATTCAGCACCCTTGTATGTTTTTTGCCAGTGATTTACAAACTCTTGTTTATTGACACCATATTTCAATAAGAAATAATGTGCATGACTATTACCTTCACTTGCCATACTTAAGTACAAGTCAATTGTAGTAACTTGTCTACGACCGGTAAATAACACTTGTGTTACACTACGATTCATAACACGTTCTAAACTGTTTGTTTTACGTGGTTGAACTTGGTCAACTGTAACGTTACTTAGTTCAATTGCATGTAGTCCATCAAGATAGCTAGTTACTTCCTGAACCATTAAATTAACATCAGCTCCAAAACTATCCAGACATTTATTAAATGGTGTATGGGTAATTAATGCTAACAATAAATGCTCAACTGTGCAATATTGATGTTTTCTTTCTTTTGCAAAAGAAATAGCCTGTTCAATAATGTTTTCGATTTCGGGTGAATTGGTCAAAGTTTTGTTTTCCTTTTGTTTATTTACTTAGATTTAGCACGTATAATGCTATCAGTTATTTCTTTATCAATTATATCAGGTAAAATAGGTTTTATCAATATGATTTGGTCTCCGTAAATTGATGTAGATTGAATTGGCATACCTTCTTTGGCTATTTTTAAATGCATATGAGGCTGTGTTCTGGGTGGTACTGTAACCATTAATTTTTTACCAGAAAAAGTAGTGAATTCAATATCTGTTCCTACAATCAAATCTAATACCGATACAGGTTGTGTGCAGTATAAATCATTTCCTCTTCTTTCAAATTTTAAATGATTTTGAATAATAAATTCAACAATTAATATAGCCTGAGGAATAACATTCTCATAGCGTACCTGTGACCCGTGATTAACACCTTTGGGAATTTCAATAGTAATTGCATGGTTACCATGAGGTGTTTGTAATTGTAAATTTTGACTATCACCATGGTATGCTTGTTCTAATGTAATATTAACCTGTGTCCTAAATGCATGTGGAGTGTTTGGACGTCTAGCATTATGTTGTTGAAACATTTGGCCAAACAAATCGTTTATATCATTATTGAAGTTAAAATTAAATCCACCTCCGCCCCCACCCGGAAATCCGAATGGATTACCTTGCGGCATTGGGTTATCATATTGTTTTCGTTGATTTGGGTCACTAAGAATGCGATATGCTTCTTCTATCTTTTGAAATGTAGCAGTATCACCACCTTTATCAGGGTGATGTTTACCTGCTAGTTTTCTATATGCTTTTTTTATATCGTCTGGTGTAGATTTTTTACCTACACCTAGAATTGAGTAATAGTCTGTCATAATATCAAGTATAACACAGTTAGTGTGTTAAGTCAATATTTATTATGATTTGCCTTCAATTTTTTCTTTTGTTCGCCCATATGCGGCTATACCAAGAACAGCACCCATAGCTATGTGATAAAGACCAGCACCTTGCAATGTTAATGGTTGCCATTGCATAGTGACACTACCCTTACTCATTGCTTGTAATAAACTCCATAGTATGGGGAATACAACAAAGTCCATTGTACAAGTTAACATATAGATCCAACCCATAACTGGACGCCATTTTTTGTTGATCCAATCTGTATTATCATTAGCTACTAATACATCTGCACCACTGGCGGCATTTGTTGGAGCGGCTCCTGTGAGTACTGGTTGATTGCTGTTTGATTGATTAATGTTTTGTGTGCTTCCGAATCCTGAACTTGACTGTTGATTGAAGCCTGGACTTGAAAACGATCCTGATGAACCAAACGAACCACCACCGAAGCCTCCTGTCGAAGGTGAGCCAAATGCTGAACTCCCGCCAAATGATGTGTTTGAACCATAACTACTACCTTGAGGAAATTGTTGAATTGACGGATCAGATGCTAGCATCTCATGGTGCTCATCATCTAACGCCATTGGTTGTTCAAAATTAGTTTTCTTAGGTAATATAGTTTCCATTACAATCCTGCCATTGATTTGAATGCTCTTAAATCAGCATCTTGTTTACCGGAATGTATTGGTTTAACATCTAGTCCTGCTCTATGGCGCATCTCATTTAAATCTTCTTCACGTTCTTCTTCAACACGATAATTATGCGGTGATAAAACTAGTACTTGTTTTAGTACTTCTTCACTTGGTTCGTATTCTTCGTCATCTACCATGATAGTCCAATCAGTTAATTTCATGTCAGTTAGTGTTTTTAAATCTTCTAACAATTCAATGATACGTGCCGGAACACTACTTCTACGATTCATTTCAACAAATACAAGATATCTACCGGGTGACACTTCACCTTCACTAACTTGTGCATCTAATACAAAATCATATCCACGTTCAAACCAATCACACAAATCATCGCCGGCTTGTTTGTTTTTAATAGTAAATGCCAATGTAACAATCTCACTATCTTTACCCATATGTGCGGCATATTCATCTATCGTAACTTCAGGTAACATTTGACCTTCTAAGTCGTGATAGTCTAACCCTTCATTGATTATAACTTTACTCATATTATATTGTTCCCATTGGAGGAGGTGCATTGGCGTCCATTGGCATATTGCCTGTCATACCGGGCATCTGTTGTTGGTCTTGTCCACCATCTTCACTACCATCACTATCTTCTTCGTCTAAATCGTCCTCATATGAATTATCTAACTCATTCAAATCAATATTTTGACCAGCTAAATCAATACTACCTTCACGGATATCATCCATGATTTCTTTAGGCATTTCTATGTAGACTAGCCATACTTGTTTTTTCTGCATTTTTGGATAACGTGTCCCGGGCACATAATCATCAGGATTTTCTACTTCAACCGGAACTTCAATCTTAGTTTTTTTCCATTGTATTTTGCAACCTAATTTAACTAAACGTTTAGCCCCACTTGGGTCAGGCATTAGTTTATATGGCCACATGAACATACATCCCACTGAGTAGCGTTTAACTACCGGGCCTTGAACTAACTCACCTAGCTGCCAGTTTCTGAAGGCATATATATCAGCTTCATCTAAAACACGTTCAAAATCTAATAATACGGACATAGAACCATTGCTGGTATATATCCCTTTTATGGTGCTAATAATGCTGACATAATCAACATCATCAAAAAAATCGTCGGCGACAGGTAAAGTACTCATATATGTATTTATCTTATTACAATATTATAGATAGATTTCAAAAGTTTGGGAATAGCCTAATATTTATCATTGGAACTTGTGTTAAAAGTATGCTACTATGTACGTAAACATTGACCTTAAATAATATTGAGTGTTATGAGAACTCACGCTCTACAAAGGAGAATCAACTTGAGCAAAAGAAAAACTAGCGCATTAAAGACTACAGACACACGTTTTTTACACAACAAAAAAGAAGGTAAAACATTTTATATAAATGAATCAAAGACGATAGATTTCACACAGGCAACTCAGAAACCAAGAGTACGTAAACCCGTAGAACTCATCCCAAAATCCATAAATCAAGAAAAATACATATTAGCATTACTTGATGATAAGACAGATATAGTCGTGGTTTCGGGACCTGCAGGGACAGGGAAAACGTATCTTGCCATGCAAGCCGCTATCAAAGCAATGCGAAACGGTGACTGTGACAGGATTATCTTAACTAGACCTGCTGTAGGTGTTGATGATGAAAAACATGGTTTCTTACCGGGCGATATCAATCAAAAGATGGAACCTTGGACTAGACCATTATTAGATGTGTTACGTGAGTATTATTCAACTAAAGAAATTGCCGATATGCTAGAAGAACAAATAGTGGAGATAGCTCCGTTAGCGTTCTGTAGAGGTCGCAACTTTAAAAACAGTTGGGTTGTACTTGATGAGGCTCAAAACGCAACCCCAAGCCAGTTAAAAATGATTATGACACGTATCGGGATCGGTAGTAAGATTGTCATCACTGGTGATGTAGAACAAACAGATAGACGCACGCCTGAGAATGGGCTCCTAGACCTTTTAACAAAGCTAGATGGTGGAAAGGGGGTGATTCCAGGCTTAGCGTCTTGCAAGTTCGATATGCGTGACATACAACGTCACAAAATTATCGAACACATCCTAAAGATGTACGCATAAAAATGGGGCTTAGGCCCCATTTTGTTTGGCAGTAATTCCTGCTTCTTTTTCTAACTGTTCAATAAGATTGGTATATATTTTCTTATAGTATTCATTCATCTTATCAAAATCAGTATCAACTATCTTACCTTCAATTACGCACTTTTCTACTTTTTTCTTTGCGTAATCAATAATAACATTGCAGGTTTGTAAGTCTGCTTTTTTAATATTTTTACTTACAGCAACAGACTCATCAATCTGCCCGCCCGGTCTTCTCATAAATGTAATGAGTAAATATCTCATGCCGTCAATTCCGCCAGTGTTGCTGCCAGTGAAATTTCAGGAATCCCTACTAATGGCAGATTTGCTAAACCATTGCGAATTATAATGATACTTGCGTCTTTCTTCTCTGATGAGTTACCCCACAAGTCTAAGTTATCATACATCCATTTGTAAGTATCTTCGACACGTGTAGGGTACATAGCAATGTATTGCATTAGTTGTTGTCTTGCTTCCATAATCTTACCTGCTTTAAACAACTGCGTTGCTTCTAACAATAGCTCATGTTCACTACTACCCTGTGCTTGTGGCTTCATCAACTTGTTACCACTACTATTAACCTGTAATTGATTTAAACATTTACGCAAATCTGGGTATGTTGCACGAACATAACTATCTAAATCATCTAAATCAAATTCAACATTCTCAGTAACCAATACTGTAGCGGCTCTTGCGGTGAACTCAGTTTGATCGGTCTTTGCAATGTGAAATTCATGGCATCGTGATTTTAATGCAGGGATAATTTTATGTTGATAGTTGCATGTGAGAATATATCTTACAGTATCAGCATATGCTTCCATATCGTTACGCAATGCCGCTTGTGAAGCTTGTGTTAAGTAATCAGCTTCGTCTAGTAGAACAACCTTGAATTTACCAAACGGCATCGTTTGAACAAAACCATTAATCTTATCACGCATATTATCAACACCGTTTTCTCTACTAGCATTGATTTCCAATACGTCATAATCTTCTACTCCAAGTTCGTGTATCAACACTTTTGCAAGAGTTGTCTTACCAGTACCCGGATCACCACTCAATAGTAAATGCGGTATAGTACCTTCACTTACCCAACCTTCAACTTGTTTCTTTTGTCGTTCATTAACAAACACATAATCTTGTACTGTGTTCGGACGATACTTCTCAACCCAAAGTTTGTTCTTCATTTTCTTAACATTTCTAGTGTGATAACGTGTGCGATGCCCTGACCCAAATCTTGCTCAGAGGGGATGATATGTAATGTGTTATCATGTCTATCAGTTTTTTCATTGTAACTTGAATATTCTAGCACATAACCACCATTAGCCATATGTATTGTGAAATTCATACCTCTGCTATCAAGCTGTGACCCTCTAGTGATAGCAAGAGGACCTCTTCTATGAGGTTTTGATTCTACTACCTCATTGTCTTGTGGGAATATAAAGTTGTGTAATTTTTGTCTAAACCAGTTTATCATTTAAAATACCTTGTCGCCCATGGTCTCATCCGTCATTGGTTCGTCACTGACCATAAGTATGTCGTTAGGATCAATCTTACGAATAACTCTTTCACCAGTGCCGTCATCTATTTTAATCCCTCTAGTCCAACGACCGTGACTAATTAGGATATACTGCCCAGCTTTCACGTCCAGTTGTGTTGGACCTACAGCATATACTTGTCCCCAACGTGGGCGAATACCAGCAGACTTCATATCATCATTAGGTAGTAAGATACCACCATTTGTAATACGTACATCAAACTTCATGTCACTAACAATGATAGTGTCACCTATCGCAGTTAATGATTTGATTTTGTGCGGTGCAAATGCTAATTTTGTTTCCATATTATTTCTTTGATTCTTTGGCTTTAATTTTTTCTACTTCAATATCATCCTCAATTGATTCTTCTAACTCTAATTCTGCTACAGTTAGTTCCTCAACTTTTGGTTGAACTGCTTCTACTTTATGCGGGATTGGTTTAGTTGTAACAGGTCTTTTAACCTGTGCTGATTTATTACCTACAGTTTTTCCATAAGCTTCATTTACTTTATCAGTAACCGGTCTAATTACTCGACCACTAGAATCAATTGTGTCGCCTCTAGCATTAACGCTCATATTACCAACTGCCCTAGTATGCTCGTTTCTTGCAGCCAGTGCTCCCATATCTACTGATTTTCCCATTGCGGATTTATAATTTTTCATTTTGGTCTCCTTATTTTAAAAACTCATCTATTGACAAATCATAGTACAAACTATTTATACGATGTATCTCAAGTAAAAACAATACAAAACTTGCTACACTACTACCTCGACCTACACCCCAAACAATATTATGTTTACGCATAGTGTCAACCAAATACTTAAGATACTTTAATAGAATAAACATATCACGGTCTTGGAACTTAATTAACTCTTCACCTGCTCTTTGTAATTCTGCTTCAGTAGTACACTTGTCTAGTACATACTTAGCAATGTCCATATTTAAATATTCAGGTGGCAAGTGCCAAGATGATTGATTAGTGTTATCAAATTCCTCTACTGATACTTTTGGGTCAACATACTCAATAAGTTTGGGTATATTTTCCAATTGCAATACATCATTAAAGTTAATAGCTTTCTCTACAAAAGCATATTTTATTGTACGTAACGGGTCTTGTAGATATAACAAACACAAGTCTGACTCAGTAAAAATAGATTGACCGTAAATATCTGATTTCATGTACCTATTGTAACACAAAACAGATATGAAAACAATATATTTGGATACTTATTTTACCGTATCTAATGTAAAAATAATTTCAGTTGCTTCGGGTTTACATAAGTGTTTCCAACCCAAATCTAATTCAGCCCATTCATTGTCTTTATGTAATTTGACAATCTTATCTTTTTTGTTTGTTTTTTTGTTATTTGAAATGTTTGAACCACTATCATTCCACCAACTAGTTTTGTCATTATATGGTTCAAAATCATCTTCAATGTCTACTAAATATTCAACATCATCACTTAATTGAGATTTAAATGACATATGTGTAATGTTAAATTTACCTTCAGTAATAGCATTCATTTTTAGTAATAATGGAATTGCTAATGCTTGGTCATATGGTTCAACTGGAAGCACACATACCTTCATTCCCAAATTAGTAAAAGTATCTATAACTTTTTTCTCAGTAGATTGAATAAAAACTGAATTGGTAATACATTCATCAACAAAGTATTTCATTCTTTCAAGTGCAATAGTTTGTTCATATGGTTCTTCAGTTAGTATATCAACAAACATTGTAAAGGAATACATTCCAATTTGATACTCATCATGTAACCATATTCCAGCGATGAAATTAAATTCTCGTTTAATTCTAGCGGTCATTTTTTACCCTCTTTTTCTACACTGATAGATGATTGAATGTTTTGTTTTTTCATTATAGCATCCATTTTGATGCCATATTCTTTTTTATAACTATCTAAGACCATGCAAAGCTGATGAATCATGGGTCCATTTTGCATTGAGTATGCAAAGTTAAGTTTTTTAGTTAAATCCGAAATAGACGTTTGAAGGTCTTCAAGCGACTTATCAGACAGTGATGTAATGAACGGATGTTCCATTCAAATATTTATCTAGTAATAACGTGTTGAAATTTTTATGCGTATGTAGAATTAAGGGTATACCAAATTCCACCTACGTTAGAGGCTGCGCTAGTAGAACAGAAATATTCTACTGCCGCTGAGTTACCCAGTGTTACTGATACGTTACTTGTTCCACCATTAATGTTAGCACCTGTATTTGGATATACACGTAAGGTATTTGCTGTATTGTTTCGTATGATTATACGATATCCAGCTACAGCAACAGGTAATTTTACACCAGAGTTAACAGGAACAGTAGTTACTATATTAATATTATTTGTTAATAATGTAGCATTTGCTTGTACTGTGCCGGCAGCAATGACACTATCATTAGAACTTACTGCTAAGAATCCACCAACAGTTAAATTACCACTGATAGTTTGGTCAGCACTAGATGCGCCAGCTAATGCAATACTTTTCCATATAGCATTCCCGTTGTAGCTAGTTCCTACCATGTTGCCCGTACCTGCATTAATTGCAAATGTTGAACCGGCTGTACCATCAAATCCAGTTGCTGAAATTGTTATATTAGAACTATCTGGAATTGATTTAATATAATAAACAGTATTAGCAACAATATTTCCCCAAGTGTTGCCAGTAAATATAATAGGTGCATTTTGTACTAAACTTGTATTAGAACCACAATTTATTAAATTACCTGCGTAAGTTGCAGTAATAGATTTAACCACTGTGGTTGAACTAAATGACCCCGTACATACATATACATAATTAGCATTTACTGCTATGTCACCGGCAACATCACCTTGAAAGCCAGTTGGGGCAGGTGTACGTTGTTGTACTTGTGTAGAAATTCTAGGTCTATTATATGGTTCAATTGTAATATTGTTACCGCAATCTGTTGTACTCAATCTATATTCTAGTTGATTAACACCATACGGTATAGTAACTGTGGGTACGTTAGCTACATTAGCAAAGTTTTCCAATGTTTCTACACCATAAGTACCTGTCATTGATACTTGTGATGGGAATGAAATAACCGATTGACTATTTGAAATATTGAGTATTAGTTGTACATTACTTTGTGTGCCGCTTGGCGCCCATCCTGCAAATTGAAGTGTTGTGTTGCCAGAAATACTACCATATTGTACATCACCTAAACTAGCATTGATAACAACGGTATTAGAGATGTTATTGCCTAAATTATATGTACTAGCACGGAAACTACGGGTTAGTGCATTGCTAATCAATGTGTTAGCCATGTTATTGTTTACAACTGTATTTGCTAATGCGGATTTAACCACGACATTATTTTGCAAATCTGTAATTTCAGTACTAGCTGTATTAAGATTAGTTCTTATTGTGGCAAAGTTATCTCTGAACCCTTGGCTGTTATTATTAACTCCGGGTACAGGATAATTTACATTTATTCCATTTGTGTTTATTTGACTCATATTAGTTTTCCGTCTAGTATTTAGTATTGAGTTTTATTCGGCAAAATAGTTTTTCTCGGGAATAAAACGTAAAAATCTTCGCTATTTAATGGGTCAGGCGTAGGGGTCGCACTCGGCAAATCATCCCAACTTGGTGGTATTGTTGCGTTATTATAGTTGTAAGTAGCACTCTTATCCACACTAAATCTATCAATTTGGAAATTAATTAAATTTAGTGTGTAATCCCAATTATTTTCTATATTAGTTTTGATGATATCAGCAAATCCTGGTTTAGTGTAACATATAACCCAAGCTTGAGTATATCCCAAAGTACTACCATTACTTTGTTGACTAGTCATCCATAATGGTAACAGTGTACTATTAAATACTTGTCCTACAACTTGTCCTACACGATTACGCATATTGTACAAGCTATTTGGATATAACCTTCTTGCATATCCCGGTGTTCTGCTTGTGTAATAGCCTGGTGGCAAGTCTTTATTATAACTTGTGTATATATCGGTTATGCTTGTGTACCATGGACCTAATCCTAAGTCAATTGGTCTTGGCCAATATATTTGTTGTTGAATACTTACACCTGATGGATTAACTAAATTGTCAATGACCTCACTGTATACAACTTCATAAATTATGTCACCTGCACTATTTTTTGCTACAGCAGTTTTAAGTTCACCTAAAGTAATATTTCTCCAATAGTGATTTTGTGTGACAGCTACTAAATATTCTTGTATATCACTGGCATATATTCCATATGCATGTTCATATATAACACTTGTTGCCTTGCCAAAGTATTGGTCATTTTCTCTGTATAAACTTTCAGGTGGTATTAATGAATCATTATTTAATAATGATGCTAGTATCTGTCTATCATTAATAGAGGGTGTTGCTTGAATATATAATGTATCAGTTGGTTGACTGAATTCTTGTAAAACAGTTATTGTGAATGACTTACTTGATTCCACAGCTGGGTATTCAGTTGAATAGGCTTGCACAGTGAAAGAGAATGCAGTTGTTGCACCTTGTTCTAGTAATTCATTTGTAGGTTGATCGGCCACTCTACCTGTAATTTGTCCATTACTAGAAAGAGTTAGGTTAGGTGGTAGTACTGTATCATTTATTAATCTATAACTTAAAACAACGTCACTTGTTGCTTTAACAAACAATGTACTAATAGTTCCGTTAAATATTTGACCTAAGTCAGTGTTACTATCCCATACAACATTACCAGTAATACCTTTTCGTAAATTATAAGTAAAGTTGAAGAAGGGACTTATATATGAGGGGCTATTTGATTTATAAACACCTACGCTAAAGTTATAGCTACTTACACCATTACTTGCCAATGCAGGTGTACCTGTAATCCATCCAGTTTGAGTATCCCCGGTCAATTCACTGGGCAAACCAGAGAATGCATAAGTTATAGGATTACCATCAAAGTCATATCCTATAATTTTAAATGCAAAGTATTCACCACTTTGAAAGTTTCCCATAAATGCTGATTGTGACGGGGCCACTGGTGGTAAAATATAATAACCATAGTACGGATCAGTATTGCTTAAATTGTATGTTAATGGTCTGGTATTTAATATTGTTGGTACTCTAGTATTAGGTGGTTTTCCAGGACCACCTTGAGTAGTAGGGGTGTTTTGATTAACAACAGTTATTGTATAGGAACCTGTATCACCACCCAACGGGCTAGTAAGTTCAAGTATAAAACTATAAGTTCTTATTGTTGGTGTACCTGTAGATACTGCAGGTAATGTAACAACCATAGCACCAGAACCCTCAGTTAATAATAATTGAGATCCGTTTTGTGTTACACTAATCGAAAAGGTAGTTGATGATGGTATTGATTTGATATAATATTGTTGACCACTATTTAAATCACCAAATATTGTTCCAGAAAATACAACAGGTCTTCCTACATAAAAACCAATTGTTGAAGTAACTGTAATTAAATTAGTTGAGCTAGATGTCTCTGATGAGTTTGTTATGACTGACGGAGTAGTTATTGTTACTACTGGTGGTCTAGGATAGCCACGTATATTACCTAATAAATCAATCTCTAAACCAGGTGGCAATGCACCCTCTTTAACTTGTACAATTACAGGATTACTTGTACTTGGATTAGTGTAGGTAACTGGTAAACTAATCCATAAGCTATCTTGTGTGTTTAATAAGCTACCGTTTGGAGTAGTGAATTGTGGAATTGCTGAACCGGATATATTTATTGAAAAAGTTCTATCTCTAATATTTCCTAAATTATCTGTAACCCTAACAGTGAATGCACTTACTGTATTTCTCGTAACTAGTGTTGGTGTACCTGATATTAACCCCATAGTAGATAAACTTAAACCATCAGGCAATGAACCACTTATTACTTGATAAGTTATTGATGTTGCAGGACTTACTGGGTCCGCAGACAATTCAAAGGCCATTATTAATAATGCCGGATAACTACCTATAAGTCCTGCGCTTGTGTTCCAAACTGGTTGTGCCATGTTATGCGCCTAAATATTCTAATGCAATATGATAGTGATGTTCTCTATCAGCTAATCCAATAGTACCGCCATTGATACGTTTTGTTAATGTTACAAAATCATCTCTATCACAATATTGATTTAGTTTGTTGTTATCCCAGAACCAACCAGCGCTGGCAACAGCACCATTGGGTGTTTCTAAATATCTTACAGTATCTTCAATACTCATATCTAATGCTTCAGCAAACTTTGTATAGTTATCACGACCGGTCAATTGTATTAATCCGCGACCTCTAAATCTAAATCCATCGCCACTTGCTTCGTCACCGTTCTTCATACGATTAGCATATACACGATTAGCAATCATCTCTGGCTTGCGTTCATATGGTTTAGCAATATCTTCTGTAGGGAAATATTTTTTAAACGTTCCCACTAATCCTTTTGCACTGTAGTTTAAGTTTTCAATGACAGCATTAAAGCCACCGCTTTCATGTGCTACTTGTGCTAGAAAACCTGCAACACGTTTGGGATTCTCAAACATTTCGTAGTATTCTGCTACAGTGTTTAGTGGCTCAACATAACCCTCTAGTATAGAGCGTGTTGTTTTTGTACACATTGCTGTTAATAATTCTATTGTTACCATGTTTTACCTTTTTATACGTACACCGCTGTTAGAGTATACCATTGTGTTCCGGTTAATGTAATATATTGTAGTGTTCCGGCAGCTGGATGAGAATAACTAGCGTTAGTTGACAATGAGTTAATTACACCACCTGATGCTGGATATACTAACAAACTATTTGCACTAGAGTTTGTGATAGTAATAGACATACCAGCAACCCCGTTTGGCAACACAACACCTTGACCAGAAGAAACAGTTGAGACTTGATTAAACTCTTTAGTTAATATTGTACCATCACCCTGAGTAGAACCTGCGGCTAATATACCTGTACCAACCGAACGAATATGATAGTTAGTAGCAATAATATTAGCACTGGTTATATTGCCTGACGCAGATAGTGAAGTCAGTGTACCAACACTTGTTATGTTAGGTTGAGCGTTAGTATATACTGTACCTGCAACTAATGCATTGCCTACTTGACCTGAAACATTAGCACCGGCAAGACCAGTCAGTGCTTGTCCATTACCTATAATATTGCCAACATTAACATTACCCGTTGTAGTTATTGTATTACTACCATAGCTAGATAAGAAGGTTGCTACATTACTGTTAGAATACATTGTAGGTGTGGATGCAAATACGCCATTACCATATAATATATTACTTGCATTACCGTCTTTATTAATAGATGCAATGTTACCAACACCAACTACATTTGCAAGTGCTACACTATTAGCTGATGCGGCTACTGTTGCACTAGATGCAAGACCTGTAAGTGCTCCTGTAAATAATGTAGCAGACATATTACCTGCACTAATATTGCCAGTGACTGCTAAACTTGTTAGTGTACCTGTACTTGTAATGTTTGGTTGAGCCGCTGTTGTTACTGTACCTGCAGTTGCTGCCGTTATTCCGATCAATTGACTACCATTACCAAAATACACATTAGCAGTCATATTACCTAGTGTAGAAATATTAGCATTAACATTGTTTAATACAATATTAGAATCTGAATTTAAATTACCACTTAATGCTAGACTTGATAATGTACCCACTGCAGTGATGTTTGACTGTAACCCTGTTGTTAATGTACCTGCTATATATGCACCAGTTATATTACCAGTGGCAGATAGATTGCCTGTAATATCTAATTGAGGATCATTGAATTTAATATTAGCACTAGCATCTATACCATTAGCACCACTGCTTAATAAGATTGAATTAGCTGTACCAGGTATAACTTGTGTAATAACTGACACAAATGTTAAATTACCAGCTCCATCGTTTTGTAAATATCCAGCTGACCCTGTAATTTTAACATTGCCAACATTACCTAAATTACTATTACCATTTACTGATAATGAAGTTAGTGTACCTAAACTTGTAATGTTGGGCTGTGCATTAGTTGTTACAGTACCTGCTGTAGTTGCGCTAGTTGCCGCACCACTGAGTGCACCAGTGAATGTTGTTGCAGATACATTGCCTGCATTGATATTACCACTAGCATTTAGTGTACCTGCAATATTTGCACCAGTGGTTGTAACAACTAATACATTAGCAACACCTGCAACACTCGTAATTACATTACCACTAATACCAACAATATCAACGTTACTTGTACCATTTGAAATACTACCAACGGTGATATCACCTGCGCTCAATAATCCTGTGACAGAAAGATTACCTAATGTAGTGTTACCGCCGGCGCTCAATGTACCAGTAGTTGCTAAATTACCACCAGTTATTGTATCGGTAGCAGTTATTATACCTGTACCAACGTTACCAATGTTTGCATTACCTGATACTGATAAACTTGTTAATGTACCTGTACTTGTAATATTAGGTTGTGCATTAGTTGTCACAGTACCGGCTGTATTCGCACTAGATACAGTACCAGAAACATTTGCGCCTGCTATACTAAGATTAGTTAAATTGCTACCATCACCTTTAAGGTATTGTGCTTCTATAATCCCGGCATTAGCATATATGTTTCCTGCAATAATATTGCCCGATACTGATAGTGAAGCTAGTGTACCCAAACTTGTAATATTAGCTTGTGCATTTTGCGACACAGTGCCAGCCACATTAGCAACATTTGCAGTACTTGAAGTTATATTAGTTAATTGACTACCATCACCTATGAAATAATTTGCAACTACTGCATTTCCTAAACTAGCATTTAGACTAGTTAAATTACCGCCGGCTGATATATTACCTGATGTAACAAGATTAGAGATTGATAAAGTATTGGGAATTTCAACGTATAGTGTTTGACTGAAATTAGTATAAATTGCAGAATTTGTTACTGGGTTGGGAGTTGTTCCTACTCTTAGTGTTACTGAGCTAATTGAAATTGAAGCAACATTGGCTTCAACAATAACATTACCGGTAGGAGAATTTACTGTTATGCCTCGTCCTGCTGTACGATTGATGGATAATACAGCGGCATTTGCAGTTGAAGAATAAACTTCATCAAAATTCTCTTGTACTTTTTGAAAAGCTGTTCGTATAGCATCTGCTGACGGATCATCAGGAAACGTTCCGAAATCTATATTTTGTTGGCTCATATCTATTTTACCTTATTTAGTATTTATCGTTATTAATAAAACGGGTGCCCAAAAAAATACCCGACTAGTGCCGGGTATTTTATAGTAATGTATATTACTTAATGCCTGCTAGCTTTTTCCAAGCCGCTACGCTATTGCTAGATTCGTTGATATCTGTAGTACCCTTTGATACTGTACGATTTAATTGACTTGCTACAACAGGGATAGTTGTTTGACCAGTTGATTTACGTTTGTTTAAACCACCACTGATAACATTCATCATAAAGTCAATGTCAGTTTCGAAGGATGTATCTGTACCGTTTTTACCAGCATCATTGGCCCATTCGTCTATCTTCTTCTTGTCTTTCTTGTCATCATACTCAATGTCTTTTTTGACTTTCTTGCCAGCTTCTTCTGCTTTGTCGTCATCTTTACCTTTATGGTCTTCATCATATTCGATATCTTTGGCGACTTTCTTAGCGGCTTTTTCAGCTTTGTCATCTTTCTCACTAGTAGATTCTTCTGACAACATTGCTAATTTTTTGTAAAGATTAAAGAAACTTGATTCTGACATTGTTTCGCATTTGCAAGGTTTGCAATCACATTTCTTACAAGTGCCTTCCTCTAATTCTTCTTTACCGGCTTCTTCACCAGTTTCATCTTCAGCTTCATTCATTGATGCTTTCATTTCTTCTTCTGCATCACCGGCTTCAATACCTGCGTTTGCTACAGGAGATGCTTCGCTACCTTCATCAATGTCATCACTTGGGTTATATGCGGCTGCGGCTGCATTTGCGGCATCAACATCAGCATCTTCTGCGTCAACTTCTGCGGCACCACTGTCTGGAGGATTATCTTCAGCCATTTGATAAGTCATTTCATCTTCTGATTCAACTTCATCAACCATTTCTGTATCTTTACTACAAGAATGTCCTGCTTCCATCATACCACCGCATGCTTCACATGTTTCTTCATCGTGTGAATGTGCATCTCCGCCACCAATGCCTGATAGTTTCTTCATCAAATTCATCATACCATCATGGTCATCAACTACTTCAATTGCGGCACCACCTGCGCCAATTTCAGCTGGTTCACCACCATTATCTACTGTCATTGGCTCTGCGTGTGACATTCCAGAACTATCATCTCCACCAAATAGTCCTAGACCTGCTGATTTGATAACACTTAATAGTTGGTCAGCTTCACCGTCCTGTGCTGAAACACTTACTGAATCAGGACTACCTTGTTGACCTTTGCTAATAGATACAGTCATACCTTCAGTAACTTCACTATCTTCTAGTAAAGCATTCAATTGCTTTTCTAATGCTTCAAAAGCGAATGCATCATTCTTTACAAACTCTTTACCACCAAGACTGAATTTACTTCCTTTTGGTGTGTTCTTTGCGGCCCAGCTGAATGGACTTTCTTCAATATCTGCTTCACCTAGTTGACCTTCTTCAGCACCGTAGCCAGCCATTGTGCCTACTACATCAGCACCGGATTCTGTTTCACCAACATAACCTTGAATTGGTACTTGACCGTAACACTCATCTAGGCCTTCTTTGTAACCTTCATGGTAGCAACGTCCTTCTTCTAAGTCATCGTAGTTCTTGCCACAGTGTGCGTGACCACGTAGACCGTGTGCTTTACCTTCTGCACGTGCGGCTTGTAATCTTTGATCCATACCTTCTTTAACTTTCTTTTTCTTCAAATCGTTCTTACCCTTACCATCTTCTGCGTAGTCAGGGATACCATTCTTGTTAGCATCTGGCTTTTTAGCTTTCTTAGCTTCTAATGTTAATGGGCTTGCCAATGCATCACGTGGAGGCTGATCTGCTTCTTTGATTTTCTTCATCTGTGCACCTGCAATTTTTGTTGCGGCTTCTTTACCATACTTAGGTGTTAGCTTACGCACTAATGCGTCAAAACCTGTAGTAGCATTGTTGTGCTTGCCAATGTCGCCCTCTTTCATTTCTTCATCACCACCAAGCTTAAGCGTACCTTTTTCGGAGGCGGCTTTAATTGTGTTAGCAGTTGCCGCATCAGCAGTGCCCATTGGCTTACCATCTGCGCCAATAATTTGACTTGCACCTGGCATTGGCTTAACAGTAATACCCATTTCATTCAATGGTGCGTACATTTGCTCAAGATATTCTTTGATACTATGCTTTTTAGTTTTCTTTTTGTCGTGTTTAGGTAATTTAACATCTTTACCTTTAGTTACGCCAAACGCACTAAAGTCATACTTCTTATCTTCACCTGATGTAGATGTAGCTTTCTTAGGACGGCCCTTGCCTTTTTTCTCGGCAGTTTTGTCTTTGATTTTATTGCCATCTTCATCTTCATCGTCTTTACGACCGTAACCACCTGGCTCAGCAGTGTGCTTTAAGCCAGTTTTAGTTTTCTCTGTTGCTTCGTTCAACTGGTCTAGTTGTGATAATAAACTTTTGAAATTCATTTTATATTCCTTTTATTTAGATGCTCTTGCACCAGTTGCTGGCAACGGTGGACGTTTTATTGTACTCATTGGGCTTTTCTCACCCATCTGTTTGTCATCCAAGTATGGCTTGAATGGATCGAATGCGTCAGGTGTTTTTGTTCCTGCATAAGGAATATCAATCTCTGAATCCTTCATTTGGTCTTTAATACTCTTTAAGTATGAATCACCATAATTTTTACTAGCTTCTTTAGCGCCAGGCTGTTCTTCTAATTCAGTATGTAATAACAATGGATTATGACTCATTTCATTGGCATAACCTACTTGTTCATTATCAATGCTGTCATTAAAATCAGTTCCAACAACACGAACCATATCAACTTGATAACCCAATAGTTGTGCAATCTGTTGAATCATTGGCTCTGTCGCTGGATAGCGAAAATCTGCTTTGATAATAGTGATAGACTGATTACTCAAGTTAGGAAATCCATATGGATTCTTTTGAATAGGAGTCTTTACTGGATCACTAATTCTGATAGGATCGAATTTATTAAGATTGTACTTAAACAAATCTATAAAATTCTTATCCACATCGCCAGCAATTTTGATAGTGTAATTGTATGTATGTACACTTTCTGTTATATAATGTTTGAGGCTTTTCATTTCTTATTCCTGTATTCTGTATTTATCATTTATTATCTGTTTTTGATGCCGACAACATCTTCAGCAATGCATTACGGTCTAAACTTTTTCCTTCACCTAATGGGGTAGCATTTATTTCTTCTTCTTTACCCGCAGTTTTTTGGTCTAGTTGTGCTTTTTTAAGCTGTAAATCAAGCATTTTAAGCTTCTTGTTGATTTTGGCTGTCTTTGACGTAATTGCGTGACCTAAAAAACTACTGGCACTGTTAAAGATTTCACTAGCAAAACGACTATCAACTTGCATACCTAAGTCCATTAAATCTTTATAGCTATCGGTTGCTAATCTAGCAAGCTCGTCCATTTCAGTATCGCTTGCTTCTAGTCCTCTAACTTGAGGCAATGCGGCTTCAATTTTATCTAATGCTTCTGCTGTATCAGTTGTGATTTCTTCCATAGTTTCAGGCAAGGAAATAGTAATACCCCTATCATTATTTTCTGGAAGCTCAAATAAATCTTCTAATTTTTTGGTCATACAGTATTTATTTACCTTCCCTTACCCTGATGAAAAAGGTCATCTTCTGTTATAACTCTAAAGGTGTAACCATGTTGTTTACAGAAAGCCATAGCTGACTGCCATTTAGCGTGATTGATTGCTACAACCATACGGTCTTTGGCACTTGCAACTTTGCTTTCAATTAAGCTTTGTTTCTTGGGTTTAATTTCTACTACTTCAGCTATTTGTTTGCCGTACTTGTTTTGATAAACTACAAAGAAGTCAGGTATATATATGGTTGGCTTACCTGTAAATGGATGACGATACGGTACACTAAATGATTCACTAGCCCAATATAATACACTTTTATTACTATCACAGAATGTCATAAATGTAAGTTCCCAACCACTGCGATATCTAGGTGCATGTTTACCTATATATTTTTTTGGGTTCTTGGGTGTGAATAAACCCTGTGCATACTTAGCCATTACAGAACTATATTTCTAGCAACAGGTTGATTAGGTTGTGGAATTGTACCTATACCGTACAATGATGTTTTACTTTTAAAAGTGTTAAGATAGTATGTAATAACAGTATTCATTTCTAGTTTGTTATTAAGACCTTTGATATAGTTTAATAATTCCAATACTGATATTTGAGTTTGTTGTGAGATTCTAAATAAGTTTGCTGTAAAATTGTTAGCTATTTGTTTAGTATCACATACTGATACAAAATACCCATGAACAATGTCATACTCATCACCGTTGACTACTAAGTCAAATGAGTAAAAGTCATCAAATATTCTTACTGTCGAATCAAGTTGAGTTCGTGCGTCAAGTATTCTAGCCATGTATAAATCTCCTAAAAGTATTTATACATTTAACCTTGCTTGCCAGCAGATGTTGGACCAATCTGCTGTGGTGATGATAGTGCACCGATTGTTGGTGCACCTGCACTAGCTTTACCTGCAGGAGTAACACCGTAGCCTGGATAGTAAGTAGTACCTCTAACACTACCAGGTAATGCCTGTTGAGTCGCTTGTGTAAGTATTCCAGTAATATCTGACTTTGCAACTTGTTTTAAGTTTGTATTTTTAAATGTGTTATATGCAGTACCGGCAGTTCTGGCTGCACTTAGGAATCTTCCATTTGACAAATCAGATAATATACCACCTGCACTGTCTACCAAACCACCTTGACCTAAGATAGTTTGATTAGATCCAAGGCGCGCTATAGGACTTAGTGTTCTATCATAATTTGAATCTGTACCAAATCCTGGTACTGTGTTGCTTGGAGCTTTACCATCTAGTTTGCCTTCAGCATATTTTACAGTTTCATAATCAATAGTCATACTGTTTGTCATTGTGCCATTACCTGCACTATAGTCATATGTGTCGTGGCTAAATCTAGTAAGAATAGGATTAATCAATGTATATGATACAAAACTATGCTGATTAAAACCGTATACTTGTATGTTTTTGAAAAAAGGAATTTTACTATTTCCTATTGAAGAATTCAATGTAGTCTGTGATGGGGTTGATGTATCACCTATATATCCCCAATCTTCATCACCTGTTATTGAATCCTTATATAAATTTCTACTATTATAATCTGAGGCTAAGTTTAGAGGTTCACTACTAGGTAACTGCGGGCCTACAGGACCTGTTGTAGTGAGAACAGGTTTATTTGCATCTTTGTAATAATATGTGTAGTAATTATACCACATGTTACGTATGCTATTTCCGTTATCATCATGGAATGTAATATCTATTGGATCATATTTTATTTTTGTTTGAACAATACGTTTACGATTATATTGATTCATTATATGTGTATCAAAACTATATGAAGGTAGTTTAACTGTTTTTACTGTTAGACCAAAGTTTGTTCCAGTGGACAATCCAACTGCATAAACAGCTGGATTTATTTCAAAATATACATGGAATAGAAACTTAAGCTTAGGTGCATATTGATATGCATTAGGTCTAAATGTTTTTGCCGCGTGAGTGTAATCACGCAGGTATTCATTTCCAAAAAAACCTGCGGCAGTATCTTTAAGTAAATTTTGAAAGAATCCTGCCATTTATAAGGCCTTTGTAGTCAATTAACCTTGACCAGAACCAATACCGGTTACAGTTGAACCACCCAAGATTCTGCCAATGTTTGTACCAATGCCACTTGTTAACGGAGACTGGACTGCGTTATCGTAACGAATTGTCAATGCAATAGTTGCGATTTCGTTTGATCCATAATTCAATGAACCATAGTTAGCTGTTTTTAGATAACAGCCATAGCATTCCCAAGTTTCTAATACTTGAGGAACAGCAGTACCATTACCACCGTCTAATACTTCAATGTTTGTTTGAAACTTATAATCTTGACCAGTTGCGGCTGAAGCTTGTTCAACCATGTCTAATTGTTTCTGTACTTGTTGACCAACTAATTTAGAAACACTACCTTGAGCATCATCTCTAACATTAATTGTCAATTCATTCCAACTATGTTTACCTGCCAAATACAATGTTGAGTTGTAAATAGGTATAGTAATTTCTTCAAAACTGATTTGTGGTCTGTTAAGGTCTATTACTTGTTTAGTCAACTCAATAGTTGCTCCAGTACCGAAACTCAAAAAGTTAACTCTGAAACGGTATTGTAATTTGGGCATCAACAAGCCCTGGTTTCCACCAGCGTTGTCTGACGCTACTGTCATGTTGAACAATGATTGTGAGGCTGTTGCCATTTTTTAATCTCCTGTATACTTATTTATCTTTAACATTGAATACCCCTTTCAGGGTATTCATTATGCTGTTGCTTGTATCTCACCTGTGTTTAGAACACGTACCGGGATGTAAATGAATTCAGCCGCTTTTACTGGCTCAATTGCAACGTCAACCCATAATTCGTTTCTATCAATTCTTGCTGGTGTGTTGTTTTGGTCATCACATTGTACAAGATAATCATAGATACCACGTTTAGCTACCAAATCAACCATCAATGTTTGAACAACACCCGCAATTTGATTACGTGTTAATGCATCATTTGGCTCAAATACAAACGGTCTTGCTGCCAATGTTAATTGACGGCGTATGTAATTGACTAATCGTGCAACGTTTGTTCTATCTAATGCACTTTGACTATTATAGCTATTCTTGTTACCATAATTCAATAATCCTATACCAGTAAAGAATACTAGAGGATTGATGAAGTTAATATATAACACATCACGAATACCCAAACGTGTCTTGATCGCTACAAACTCACCGGTAGTACGATCCAAGTAACCAATGTTCAATGCATTGTCAATGTTACCTCTACGTGTACCAGCTGCCGCTAACCAAGGATAAGCAATGTTATCATTACGTAAGAATGTTCGTAACATCATATGACTTGCTGGAACAACAACTTCATTACCATTCAAATCATTTGTAATTCCACTTGGATAGAATAGACCTAAATATGTATTACGTGTAACTAATCCTGCTTCACCTGTAGATACAGCACCTGCATCGTTGTTAGCCCAGGCTTGAATTTCAGTCGCACCATCAACTAACCCTAATGGTGTATCACCGATAATATAACCTGTCTCACCACGATCAGCATTCAATACAACCATGTTAGGTTGTAGTTCTGGATAGTTAGGTGTAGCTAATAAATTGAAGTAATTATCTTCATCTCGTATATCCGTGTTCGTATCAATTGCTGAACGCAATGATTGAACAACCATAGCACGTTGTGCTTGACGACCCATATATGGACTACCGTCTGCTTTATTTCCACTAACTGTTACCCATGCATCTGTTTGTGTAGGCAATGTTTCGTCTGGGAAACTTGCGTTATTAAAATAGTTTACACGGAATTGTTTAACGTTATAACCTGAACGTCTTGTGTTAAACAACAGCATACCTTGTTGATATAGTGCTGGATTAGGAGCATCTAAATCTAAGTAGTTGCTTGTTAACAAACTTTTGATTGTTGGTATAGGATCATCAACTGGACTTGTTGTACCATTTGTTGCCCAACGTGCATCTAAGAATGTAACACCTGTTGAACTTACTTGGTCTGTATTATTAATCAAAATCCATTGAGCTACACCACCAACCAATTCCCAACGACTGATTACTGGATATACTTCTAAATTACTTGTATCAATCCATAAATCACCGTAACTTAGTGCATCGCCTGTACTTTGTGTAGTTGGCTTTGATGCAGATATAATCGGACCATTGATATCAGTTGTGTTTGATCCAGATGATGCTGGTGCACCAGTTGTATCATAACTAGTATTTCTATAACCAATCCAAGCACCACCTTTTTGTACCATTATATCAACTTGGTCAACTACACTGTAGAACCAATTTGTATTATTTGCCGGTGCAACTGCAGGGGCACTATCATTACTGGTATAATAGAAATCAATCCAATTACTTAGTTGGGTTCTAAATCCAATAGCAGGTAAACCACTCTCATAAGTAACTGCGGTAACTGGGCCAGTTGCTCCTCCACCTGAAATAGTAGCAACAATCACAGTTAAATCATTAACACTAGCTACTCCACCTAAACTTGAACCAGAAACAGTAATTGTATCACCTATAGCATATCCGCTACCTCCGCTAGTTACACCATCACCATTTAAGAAATATGTACCAGGAACAGCTTTAACAGTTAATGTAGCGCCAGATCCAGATCCAGATGTAGAATTTTGCGGGGCTGTTGAGAATATAGCAAAACTATTAGGACCATACTTAACATTAGGCTGTGCATTTATTACAAAACCGGCCTCAACTATAGCTCCATTTGATACACCAATACCGTCGAATGAACTATTTACAGTGTCATCTAATATAATTTCACCACCCTCAGTATGTTCTAATTGAATAGATCCTTCAGTTGTTACTGATGCCATTGTATAAGGAATTCCGGCTGCTGCCCAAGCTGTTACAAAATCAGTAGCATCACTATTGTCAGGAATAGTCACATTATAAGCAACACTTAAAGTAGTACTTCCGGGCACACTCACATAAACATTCATATAATATGGCCCAGCATTAAACATTGGTTCTGTATTATCACCTACCACAATAGTAGCACCAATTGCGGCACGCTCCCAAATGTACAACGGAGAACTTGGCCATGATCCATCAAATCCATATTGTGCATATATACTGCCTGCGGGTATTGCTTTACCTCCGGTTGCATCAAGCACGTTAGTAACAGTCCAATCGCTAGTTGCTAATGTTACTGTTTTGTTAATCCAACTTGCTGTTGCTGAATTATATCTAGACATAGAAGGTTGTAAACCATTACCAGCGGAACCTACTTTAATCCATACTGCTCCAGTTGGTTGTGGTTGAGATTGACTTGAAGTCCATAATGGCATTTGAGCACTAGTCCCGTATTTAATAATAGGTTGATTAAATCTACTAGCTACAATACCCAAGTCAGACAATACACCATCAGTTGATGAAAGGGTAATATAAGGTGAACTTGATGGTAAGAATTGATTTGAAAATATGCATAATTTACCATCACGTACTTCGGATGATAAAGAAGTCCAACCTAAATCATTAATTGCAGTAGCAACACCTTCAACTGTGGCATCTGCCGGAACAGTAATTGTTGCTGTATATAATCCACTCATGCTAATATTAAAAGTGTCACCGACACTTAATGAAGGGTTAGAATTTGAACCTTGAACACACGGAGTATCTAATCTCCAACCAGTTGTTCCTAACGAAACCCATTCATTTAATGTTGTTTTATAGAAATACGTTTTATTATTAAGGTCGTTTGGTGCACCATCGACAGCCATTGCATTTACTGCATAATCACCAATATGTCCTATACTATTTAATGGTATTCCATAAGCTAAATCCATAGAATCAGTAATAACTATAGGTTGCTGTAATACAAATCTACCAGTAGTTGCATTAAATTCATATATTCCCCATGTGCTTGTTGTAGTATCTAACCAATATGTTCCATTGTCTGGATTACCAACTGGACGACCTGTTTGACCAACTAGACTAGCTAGGTCAATCTCACAACGTAGTACGTAGCAACGATTTGTAACTCCTAGTAATGAATAAGCGGCTAACAAACCATATTCGTTAAGTTCATATCCTTGAATAGGTGTACCATTTGTCGTTGTATAGAAGAACGGTGTACCATATAAGTTTACTAAATCACGTTGACTTGTTACTTGATATAATTTATTTGCATTAGCGGCTGTAGTTGCTACTGCTACCCCTGTTCCAGTTGCATTTGCTTTATTTTGAGCAGTTGCTAATAGAACTATTGGGACTGAATTGGTTGGGGCTGGTAAATATTGACTTTCATCAGTAATCGTTACCTGTACGCCAGGAGAAGTTAATGCCATTTTATTTTTCCTTTATGTAAAATTATGAGGTTTACTACCTTTTTGCATACTATTATTTATCTAATATCTTTAAAAAAACATAACTACTATGCTGTTTTGTGCCTTCGAAGGTTCCTGATAAATATATCATGCTTAGACCTATATGCAAAACATGCGGAAAGAATCACTGTGCTGTGAATTATATCCGTGAGGGTATTACACACTATCGCAGTGGATGTGATGAATGTGGACGTAAGAAAAAGAAGTTAAAGCCTAGAAAGGCTAACTGGACTAAGAGTGGTTATAAGAAAAAAGCCACATGTGATTTGTGTGGCTTTAAGAGTTTGTTTCCTGCGCAAATGACAGTATATCACATTGACGGTAATTTAGAGAATATTGCTCTTACTAATTTACGAACTGTTTGCTTATGCTGTATTGAGGTTGTTAAACGCAAGGAAGTAACTTGGCGTCGAGGTGATTTACAGGTTGACCACTGAGTTGACTTGTTTATGCAGTTCATCTATTGAACCATTGTTGTCGATATAATAATCATATAACAATCCTACACTACTATACTCACTAGCATGAACACTATAGTTACCTAATTCTACCATAGCTTTTAGTCTTTGTTCGCTACCTTCAGGTTCATTGTTATAGTCTACTGCCGAACTATACCAAACTGGACGTTCACCCCTGCTTACACGCATTGTAATGCCGCCTACACTTTTAATAGAATTAACTTCATTAACAAAACGACAATCTGTAATAACAATGTTTTCATCAGTCTGGCGTAACTTATTCTCTACACTTGCTACCCAAATATCAGTATGAAAGTTATTACGACACACTTCTGTTCCCCAGTATTGTAATACCCATCTTGGAGTAATATTCATACCCAATCGTTCACTCCACCATTCATCACGTTGTTCGCGCCAAGCTCTACTGGTTTTAGTTGAACCCTCTAGATATTCTCTATTCCAACCAAAGACGGCTGCTACAGCGTCTTTTAAACTTGCCGCAAAACTAACACGCTTGAACCCGTGAAATGTGCAAAGATAGTCAGCAATCGTATCTTTCCCGCTCGAAATTAGCCCGGTTACACCAATAATTTTATTTTTCATAAACTAAGTTTATCACATACTAATAGTAAAGTCAATTAGTATTTGCCCTATTATAATCCTCAAACAATTCTTCTATTGTTTTGTGACACTTAGCACCCTTACTTGAATTTTCTATTTTTGGAATTAATCTTAGATTAGTCCAATGACCAATAACTTCTACAGAGATATTATTTTTGAATCCCTCGCTGATACTATAAATGTGGTCTAAATGTAATTGATTACTTCTTTCTAATTTATTTGGATTGATATCATAAAAATGTTCATACCAGTTTTTATTAGTAATCAATTTGACAGCGTTGTAATATTCTTCTACTAGAGTTCTATCTTTGGGATTGAGTGATTGCCATTCTTTGTTTCTATCTGAAAGTTTTTGTTTGATAGTAGGATGTTTGGATGGATTATCAACTCCGTACTTTTCCATCCAAGTTTTTCTTGCCGCCGCAAGGCTGGCTTTGTAGTCTCTATTGCGTTCATTCCATGGTTTATGATTACCTTCAATAAATCCAATTGAGAATTTTTTATTTGCTTGCATAGACTTATCGGGATCTTTTTGCCTCCAGTGATTCCCGGTAGTTGCTTTACTAACTATTTCTCCTATTGCAGTATTTTTTATAGCTACAGATGAAAATTTGCGATAGGCTTTTTCATTCCATCTTAGAGGTTTTGCAGTAATCGGGCACACCTCAATAGAATATCGTTCGTTAAGTATATGCCATACTCGTTGTTTTGGTTTAGCATTAGGTGGTAGGAACGATGTAGCCTCTAAAATGTCAGACCATAATTCAGGGTGGGTTTTACTCAAATATCTGGTTACAGATTTATTACAACTTGTATCTTCAGCAATAATGGTTGCAAGTATGTTTCTCATACTTGTATTTATGCCTTATCCTTATACTCATGTAAGAATTAACCGGTGACCCAGGTCAGGGGTTGCGAATAGTCCACATATCGTTTCAACTCATCAATAAGTTGTTCCATTGCGGCTTTGCCTTCAGCTTTCATGGCTGTGCCGTTTAATGTTGTACCACCACCTGGGCCTGCAATAGTTCCAAACTTCTCACGTGCTTCACCAATGGTCAGTTTAAGATTAGCTAATATAAAGTCACCAATCCATACACCAGCACCCGGGTCTTGTAGTAATACTTCTTCTGGTCTTTGAACGTCTGCCCAAATAAGAACACGCTCACCACTACCTTTTGGATCACGCACAATACGTATAACTTTTGTTACTGGATCAAATGTGTAGATTACATATCCACCAAACATACGTGCGGCTAGTTCAACATAACCAGCATAGAAGTCATATGTTGCCATACCACCTGCATAGTTATAGTTGAGTAAATAAGTGTTTAATATAGCACTACTGAATGGATCAAAACTACTAGAACTTGGACCAGTTTCTAATCCAACTGTTCTGCGATAGATACAACGAACATTGATAAACTCTTGTGGAAGTGTGTAAATATCAACATTTTTTACAATCGTCATTAGTGTGTATGATTCTGCCGTAGCATTTTGCGCTCTTTGACGATATACTTTAATTGCGTAGTTATATGCCGCTTCGTAGTGTTGAGGATCTAACTCTAGGTCAATGATGCCATCACCCAATCTATAACGTAGATTACTGAATAATGCTTGTTTTAATTCATCCAGTGTTAGTCCAGATGGTGTAGAAAGCGGGTTAGCTGTTGCAGATATAGTCATGGTAGTTTCCTGATATTGTATTTATCAGGAAACTATAGTCTTATAACCTATTAGGCGTAACCATACCCTGCGGCGCCTAGATAACTACTAGCAGTACCAACTCCTGTGGTATTTGTGGCAACAACACCTGCATTACTTACTAAATTGGTTATTGATGTTGCTGATCCGGTATCTCCATATCCAAATATAGCTTTATCAGCACCATAAATTGCGGCTGCTAGACCGGTTCTGGCAGTACCAACACCTGTAGTGTCACTGGCAATAGTACCGGTATTACTTACTAGATTAGTTATTGCAGTAACTCCAATAGTACCACCATATCCATATCCAAATATAGCTGTATCAGTACCGTAGCCGGTTGCCGCCATATAACCTCTAGCAGTACCAACACAAGTAGTATTACTAGCAACTACTCCCGTATTGCTTACTAAGTTGATCGTTGACACTTGTGTACCACTGGAATTTTCACCAAATGCAAACATAGCTTTATCTGTTCCATATCCTACCGCCGCAATTTGATTCCTAGCAGTACCGGAACTCCCTACATCAGTAGCAACTACGCCCGTATTTGACACTAAGTTAGTCATCGATGCTCGGCTAGAATTATTAATCCATCCAAATCCAAATATAGCTTTATCTGTTCCATAACTTGCGGCTGCTAATCCATTTCTAGCAGTGCCTACACCAGTAGTATCTGTAGCAACTACACCAGTATTTGATACTAGATTAGTTACTGCTGTTACAGCCACTGCTGGATAAACTGATCCAACATCACCGTATCCAAATATACCTTTGTCAGTACCATAAGTAGCGGCGGCTAAACTATTTCTAGCAGTGCCTACACCAGTAGTATCTGTAGCAACTACACCAGTATTTGATACTAGATTGGTCATTGATACTAAAGTAGTTGAATAACCATATCCAAATATTGCCTTGCTTGAGGGGGGAGGTTGCTTTGTTACACTTACCCCGGCTCCAAATGAAATTCCTGCTCCAATATCCATAATATATCTTCCTTTATATTATTTATCAGGAAACTATAGTGTTGTAACCTATTACACGGAACCATAACTTGCGGATGCGAGCCAACCTCTGGTAGTACCTACACCTGTAGTATCGGTAGCTACAACTCCTGTGTTTGATACTAGGTTGGTCATTGATAACTTAGTATTGGTAACATTTTGACCATATCCAAATATAGCCTTATCGGTACCATAACCTGCGGCTGCTAATGAATATCTAGCAGTGCCAACACCGGTAGTATCACTAGCAATAGTACCTGTATTACTTACTAGATTAGTTATTGCTGTTACATCCCCGGATACTGTACCAAAACCAAATCCAAAAATAGCTTTATCAGTGCCGTAGCCTGCGGCTGCTAATGCATACCTACTAGTACCGACACCTATCACATCATTACCAACTACACCTGTATTTGAAACTAGATTGGTGATTGAGTTTGGACCACCACCTGTTCCATATGAAAAAATAGCTTTATCAGTACCGTATCCTGCGGCTGCTAACGCATATCTAGCAGTGCCAACACCTGTTACATCATTACCAACTACACCTGTATTTGAAACTAGGTTAGTTAGTGAATAAGTTGTTGCTCCGATTCCATATCCAAATATAGCTTTATCAGTTCCATAGCCTGCGGCTGCTAACGAATATCTAGCAGTGCCAACACCCGTAGTATCTGTAGCAACTACACCTGCATTTGATACTAGATTGGTCACCGATACTGCCGCAAATGACCCATCTCGCCCAAATCCAAATATAGCTTTATCAGTACCATAACCTGCGGCTGCAAGTTGTTGTCTAGCAGTGCCAACACCCGTAGTATCTGTAGCAACTACACCTGTGTTTGATACTAAGTTAGTTATCGAAATTTGTGTACCGGAATTATTAGTACCATATCCAAAAATTGCTTTATATGAGGGTGGGGGTTGTGGAGTTACACTTACTCCACCGCCAAATGAAATTCCTGCTCCAATATCCATAATATATCTTCCTTTATATTATTTATCAGAGATCGCCCTCTTTTCGATTTTCACTATAAAATGCGTCAAAACTGCCACCGGGATAGCGACTTTCTAACTTCTTAACATTCTCAGCAATCACTTCATTTGGATCTAAATTCAATGCTCTACAAGCATTAATCCAATACCAAATTACATCTCCTAACTCACGTTTCATATGATAAACATTCTCATCTGTTAGTGCTTTTCCCTGAAAGAAAATCTTTTTGGGAATCTCAATAAACTCTCCAGACTCTGCGGCTAAACCCAAACAAGCGGTTAACAATAATGGAATATTAACATCTGGACCATGCTTTGTTAATCCATCATTTAAATCTATTTCACAATTACTATCTAATCGGTCTAGAGTGTCCATAAATGTAGTCAAGTCATTACTTGGTTTACTTGTTACAGCCTTTACAAATTCACTATATTTGTTTAAATCAATGTTACTCATTAAAATGCTTTCAGTATAATCATGTTCTCATTAAAGCGTCCATTGGGTGCTGTAGCAACTGCTTTAATATCTTTAAAATACTTACGTGCCGCAGGCTTACTACCCATTACTTCTTTAATCTGCTCAGCCGGTTTACGTAATGTCTTAACTTCACTTTGTGCGGTATCAAATCCGAGCAATGTATTACCTTTAACAGTAAATGCTTTACTGTAATCATCAGCAATGTAATGATGTAACTTACGTTTTGCACTATCATAAATCCAAGCCTCACTAGCTCCATGTAATTTGATCGGACTAATGCTTGCCAAATCAAGTTTGCTTGCAGTATCTTTAAATACTTTTTGATATTTCAATTTAGCTACAATTTTCTCAACAGGCACAGCTTTACGTGCCCTAGGAGCTTTAGCGGCTTTCTTAACACTAATGTAACTGTTCAAATCATTGATAACCAATTCAATGAACTTAACAATGTTCTTAACTTGCGTTTTAGTTAAATGGTCGTAACCTTGCACTAGTTGTGCATCGGTACCTTTGAGTAACTCCTCAAACTCATTTTGTTTCTTTTTCCATACTTCAGTTAAAATACTGATATGTTGTGGCATCACATTCTTTTTAGCGACTTCATCCATAGGACGTAGTGTGTGCTTTGTAGGTGCACCAGATGTAATGAACTCATCAAACAATCCTTCAAGTTCACCACCAGCTTCACGTGCTTTGTCACGCAAAATTTCCTGAATGTTGGGTCGTGATGGTGCCTCAACTTCAACTTTTTCTTCTTCCGGTTTGTGTACTAACTTTAGCAAACGATTGATTTCGTTTTCAAGTGTTAGTTCCTCATGCTCGGTTAATGATAGTCCACGCAATTGCATACGTGCTAACCAGCACAATGTTAGTAAGAATTCATTTTCATGTATCTTACGCATAATCTTAGCATCAGTAGGACGTTTATTGTATTCCAAATATTGGGACAATAATTCTTTAGCGTCTTTCTTACCATAAAAACGATGATACCAAGTAAAACTACGCATCAATGCGACTCTACGTTTATCCTCATCTGGTTGTAGTACAAATAAGGGTTCATCCCCATAATGTTGTACATCTGCATCCCGAGGATTCAATGCTTTAACTAGACTATGGTCCTCTGTATTACGCTTACGTGTTGCCATTAGGCACTCCTTTGTATTGATTTTATTATTATAACATAACCCATATTTATTGTCAACCTTAGGATTCAAGCGTAGGACATTGCGATAAATACTATTATGCCAAAACTGTCACTATACCGCCCAAATAAACAAAATGATTATCGTTTCTTCGATAGGACAATATCCGAAGAATTACGTGTTGGCGGCACGGATTTATACATTCACAAGTATTTAGGTCCAACTAATCAAGGACCTAGTATTGATTATACTCAACCAGAATATGATAGTTTAAATCCTACTAATATTCAGGATCTATTATTCCTAGAGAATAGAGATAGAACATACGATCCAAACATTTATAGATTACGTGGTCACTATAATGTACAGAATTTAGACTTTGATTTAAGTCAATTTGGTTTATTTTTAAATAACGATATTATCTTTATCAATGTACATTATAATGATATGATTGATATTGTTGGTCGCAAGTTAATGGTGGGTGATGTATTAGAATTACCTCACTTATTAGATTATAATCCATTAAAAGAAACTATCCCAGTAGCATTAAAAAGATTTTATAGTATTACTGATGCTAACTTTTCCAGTGAAGGATTTAGTCAAACATGGTATCCACATATGTGGCGTATTAAATGTGAACCATTAGTTGACAGTGAAGAATTTAGTCAAATATTAGCTGAACCAATTAACCAAGATAACTATTTAGGATTATGGGATAAAGATAAAACATATCCACCGGGTTATGTTATTACATTTGGTGATAAGAATTATGTCAGTAAAATAGAAGTACCTATTGGCATTATGCCACCAAATCCAACATATTGGGAGTTAGATACGGCATCAAATCTTAAAGATATTCTCGCTACTTATAATAAGAATATTGCAATTAATAATGCGGCATTGGAAGAGGCTAAACGTCTTGTACCTAAATCAGGATATGATAATAATAATTTATATATTGTGCCTACATATGGTGTATTTGAAACTGATACACAATTATCAGGTAAATATAATCAACCTGCACCACCTGTTAATGTTATAATATCAAACTTTGGTCCGCCTACTGCTACTGTACAAATGATGCGTTCTTCACAATATAGAAACGCTAGCCCAGTATTACGTATACCTGCTAATTCAGTAAAAACAATTTGGGATATGACACATGAAGGCGGTGCAATAGAACCTAGTGCAACGTTGTCATTACGATCAATGACCATTAAACCTACATTAACTGACACTGGTTCAGGTGCAGTATCAGGTGATATTGTATTGACACTTGATAGTATTGGCGTCATTACAGGACCATATGGTACAGCAGATAATACATATGCAACGGCTGACCAGAATCCAGAATTACCAGGATTTACCGATGAGATAACACCAGACATGGACTTTAGAGCAGATTGTGATCCACGATTCCAATTCATTGCACGTAGTAGTCCAAGAAGTTTTGGATATACAACAGGTTACTTAGATGGTACAGGTGAAGCTCCAAATGGATTCCCAACAGGTGCTGGCATTAGTTTCCCGCAAAATCCTCAAGTAGGAGATTATTTCTTACGTATAGATTATTTGCCACAATTACTATATCGTTGGGATGGTCAATTGTGGATAAGAATTTCACAAAATGTAAGAACAGATACCGGTATGACTACAGGAGATTTGTCACAACAATCTAGCTTCATAAATAATAGCAATGTAACAGTATTAACTGATGGCACAACTACTACACAGAAACAGGCATTGAGTACAATACTTACAATTGCACCAGACACGATACCACCACAACCTTAAAGAATATATATGGCAGCTTTCTTCTATGATAATCAGGTACGCAGATTTTTAATTCAATTTGCGAAAATTTTTTCCAATTGGGAAGTTACCAAAGGTAAAGATCCTGCAGGTAATGAGATATTTGTTCGTGTTCCTATTATGTATGGTGATAGTAGTAGACAAGCTAGCACTATCATAGCTAATAACAGTGCAAGTAATTTGCCGAGTGCACCACTGATGACTTATTATATCAGTGGATTAGAATACGATCAAAAACGTACACAGGACCCTACGTTCATTGATAAGATACAAGTTCGTCAACGTGCATACAATAATGACACACAAAATTATGAGCAAGTACAGGGGCAAGCATTTACAGTTGAAAGATTAATGCCCGTACCTTATACATTAAGAATAACAGTTGATTTATGGACTACTAATTATCAACAGAAATTGGAATTAGTTGAACAATTAGGCACATTGTTTAATCCATCATTAGAAATACAAAGTACTGATAACTTCATTGATTGGACAAGTTTAAGTGTTGTATATCAAGATGGTATAACATTTACCAGTCGCAGTATACCACAGGGTACAGGTAATCCTATTGATGTATTAAGTTGGAAATTTTATATGCCCATCTGGTTAAGCAATGCCGCTAAACTTAAAAAGATGGGTGTTATCGAAAAAGTTATTGCCAGTATCTTTAAAGGTCAAGCACTACAAGATATACAAGATGATGATTTGTTATTGGGTACTCGACAAAAGATTACACCATATGGATACAAACTATTGTTGATAGGTAATAGACTTCAACTATTACCTGCTGATGAAGCATTTTATCCAAGCAATGAAAGTTTAGAATACCCTCCTCCACCTGACACAAGTTTATATTGGAGTAGTTTATTAAATGTATATGGAACATTACGTCCGGGTATCAGTCAAATATGGTTACAAAATCCATTTATGACCACTGATATCGTAGGTACTATTGTTCCTGATCCATTAGATGATAGATTATTAATATATGATATCGATGCCGACACCCTGCCACAAAACACATTGGATCCTGTAGACAGTGTAATTAATCCAACAGTCACAGGACCAAACGCAGGGTTGCCTAGTCCTATTAACGGGCGTAGATATCTTATTGTAGAAGATATTGGTAGTCCAGACAATACTACCATAGCTTGGGGAAATTTAGTAGCCAATGCAAATGATATCATTGAATATGATGGTACATCAAGTGAATGGTTTGTATCATTTGATAGTCAACTGGCTACTACCATTGAATATGTAACTAACCTTACTACTGCCTTACAATATAGATTTGATTATATCAACAACGTATGGATGAAATCATTTGAAGGCTGGTACGACCAGGGATCGTATTCAATTGTGATTTAATATAACTTCCCATCCAGCTAATGATTTAGTTTGCTTTCTAACCAAATTAGATGCTTGTGCATATTGTATACCCAATGTCCTGAGAAATAATGTCATTTCATAACAGGTTTCTTGTTTTATTTCTCCGGTAATCTTATTACGAAAGGTGAATGTCTCTTTAATTGCCCTAGCATTGTTCAACCCTGAATTTTTTTCTTTGTTAATTTTCATTACTTTGGGCCTACTGTTTATTTCAATACTTATTCTACTTCTTTTTTCTTTTATTTCAGGAAGTTGATTTGTAATTGCAAGTGATTTTTTTCTTTTATCTATTGCATCCTGACTGAATGCTTTAATGAGCCTATTATGTTTTTTAACAGGATCGGCCTCTCTTTTTAGAGCAGCCATTCTACGTTTTTCTTTTGTTTCTGACAATAAATCTGTATTTTTTCTTTTTTCTTTTGCGGCTGAAAGATTAATAGCTTTTTTCATATTTTCATTTCTTTTTATTGACACTGCAGGATCACTATAATTAATACCTTTACTATTTTTCTTATTAAGGTAATCATTGCGCTTAGCGGCATTAAGTCTATCTAATACTCTTTTTTCCCAGTTCAACGCTTCATTAATTCTATTTTCATTAGTGAATGTATTTCTTATTTCTATAATACTAGGTACACCATTTTCTTTAACATAAGCGTTAACGTAATCACTGGATGTAAAATATGTTACGAATAGATCGGATGGGTGACAGTTTTTTGCGTATCTAACCCCATAATATTTCATTCCAGTAGACCACTCTAGATAATAGGTATATGGTACATTATAATATTGCATGATTGATCCTTTTATATATTTATCATTAAGGTGATTATTCTATAAAAAGTAATTATTCTATCGTCATCTAATACTGTGATAAATCATAGTATGAGTAATATTTCTGCAGGTGTCTTTTTTTATTCCGGTACTACTAACCGTTTCTTATATCTATTAAGAAATGATAATAGAAACCCGGGTAACTGGGGAATACCTGGTGGTAAGATAGAAAGTGATGAAACATTACTTGAAGGACTACAACGTGAATGTATGGAAGAAATAAATTACTTTCCAAATCATGCTAAACTTGTGCCCATTCAAAAGTTTGTAAATAATACATTTACCTATCATACATTTTTTTGTAAAGTGTCAGAAGAATTTACACCTATATTAAATGAAGAACATTGCGGTTATGCATGGGTAGGTGAGAAACAATATCCTAAACCATTACATCCGGGATTATTCAATACTGTTAATTTTGATATTGTTCAATCTAAGTTAAATGCACTTACAAAAAAAGAGACCTAAGTCTCTTTTTTTATTTTAGCAATTTTGCTATCGTATCGAATCCCAGTGATCCTATTACAACACCAGCACCCATCATCATCCAGCGCCATTTTTCAAGTGCAGAAACTTTGTCAGACATAGACTTATGGGCGTTAGCACTAGCTTCTTTCATTTCTTTTAGAAGCTGGTGTGTATCTTCGTTATTCTTCGCCATACAAACATTAACATCTTTGATATCAGCTTTGATTTCACTGATATCATTTGTGATGTTTTGTACTTGTACTTGAAGAACTGCGATTTCCGTTTCAGTCTTTGGCATTTTAATAGTTCTACCAGTTACCATGATTAAGCACTAGCAATAACTACGATTGGGTTAGGCTGACCTTCATATGTATTAGCGGCGTATGCTGTATTGAATGTAGCGATAACATCAGGATTAACACTATTAACAACAGCAGTACCTGTACCAGTACCTGTAGCTGTAGCAATAAATGTAACACCTGTCATATTACTTGCTGAACCACATAATGTCCAATTTGTCGTACCAGTACTATAAATTGTATACACTGTACCTACACTTAATGAACCGGCTGCAACTTGCGTTGGGAACACTTCAGTGTTGTAATCATTAACACTTGAAACATATGCTGTAGCAGAGGCTGCATCAGTAGACAATATATTCATTGTATTTGGTGTCAATGCTGTGTTAGCAACATTGGCTGTATAGCATTGTGCAATTAAACCAGTTGTACCACCTTGTACTAGATACTTTGTCTTACCTTTTTGACGTAAGATGAAACCAGCTTCGTCATTTGCATATACAAAAGATGTGCCTGCATAATTTGCAGTAGAATTTGCAGCCAACACAGTAACGTCAATAGTAGCATTTGCCGCTGTTGTGCCGGTAGTAACTGCTTTCTGTGGACCATATTGTGAGGTTGAAACAGTAAATGCAGATGCGTTAGCAATAGCATCAACAAAGTATGTTGAACCTGCAATTAATCCGCCGGTAGTTGTATCAAACACAACTGGTGCACCCACAAACAATGTTTGTGCGTTTCCTGAAGTGCGAATAACGTTACCTGTAGCATTTGTGTTAGCAACAGCAACAGTAATATAACCTGTATTTGTATCAACAAAACCAACATTAATTGGTGTTGTCTGACCTGGAATACCAGTTGGTTGAAGAATTTGAACTGCTGATCCAACTGATAATGTATTTGCAAAATCAGTGCCGGCACCGTAGACATTCAAATTAGCTGTGTCACCATAGATGATACCTGTACCAGAGATACCAATAGCTACTTGTGGTAGAACTTGTGATCCAACGATAGCTGTGTTACCACCAACTACACCATATGTGTTAGCGTTGTTTGACGGAAAGCCTGCACCACCTTCTGGGTTGTTGAAATATGCATCAACAACTTCAAATGATGCTTTAACAGTGCCACCAGTTGAATTAGACAATGAAGCCATTACACGTGGTTGAACACTTAGTTGTGTCGTTGAAACACTGAATGTAGTGTTTGATAGTATAGTATCAACATAATATAATGTGTTGGTTACTAAACCACTAATGGCACCTGCGACTACAAATGACATACCAGATGCTATGCCAACAGTTGGACTAGTTGTTAGATTTCCACCTGAGATTGTAACGATACTGCCTGTTGTTGCTGTATCAGTGATTGTTAAGACTGCTTGAGCCTTTGCGATTTTTAGAGGACGTCCCATTTGTTTTTCCTTTGATAAAATTAGCGGGTTCTAGCCGCTACGCAGTGGGTAACTGCATAAACTCTCAGAATGAGAGTGTATGATGTATTTATCAAATAAGGGTAAAATTAACCAGTAAAGCTACCAGTTGGGCTGGTGTAACCACTTGTTCCTGTATTAGGATGAGGTGCGCCCAATTCAGTTATAGTAAACAATGTATTAGCTCCCGCTGTGGTTAGATAAGAAACAATGTTTCCTTGTCCAACTATGATACTGTTATTAACTGTGTTAGGAGGAATCAACTCACTATTTGCAGTAGCTATCGTATAAGGAACTCCGTAAGGATTGTATCTTGCAGTTGTGTTAGCAATGGCAACTGCGGAATTTGCAGTCAATGTTAAACTTGTGTTATTTGCAATGGCTGCTACAATACCTACATTTGCGCCTGTTGTATTACCAATCCAACTACCAACAGCTAATTCAGTACTGAATGATGTACCTGCTCCGGTAACTGTTGCACTATTAGTTGCACAAGTTACATTTCCAGTCAATGCAACGTTTGGGAAGCTTGTGGTAAACTGAATACCTACATTAGATGTAGCTATTCTAATTTTATCTGTCGCAATATTTGCGGAAGCTGCCGCTGTTGCGCTGTTTGCTGTATATGCGTATGATGCCATTTTAAATTCCTATATCTTATTTATTCTTATAGTCTGCCTACGGCGACCTCTATTATACCTTCACCGTCAAAGTTTTCTAATGCTTTGCCGATAACTGTTCCCATTTGTGGTGATGCACTATGTTTAGCATAACCATCACCAGCTGACACTAACATGTCACCTTTACTTATTGTTCCACGAACTTTAGTTGGCACACGACCTTGTAATGCAAGTGCTACAATATGTTCACCTTTGCATTTCATATTCATTACATATGCTGGATCAGTAGAAACAACACCGGCTACTTTGTTAGTTCCATCTTCAGCTAATGTTACTTCTTTATCACCACCAAATGCTAGTACTGTGCCAGGTTTATATTTTTTATCTGCTTCGTAATATTCTGCTAAGTCAGCATATGTTGCACTAAGTCTTGATCCTGCACTCAAACTGAAGTTACCAGTTATAGTACCTACTGTAGTATTTGCTCCGGTTGTTAAGACTGTAGTAATAATATTACCTGCAGTTATGTTACCTGTTGTAGATATAGTATTACTTCCATATGAGTTCAATAATGTAACAACATTACTATCACCGTATGTTCCATTACCTCCACCTGTAGCGGCTGCAAATACACCATTACCATATAATACATTACTAGAATTACCATCTTTATTAATAGTAGCAATATTTCCTATACCACTAACATTTGCTACAGCTACACTGTTGGCTATATTAGCGTAAGCTACTGTACCTGATACATTGGCACCCGGAATAGAAGTTAATCCAGTTGCGGCTCCATAATATGTGCCTGTTATATTTGCACCAGTAATGTTTCCACTTGATGACAATGATGTAAGAGTACCTACACTTGTAATATTAGGTTGAGCATTGGTTGTAACAGTACCTGCAGTTGACGAATTACCTGTTACATTGCCTGTAATATTAGCAACAAGGTCTCCGGAAATAGAAACACTTGTTGTATTGGCACTAATTGTTTGTGTGCCTATATAGATAGTACTATTAGCCAAATACAAATCATTAAATCTATTTGTATTATTACCTAAATTATATGTTATGTTTGCATTAGGTATAATATTACCTGCAACAACAAGACCAGATAGTGTACCTACGCTTGTAATATTTGGTTGTGATCCGGTTGTTAATGATCCGGCAATGGTAGTTGCACTGAAATTACCTGTCAATGTTACAATATTTCCATTTGTGATTGTAAAGTTAGCAGAACCATTTAAAATACCATTATTATTATATTGTAGTGTATTAGCAGAACCACCTGGATTGGCTACTCCACTACCAGTAATAGAAGTTGCAATAGCGTTTGGACTGTTAGTGTAACTTAAGCCAGTACCAACTGAATTTGCTGTTAAATCTATATCAGTGAATAATGAAACGTTACCTGATGTTGGATAATCATTTGCCAACTTGGTATAAAAAGTACGACTGTTAACAATAGCATTAGCGTTACTATTGGCACCTGAGTTAGACCCAGATACGCCTGAAATAGTAATTTTTGTACTATTTGTGTATGGTGTGGTGTTTGCAACGGTCATCACAATTGGAGTAGCATTTGATAGTGCTACAATATTTGTGTACAGAGTACCTTTAGTTGTCCAATTTAAATTACCTTGACCATCAGTTTCTAATATATATCCAGTTGCACCACCACCAATTTTAACATTAGAAATAGTGCCTAAATGTATGGGTATACCTTCATATTCAGCAGTGTTGTCAGGGCTCTCGGCATTTCCACCAGTATTAATCCACGAATTAGTATTGATATCATATGCTAATATTTGACCGGGCAGTACATTAGTAATGTTAACATTACTACCATTACTACCTTCAACTTGACTAAAACTAATAGTTGAATAAGAAGTAAGTACTTCAACATTTTCAACATTGGTTACTGCTACGTTGCTAGCACCTATAAACAATTGTTTAGCATCATTAGCCCAACCGAATTGAGCCTCATCAAGCTGTGGCAGGTCTACAAGATTGCCTGAACGTTGTTGTATCTTCGAGATTTGGATGATTGCCATAAGTGTGATTCTTTACAGATTTACACTTATTTATCTTAAATCATTATAAGAACTTCATGTAATATTGTTCAACACGACTGAACCAAATGTCAGTGTATTTGTCAAATTCAGTACCTTCTAGGATGAATTCCTGATATAGATTGTCAGCAGAACACATGAAAATGACACCCTTACGTATCTTTGTACCGTGTACTTCATTGTGGGCATTTGCATAAGCGGCTAATTGAACAAAGTAATCATCAATCCACTCACGTTTTTTAGGCTTGTTTGTTTGCTTGTGATCCATAATAGATTCACTACCATCATGAATACCTGCTAAGTCTGTCGTCCCTGCATAAATCTTCGGATAATACAACGGAACTTCTGTACCCCAATATTCACTGCATTTAACAAGACCTTGATTAATGATTGATTGGGCCATCTGATGGCTTTGCAAGCTATACGGATTGCTTCCGGGCTCATTGAGTACTCCTGTCTTAATATAATCTTCTAGCCACTTGTGCATTCGTGTACCACGACCTGCGGCTTCTGTTGTGATTTCTTGTGCTTTTTGAACGCCAACTCGTTTACGCCAATTATTAAGTGCTTGTTTAGATTCTTCACTTTTAGTAGCATCTAGTATTGTAGTAACACTGGGAAGTTTCTCACCATCGGGTGTAGCGTATTTGCGTGACCCGTTTATTGTTTCTCTAAGTAAAGGAACATAATTATATTTGTTTGGAATGTACATTAGACTATTATAATATATTTTATAATTTAATGCAAGAGTTTAGGTTAAACTCTAAAACTCTCTCCACACCCGCATCGGTCACGCTCGTTCGGGTTGGTGAACTCAAAACCCTCATTTAACCCATTACGCACATAATCTACGACCATGTTCTTTAAATACACATCATGTTTTTTATCTACTAAAATAATAAAACTTGGTTGTGCATAATTTATTATTGATTCATCATATTTGTATTCATCAACATATTCTAATACATAAGCAAGACCAGAGCACCCGGTCGTTTTTACACCTATACGAATACCAAGGCCTTTACCTCGTTTTGATATTATTTGTTGAATTTTGTTTGATGCTTTTTCTGTTAAGCTTATCATTGCGGTTGTTGCATTGCATTTTGAGCCATCTGTGCTACTATTTTTTGATTCTCATCGGGCTGTGCTGCCGGAGCAGGCTCATTGCCTTTAAAAATAACATTGTCACCCTGAATGTTTGCTATGCTCTTGTTTAGTGGAGCTTTCTTAATCATATCATACAAATCAGATTTGTCAATAACTATATCATTGTCTCTATAATATTGCAATAATTCTGGAACTGTCCAATCACTATGTACTTCTCCGGAGTCAATCTCACTCTTTAGTTGACTAGTACTTGCAACCAGTCTAACTAATAGAGGACTGCCTTCAAATTCATACAATCGCATGGTTATCTCTTAGGACGACCTGCACCGCCTAGAGGTTCTTCTTCTGGAGTTTCAAGGTCAACGTTCATTTCTTCTTCACCGCCACCGGGTAGTGGTTCTTCCATGCCAACGTCAGTATTCATCTCGCCACCGGGTGCAGGAACACCCATATCACCGCCTGCATCAAAAGCTTCAGCACCTCCTTGACCAGTAATACCGTTCAATGCTGTTTTTAATGTTGCTTGACTTTGTGTCAATGCGGCTTGTAATGAAGTCAATGCTTCAGATACTTGTTGATTAAATGTCTCACTTTCGTTAACACCAATCTCAGATTGAACCGAATCAGTTAATGCCGGTAATTCTTTTACCAACATATCACTAACTTCTTCAACCATTTTTTGTACTTGGTCTACCAAGTCTTGTGCAGCCAAAACTACTTGTGACTTTTCAACTTCTTCATTTTCTACAACAATACGTGGTTTACGTAAGCTGATTTCAGCAAAATGCTTACTCAATGCTTGTTCCATAAACACAAGTTTTAGATATGAAGAATTCTGCTGGCTTTCATAGAAATCGTTAGATTTCTTTGTTTCGCTCATTAGGCCACGAACTCTTGTAAGCATATCTCTTGCTTGAGCATAAGACATTTTACGAACATTAAACGGAACGTTATAATGCTCTTTTAACGCTTTAGTGGCGTTTTCGATTGGGTTTTTGTCAAAATCAGTTAATTTCATAGTTGTATTCCAAGACTAATATAAAGTATTTATCTTTTTTCATTTATTGTTAGGATTTTAAGCCAAATCTTTTCTGTTGCCAAGCATATGAATTTGCTATATATTTGTTCAATTCATCACTCATAGATTTTTTTTGAAATTTATCTTCATTCAATTTAGCAAGATAGATTAGTTTATCCTCTGTTTTTTTAGCTTTTTTAAACAATTTAGAATGAATAGAAATGTGTACTTCTACACTACTTAAATACATATCCAAATCAATTACTCGATTTGCTAGTTGATACTTTCCTATTTTGTCCAATACACACCAACATACTGCGTTTTTCATACTAAAAAAAGAATTAACATCATCTCCGTTATTTAATGATACTGTTATGTTATTTACATCTTTCTTTTTAATATGATACTTGTTAAACAAACTGTATGTACCATCGGTATCTTGGAAGATGACAACATCTTGTAATTTGGCAAATTCTGATGTTGATATCATGTTGTCCAATTTTCTATCAATCTTTGCAATATCAACTTTCATTGTTTACCACCTTAAAGTAAATGTTTCGTAATTCGTCAGATGTATCTAAAAATCCAGGAAGTTTAGACCATGCTGTGTCAGTTTTAATCATAGGAACACTATCACAATCTGAATACAATGATCCTAATTCTGTTATCCCATCATCAAATACACTAGGATGCTGTATCTCAAAATCAAATGTCCAACATATATATTCTTCATTATCATGTTGTTCAAACAAGAATCCAAAATTATCAAACTCATCAAATTTAATGTTTATTTGTTTAGGATAATTTAGTATCTCGGGTTGACTACGTAATGATATAGCCTGTAATATAGTATCAAAATTACATTGTGTGTTACGTTTATGTAACCAAATGTTTTCATCCTCATCAAGTGCAGGTTTATTCCTGTTAACAGTACCAGTCTGTGTAATATCAAATAACGTATAACAACTTAATGTGAAACTCATACATGTATTTAGAGGCAAAAAAAATCCGAGAATAAATCTCGGATTTCTTTGAAGTTAAACTTCTAATTAGCTTGCGCTTGTAGCTGTAGAAGCTAGGCGGAAACCAACGTTAGTAACAACAGCGCCACTTAGGTCATAACCATTAACTGTACCTAAAGCACGAACTTGTGTTTGTAGTGCAGCCGCAGTGTATGCGCCAACTGGGTAAACAGCAACAGACATGTTAGTTGTGTTTGAAGTAGCTTGAACAGCGTACATCATAACTGTTGATAACTGCTCAATTGAAACCATAACTTGTGCAACCATCTCGTCAACACCTAATTGGTCTGTAGGAGCTGCACCTAGATCGAAACCAAAGAAGTCCATTGCTGGACCGATAAAGTTTGTAGTTGTGCCGTTAGCCGCAGTATTTGGTGCTACTGGGCCGTTTTGTACGTCCATTGCGAATACTGGTTGTGCATCGCCGTGTGTTCTTGTAAATTGTGCCATGATAAAAATCCTTTAAAAGTTTTGAATCATATAGATTCATACACTTATTTATGCCTGGCAATGAAAAAAGTTGGTTTTGGGCTTATCTTCCAGCAAGATTTTGACGACTAAAGCCCATTCTATCTACAAATTTAAGCCCGTGACTTACAAAACCCTCTTGAGTTTGTGTGCCATTATCTAAATAACCTTTGACAGGGGCTGTCATTGCGGCTTTATTAAGCTGATCCACAATGTTCATTTTGAGATTATAGATGGCTACCCATATAGTAAATGCACCCACTACTCCATTTTTGTTAACTTCTAAATGCTGATTAATCTTCTCACGCATCTTATCAGTCATTGGTCTTGACTGAACATACTCAATAAATCCTGCATACAAATCATTCAAGTCACCCGCTACAATACGCTTATTAATATATGTAGTAAATAATTGATTGAATGTATTTCTAGCCTGGGGCGCAGTGGTCATTAATTGCTCTACTGCTTCTCCATATTTTTGTATAGTTGCTTGTGCTTTTTTAAATAATGTTGAATTAATTTTCAAGTTAGGTGTGATTGGCATTTTAGCAGGCAATATAGCTACATCACTGTTATTCTTAAGATTACCAATAGTTCCATCTAATGGGGATGATTGGTCGGTTGTTAATGCGGTCGGTGGAATAAATCCGTGTACTACAATACCAGAATTTTTACCATCTAAAAATTTACCCAAGTCGCTGTTTGCATCTACTGTATATGTAATACCTTTAGGGTTTGCTTTGAATGTGTATAGCCCGTTCTTTTCTGCTAATGGTTTACTGAATAACAAATCACCCCAATAATAACCCTTGCTTCTATCGGACTTCTCTAAGCCAGGCCATATCTGTGCAATTAACTGATGCAAATCTGAACGATTTACTCCACGTGCCATATCATACTGAGCAAACTGTTCCGGGCTGAATACTTGACGACCACTACCATCTTTCTTGTTGAACATATGTTTGTCTAATATAGTGAACTTACCATTACTGTTACGTCCAAATATCAATGCAGGGTAACCATCCCATTTGATTGTTACTTTTTCTGGATTAGCTACTGTATCGGCCATTGCTTGTATGGCTTGATTAGCACCCTGTGTGCCACGCAAAAATATCAAATCTTCAGGATGATCTAAGTGACCCTTATCTTCGGCTATGACATTGGTGATATTATCTACTTTATTTCTAAGTAGTGCTAATGCTTCGGATAGATTCATTTACAGCTTGCCTTGCTTTTTTAACATGTCTAACATTTTAGCATCGTCAGGATTGTTCGGATCTAATTTATTACCACCAACCGATAGGTCAGAACTGCTTGCTAATTCTTTTTGTAGGGCTGCCAATATTTTTTGTTTGTTTGCAGGAGTCAAATCTTTTAATAAACCCTGAATCTGTTGATATGCTGTTTTAGTTTTTTGACCTGATGCATTATTGGATGTAGTGTTAGGTGCAGTTGTATTAGGTGGAGTTGTATTATTAGGTGGAGTTGTATTATTAGGTGGAGTATTTTTTGGTTGTTCTTCAGCTTGAGCATGTTGTACAGCCCATGCCAAATCAGCTAATTTAGGTAATACTGATTTACCTTTATCTTTATTATAAGTTTGTTCTAGCTCTTTAGCCAATTCTTTTAATCTAGAAACTACTGCCCTATCACTTATAGTGACACCCTTCATAAACTGTGTGAAGAAGTTAGTGATATATTGACTAATAGATTGTTTAGACCTTGAAGCTTCAGATAAGATATTTTCAAACAAAAAGTTTAGTTTATCAAATTTAGAATCTTCAGCAACCCTATCACCACCTAAGTTTTGAGCCATCTGTCCAAATGCATTTTTTCCTGAATTTTTAAGTCTGGAATTGCGCTTAAACTGATTTTCAGGTTTTGTAACAGGTTCCATAATATCTGCTTGTTTTTTCTGTCTGACATTAGCCGCACTTTTATTAAACTGATCTGCAGGTAATTTACTCATTGGAGACATTTGGTCTTGAGCAGTTTGTGTTGCACTTGTTTGTTTCTGTTGTCTTGTACTAGTAGCTGTTTTATTAAACTGGTCTGCAGGTAATTTACTCATTGGAGACATTTGGTCTTGAGCGTTCTGAGTAGCAACACCCTGTTTTTGTTGTCTTGTACTAGTAGCTGTTTTATTGAATTGGTCTGTAGGTAGCTTACTGAATTGACCATTCTGAGACATTTGGTCTTGAGCTACACCGGCTGCGGCAGCTTGTTTTTCTTGTCTGATTTGCTCTGGAGATTTTTTAGTAGTTGCCAACTGATTAGCCATCTGACCAAAAGCATTTGCTCCTGTTTCTGGAGATTGTTTAGGAGTTGTTAACTGATTAGCCATCTGACCAAAAGCATTTGCTCCTGCTGTAGGTGCACCTGCAGGTGTCGTAACTGGTGTCGTAACTGGTGTAACTTTTGGATTAGCAATAGGAGTATTAACTTTTGTTGTTACAGGCTTAGTTACGGCAGAAGAATTACCGGAAGTGTTAAGGTCAATCAATCCACTACTAATGCCACTTTGTAATCCACTATACGCACGACTGGTGAAATTCTTAATGAATTCATCTTTAACCATCTGGTCTTGTGTACTTAATACATTCTTGCGACCCAATGAGCCTAATCCAGTTCTAAGAGCGGCGGATCCATAATCGCCTATAAATGAGCTTAGGTCTATTTCATTTAGTTTGGGTTTTTTAAATTCAGTCAGCTTCACGGTTTTTCCTTAATGATTTGGAAAACTTTGCCTGATCCTTGCTCTTTATAGCACCTAACAGTTTACGCTCTAAAATGGCGGCTTGTTCAGGACTATAGTTACGATTAATCATCTCTATTAGATTAATAGCACTTGTGATAATATTGTGGCCACGACTCTCAATAATGTGGGTCGTGTCCCTATTATTACCAATAGCTTCTAATTCCTCTAGTAGACTGCGAGTTTGTTTTTGCATATTAGTTTCCTAATAGTATTTATCTACTCTTAGGTTTTATTTCTTTAAACTATTAAGCATTGCCTTCAATTTTGACCCCTGCACATCTGCTATAATACGCTTGTTTTCAGGCTCAAGTATCTCTCCTGTAGCTTGGTCTATGATAGGTTCAGTTGATAATAACACAGATTGTGGCTTTAAGCTACTCATAATATCATTAGCACTGGGTTTGGGAGTATAACTATTCTCATTGTCAGGATCGCTATCGCTGATACGCATTGTCTCAATATCATAATCTAAGTCAATCTTTTGACCTACACCAGTTGAACTACGTGACTTCATACACTGAATTTGATACTTTCCACGCTCTCGCATACTGCGACTTGTAAAGATACCAAACACGTTATCTGCTGTATTAATCTTACTGATACCACCAGCAATATGACTATGGTCAAACTCAATCTCATCAACTGCACTACGATTTAACTGACTTGCAGTAACCATCAATATGCCTAATTCTTTTGCTAAGTTACGCAATTCTTCTGCTACATACTTGTCTTTGATAAACTGGTCGTTAGGATTAACTTTAACAGAAACTGGCATAACCAAATCTAAGTAGTCAACCATTACAAAGTCAATCTTAATACCTGTTTGAATTTGTACTTCTTTTAAATAAGCACGAATGTCATTTACGTTACTTTGTGCAGGTAATCCTTTAACACGATACTGCCCAGACTTCTTTCCGACCATCTTAACTTTAAGACTAGTAGTATCAATGTCTTTACGAATTGCTTTAGTTCCCATCATAGTCAACATAGCATCTGTTCTTAATGATGTTAGTTCTTCACTCAGTTCTAGTGTTACATATACACCACTCATTCCCTGTTTCAACCAGTTCAAAGCAATATTCATCATAACCAAACTTTTACCTGAACCACTGCCACCTGCAAAGATGTTGAGTTCACCACGACTAAATCCACCATATAAGATACGATCCATTTGTGGCCAGCCTGTACTTACTTGTCCACCATTGTTAAAGTATTTGTTGATACGTGCTGCCGGGTCATAGAAGTAATCAGTTCCCATGTCTTTTTGTAAACTAATTTGTACCGCATCTTTAATCAATTTCTCAACAGGATCAAAGTCACCCTTCTCAAGTAAGTCTGCCGCTTTAAGAATAGCACGTTCTAATTCTTGTCGTTTAGTAAATGATTCAAACTCATCCAAGAACCAATCAAATTGATTAGGACTGAAGTTGGGTATAATATCAATGTCTTGCCCTGTAATAGCTTTGATTTGTGCAGGATCGGGCAAAATACTATATTTTGTTGAATGCTCTTTGTACAAATTTGCAACCGGGCGCAATGACCTATCAAAATTATCACTGTTCAATATGTTCATAACTCTGGTATAGAGTTCTGCTTCAGTAATCATTATACGCAAAAATATCTTTTGCACTTCTATACCATACTCTTTTTTATTTTCGTAATCTTTTTTCAATTTTTTTCCTTTGTAGTTCTATTTTGATTTTGCTTGCCGTTGCACTACTCAATATACTGAGCAATGTAGGCAACTTACCATACTTAACTACCGCGTCATTCACATCTTTAACATCATCTTCCCAATTGGGAATACTAATACTATAACCTAATTCTAATGCTCTATCACATGTTTCTAAACCAGTTTCATCTCTATCGGGAATAAAAATAATTTGTTTATTTAATTGTGCTAGTAATTGTACTTGAGTATCATTGATTGTATTATGTGTTAACGCACAAGCATTTAAACTTAATGCATCAAAAATACCTTCAACTAACAAACATACTTCCCAATTAGGTTTCTGAAAGTCATAACCAAATACATAGCCAGGTTGTTGCTCGTTAATATATTTTGGGATTTTGTTATCTAAGAATCTACTTGTATGACCTACAATTTTGTTCTTGTAAGTATAGGGGATAATAATTCTGTTTGACTGTCTGCCAGTGTCATTAGGTGTAACTAAGAACGGGTAGTCATTATAATTTATCAGTCTTGCAGACAAGTAATCAACGTATACTTTGTGTAATGGATTACTTACATCTAATATTTCAGCTTCAGGGAGTTTATGTTCTTCAAATTTTATTTTTGTTTTTTGTTTCTTAAGATGAGCAAAATCTAACAGATCCCTATATTGCAGACTTTCTAAACTCCATCGTTGAATTTGAATATCATCTATACCACACCATTTTAATAAACTTTTAGTAATCTCACTAATTTGTTTACCTAAGGTGAACCCACATTTAAACCCACAATTGAAACAGGCATATGACCAGTTTTCTCCGTCTTTTTTAACACCACCTCTACCTCTAGTGTCAGATTTGTGCCCACGATGATGACAGCATATAGCATTAAAGCTATGCCATCCACCTTGTGTTATTTTTTTCTTTCCGGGAATTACTGACAGTATATCAAACATCTATGTAGTATAACATATCTGTCACAGATAAACAACAGTTTAGGTTGATTATCTTGACAAAATATTGGTTACTGCCCCGTTATTACTTTCAAATTGCATTCTAATATACGGGTGATAACCTTGAACCACGTATCCTATTGTATCAGTTTCAGCAGTATAAGTATCGGTTAATATGGGATACCAATCACCGTCTACAATAGTAGAACCTTCAATAACAATATTGCCATAGAAGTCACTATATTGTGCTTGTAGTGTTAATATAGGACTATCATTTGTATCTATAACACTGGTATAATATGTTAGGTCACTATCACTATTACCTTCAGGGTTAGTATTTGGGAATACTTGTCCAGTAGGAATACTGATTGGCATTGAAGGAATAAAGCTAGGTAATACACTGTTAACAATATTCATATCGCCGCGGGCACCTGCATTGCTATCAACAAATACAGGATAGTCAAACTCTCCTACAGGAATTTCTAATGAGTAATAACATTTTTGTGCGTCAATACCTGCAAGGTCTGCTGGATTTAAAAATAATGCGGCAATACCGGTTGCAGGTAATTGTAGTGTTAATGCTTTTTGTAATAGGACCACGTTACCTTCATAATTGATAATTCTACAGGTTATTGATTTACCAGTAATATCTACGGGTTTTTGTTCTTGGTTTAAGAACTGAAACTGAATCTGGTTGTCTACACCCTTATTAAGAGTTAGAGGTTTGGCATACTGAGGCATATAGCTCCTTGGGGAAAATCCTGTTAAAAGTATAACGATTTGTCTTTGTGTATAGACGAAAACTTGAGTTGAGTACATAATGATATTTATCAAAATATATTGCCAGGCATTCCTGTGATAAATATTTCGGTCAATAATTATAATAATGATTCAAAACGAATTTTTTAACAAACTATCTCAAAATCACCCGTTCATAACCATATGTTCATACGCCAACCAAGATTATGTTGGAATAGTACAAAATAGAGATGATATAGTCACCACTATATATGACTATGGAGCTATTATTGATAATATAGCTAGAGAAAAATTCTTAGAATTAGGTGATATTTGGTGGTGGGAAAGTAATAGACTTATCCCTATTAACCTGTTCTTAAAAGACGAATGGACTATCTTTAAACCATATCTTAGAACATTCAATAACAAAAGCTTAACAGTCATACACGGCCCAACGTGTAGTATGTCTGAACTAAACAAACGTAGAAGTAAACGCCGTAGTATTACCCTTGTTAAACGGATTTTGTAAGTAAGTTCATATGTACTACTACTAGTTGGCTATAGGATAAGCTGTGACTTTTTTTGAAACTATACCCATCGTCTCCTTTGTCCCAGATAGTCATACTGACTTCTTTCCAACTCTTACCAATTAAATGTCTTTTAGCTGGGCGAATCAATGCTAAAAACATTGCTAATCTAGGAATACTATCAATAGGTTCAGGCATTTTTTTAATAGATTGATAATGATTTCCTAAATGAATTAGTTTCTCAACAAATTCTCTGTCATTTAACTTAGACCAATCAGGGTCTGCCATCAATTCAACTAAATGTTTTTCATTTTGTACTTGTGAGTATACATGAACATTCAATAAATCTAATTTAAAATATCCACGACTTTCTGCCACAACATAATCAATTGCTGCCATATCATTTACAGGATCATAAGGAATATCAGTAACATATACACCAGTAGCATGTTTACGCATAGGTTTAGCATTACGCATAGCGGCAGGCGTGTGTTTAATAAGTTGTAATAACTTGTCTCTATCACCAAAATCAATGTCAATGTCTGATTCTATTCTCATCTTGGAGGTGCTACCAATTCTGCTTTCATTAATTTAGTATACGCTTTTTGTACAACAATAGCTTGTCTTTCGGCATCTTCTACTGCTTTGTGACTAGTCACGTGACCACCGTCTTTAAGACTTACGCCGGTTATCTCGTACAAGGTACGTGTATCTCTAACGGTGTAGAAAGGCCAAGGGATTCGCATTTCAAGGTTTCGCCAGGCCGACTCTGCCACAACCACATCGAATGATGCACCGTTACTCCAAACAGCACGGCGATTCCAACAAAACTTATAAAGTATTTCCATACATTCTCTAAACGGAATTCTGCCGTGTTCTCCCATAGCCTCTTCAAGTGCTGCCGGGCTTTGCTCACTCCACCATCGTAATGTATCTTCATTTATACTCCTATTATAAATTTCTGTTTGTTCTTCAATCGTTGGTCGTAACTCTAATCTTTCAACAACACCACTACCTTTAGGATCAAATCTTACTGCGCCAATGGTTAGTATAACACAATCAGGACTTGTGTCAAGTGTTTCCATATCAATCATTATATCTTGTGCCATATTATGCCTGTAATGTTTTCCAAATATATTTCTTCTCTAAGTAATCTTGTAGCTTCAATGCTTCATCTTCACTATTGAATGCCACACCTTTAATCTCATACATATCTTCTAGGTATCTAGCATATTCTCCATTAATGTCTTGTGCCCAAGTGTTTAATGTAATCCACATAATATCAAGTTCGTCTTTTACAATCGACATGCTAATACCAACTTCATCACTACCGATATCTTCAAATAGTACATCTAACAGTTTTTTCTTAATAGCAAACGTTTGAATGTTACCCCATTTAGGCCATGATACTAGGAATTTACCTTTTTGTAAAGAGGTTATGGGAAAAGGTTTATTGTTCATTGGAATTTTAATAAAAATATTAGGTACTTCTTTTCGTCAACAATCTCATAACCATCTGTTATATTACCATTAACTATGTTCATCTTTAAGCCATATTGTCCAGTAAGATAATCTTCAAAATCATATGCGTCAAACTCTTTGTTCTGTGCCATATATTCTTTACGAACTTTCTTCAATGCTTCCCAATAGTTCCAACGATTTCTACGTTGGTCTATACTTGGATCATCGTCATCGTAGTCCTGTATGTGAGGTATTGATGCCATCAACTCCACCTTAACGTGAACAAAATGTAATCTTTTTCATATCTAAACTTGAAACTGATTAGGTCATCGTCAGTTATACCCCATCTACAATGTCTTTCGTGTTTACCAATATTGGTTTCTAACCATTTAACTATTTCGTTATATTTGTCAAGATGTTTAGCATGTACTGAACATTCATGCCAACCGGGTTTGGTGTTTTCCCATCCAGCATCATAGTCATAATGTTCATATATCATTGCCATCTCAGCGAAAACCAAAAAGCATCTTTTTCATTTCTAAAATGCCAGCTATAACTTTTAGGATCATCTCTTCCTACCCAAAAACATGTCCAATTGCCTGTCTTTCTACCAACAGCAAACCATCGTTCTCCTATGTTATCTCTGCACCATTCTTCTACTTCGTATCCAAGTTTCTTAGTAATTACAGTGTATGGCAATTCTTTCATCCCCACCTCAACATAAAATAACTTGCATTACTATCATTGTAAAAAGTAAAAACTGTATGTTGTTCCATAATAGGTTCAGAACTAAAATCATCCCACATTTCTTTGTAATAAGCAAAGTCAAAATCAACTCCTTGAACCCAACCCATTTTTCTTACCTCTGATACTATATCTAAAACTCTAGTTACGTTTATTTCCTTGATAATTATATTAGCCACAGATCAACTCAAATAATATAGCATCACGCTCATCCTTAAAGTAAAAATCCATATAATCTTCAGTCACATGTGTTTCATATTTGTCTCCGGGTAAACCAAACTTTTCTACCGCTATTGCACAAGTTTCATTCCATATAGGATGTTTGTGATGTGTTTGCCATGTTATACGAACTCTAGTACCCGCCGGCATTCAATAATTCCTTAACTTGTTTCACATTATCTGTTTCACGGTTAAACTTAATCTTCCATAGTTCTGGATTAATATAATCAATGACCATCTTTACATGTGATTCATTTAAACTATCTAAGAACTTTACACCACTGTCACTTTGATATAACATCCATGGACTAATCTTACCATTGGTAATACTATGACATATCTTGTTAATATTACCATAACACAAATAGTCTTTAGCTAGTATCCCTTCTTTTTCTGCTAAATCTATGGTAGTTTGGACACTACGTGCAATCGCATCAAACGGATCTTCACTACGTAAATACTCAATTAAATATTTTGTATATACAGTATCAGTTGCCCATGTGTCAACTTTAATTTGATTCTTTAATAACCAATCTACATATCTACTAACGTTGATTGCATTAATGTTTGCACAATGACTACCAAACTTAACAAAGGCTGTATAATAAGCACTGCGAATAAATTCTTCGTATGTTTTTGCTTTTTTAGTTGAAGTATTCTTCTTATAAAATTGTATCCAAGCTTGAAACCCAATACGATTACCCTGCAATTCTTTGTTCATCCAACGTTGTTTATTTTCACATAGGTGTTTAGCCATAGTAGATTCACGTAGGAACTCTCTATTGCAAAAATCACAACCATACTTGATTGTGTTATCAGTTGCCTCTGTCTTTTTCGTATTGAGTGATATCTTCATCTGTAACCGTTTGACTTAATACTTCTATATCTGCTATTTTTAAATGGGGATATATTTCTGCAAGATGCATTTTCTTTCTTTGCTCTTGCACGAATGCTTTTGAATATTCTGTTAAATCTTCACTACTTGCTTTAGGATAAATCTTTGTAAAATATTCTTTTATTTCTTTTACTTGTGCAGGTTCTTTTAATAAACTTACACGTTCTTTGATTTGCGGTAACCATTGATGATATTGTTTACCTAATCCGGGACTAGCCGCACATAACATGTACCATTGTAGTTTAGGATGCTTACTAACACTTTCATTAAAGAAGTATTTGTTAGCATTGTATTCTGTACTCATCACATAATAACCTGCAATATCTCCTGAACCTTTCACGTAGCTTAACCACTTGATTAACATGAATGGCACAAACTTGCGCTGTTGTTCAGGGGTCAGTCTATCGTAATAACCATAATCTTTCTTGTCTAGTGCCGCAATGGCTTCGAACAAGTTAAAATCTTGATTCTCTAACTTTTCATCAGTAGGGATAATCTTTTTTGTTGCCATCAAAAAGCCTGACTATAATCCACAATCTCACAGTTACGACTAATTTCTTTTACAAAGTAAACACATCTAGGCTTAGGACCATCATCTAATGGTACACACAAAAATTGTCCGTTCTTTAATCGAGGTGCATACCATGTTACATCGTGATATATATCTACAATCTCAATTGAAACAAAACTTGGACTAAAACTAGTTAGTGGATTAAACTCAAACGCATTGAACCCTCTATCATTGATACTTGTTAACGGTAATGTTTCTAAGTCCCCGTGTTCTTGTTCACCAATTAGTATTTGCCAATCAATAGGCATCTTAATAGTGCTATCACCAATCTTTAATACAAGTGCAGGACTATTAAATGATTCTAAAAAGATAAGTGGTATGTAATGATAGTCTACGTTTTGTGGATTACTATTGTCTAGTATGGCAAATCGAAGGTCATCAATTTCGTCCGGGAGTGTTTCTAAGTTATAGAATTCGTTTTCTAGTGTGAGTATACGCATTTTGTTATTATAACACTTTCTTATCTGTATGTCAACTTTTCTAAGTCAAACGGGTAGTTTGCTTCTTTATAAAAAGCCTTACGTTGGGTTAAATGTCTTTTGGCAAACTTACAACTGCTTGTTACATCCCAAATTTGTACAAAGTCTTTATCTTCTGCTTTACGAATGCCTCGACCGATGCTTTGGATAACACGGACGAAGGATTTTCCAGGTTCAATGAGAACCAGATTAAAAATCCTAGGTATGTTGATACCAACAGCGGCGACACCATAAGTCGCAACAATAATTTTATTTGTACTGGTTGCAATTTCATCATATTCTTCTTTCCTTTCAACCATATTAGTAGCACCACTCACAAATACACTATCGGGTAATCTACTAACAATTTCTTTACCTGCATTAACTCTATCAACTAGAATCAATACATTGCCTGTTTCTTTAATCTTTAATATTAGTTGTGCAATAGCATCTAGTCTATTTGTATCCTCAAGCAAGTGTTTCAACTCACTTTGGTAATTACTAAACTCTACATCATCTTTTAATTGAACAATATTAACGTGACATTGTGCTAGTACACCTTGATCCTGTAACTCACTTGCACTTAGTTTACTGATAACAGGACCTAAACTAACAAACAATGATTGTGCTTCAAACTTAGCTTTAGGGATAGTTCCGGTCAATCCCCAGCGAATCGGAACCTTAGCAAAGGCCCCAGTCAGTAATGTCTTTAGTGCATCTGCTTTGGCCATGTGAACCTCATCTACCATGACACAAACAACACCTTCAATGAAGTCCATAATATCTGCTTCACCTGCTTTTGTTTTCTTAAGCATATTGTTAAGACTCTGCCAAGTACAAATAGTATGTGTTTTATTGTACTCTTTGCGATCACCAAAGTATACACCAACATCTAATCCAAGATTAATGTAATCTGCTTCTGTTTGTGTTACTAAACTCTTGTTCGGAACGATAACAATACTACGACCATATTGTTCTATACTATAACTTAGTGCGGCAGTCATCAATGTTTTACCCGCACCTGTAGCAATCTCTTGTAGTGATTGCGGGTTCTTTAGAAAGTTATTAACAATAGTAATTTGATAATCACGTAGCTCTACGGGGGTGCCTTCTTTGGGATGACCTTTAGGCCAGTTCTTATGAGCGAACGTTGATTCGGACACTTCAGCGAATTCAAAGGTTGTTGTATAATCCCTAGTATCATCCAACTCAATATCATATCCTGCTCTGTCTAATACGGGAAGTATTTCTTCCAATAGATTAATATATGTACTACCAGCAAGACTGAAATAACTTACTTTGCCATTCCATCTTCCTAGTCGTACTGCAGGTAGATATCGTGCACCGGGAACTTCATACTCAAACATTTTCATTAGTGCTTTACGCTCTGCTAATTCAAGACCTTCTATCTTTACATTAACTTCATCTTTAACGATTATTTTACATTGTTTCATTTAATTCCCAAATTTACAGGTTCCGAATTTACACATTTTATAATTTTAAATAGATTTGTAGGAATATCCATAAACCCGTAATTTCTATATTGTATCATAACAGGTTTCTCATATGATTTCAAGTTAGATTGGTCTCTTATTATATCAATGTTCAATTTATTTAACAAGTTATCCGAATGTTCCCCTAACAAAAACAATTGTTTAGAACTAATTTTTGATGATTCTGTTATACCATCGCAACCCAATTCACTTAACCATTTAACAGCAATATCCAAATCTCTAATCTCAAATTCACTTTGAAAATTAATAGCAAGATTTACTTTTAGCGGATCTTCAATATTAGAAAAATGTTCTACAACCGAATCACTGATATAAATTCCATATTGAACGTAATCCGATATCATTCGTAAATCATTGGTTAAAGTAATATCTTTAATATTGTTATACAGAACTTCATTCAATGCGGCTACATAGTAATAACCGTTATTATAAACAAGTGTTGGTTCCCAATATTTAACTGATTCATAATCACTAAGAACATCAATAATTTCTTTAGTAATAGGACAATAATCTATTGTAGTAAAATAATCTGCACTTAAGGACACTAGTGATTTTAGTGTAGAAGGTCCGTACTCCATTTCATATTGTCTTTTATCTTTATGCCATTCCATTGAATATACAGGATTCTTTTTTAGTGCAGTTAAAAAACTTTTACTGAAAGGAGATTTGAATATGATTTTATCCTTTATTACACTAATAGATGCATTTGTATATTGTGGAGAACTTTCTATCATATTGCATTTCCATGGCAATAATAATACATCATCAACATTAAGTTTGTGTTGAATAAACTGTTTTCGATATTTAAATGATATCTTTCTAAAAAGAGAGTCCTGATTTGATGTGATTGTATTATTTCTAATAATTAATGTAGTTAAGTTATTAACAAATTGTAGGTCATACCTGCTTAGTCTAATATTGACAAGCATAAAGGTCGCAACATCTTCAAGTGTTTTTAAATCCATTTACTATCCTAAGGTAAAAAAAAGGGGAACCGAAGTTCCCCAAAAGTTCTATTAAACAATTTACACAGACTTCATACATGTAGTACGTGCAAGATTCTTCCAGTTGCCGGGGCTAATCTTTACTAAGTCAGCAATCTTCAAGCACATACGCAAGGACACTTCACGCAATTTCGTATGATTGTCCCACATAAAGTCAATCACAATTTGTGATTGTTCTTCATTAAAATCATAGTCTTTGAACAAACCACCATCAGCATCACGATGGACCTGCTTGATACGCAACATCTTATCACGATCACCATCAATAGTCAGGTCCAGAAAGTGACAACGTGATTGCAATGCTTCTAAGTGATCCTGTAATTTCTTAGACTTCAAGTTGCCGAATTTCAAGTTAGTGATAAAGATAGCACTACCATTGAAGTTGAAAGTATTCGGGATACCTTCTTCACGCAACAAACGTGAATCACTGTTCCAGCAAATTCTACGTGTCTTACCTGAATCAAGTGCGGCCTTCAAAATGTTCAAACTCAAGTCATCAGTAAAAACACTATCACAATCATCAAAAATTAACACATTCTTTGTGTCAGAATATTTGTACAGTTGACTATACAAACCCAATGCTGTCATCGCACCTTTCACAATTTGAAAGCGAACTTTCTTACCTGCAAGCTTGTCAAACATACTTGCTTTTTCCATTTGTGTCTCAACACCATAACTTTTGCCGACACCGGGCGGGCCTGAAACAATCATAGCACGGATATCACCATTGATACAAGCACGTGACATTTCATCAAGGACCTCGAAACGAGTAGCAATACGGTCCATTGCTTCTGTTTCAGTTTCTTTCACAACTTCTTTTGCAAATTTTACTGTATTTTCTATCACATTATCTCCATTCAAAAATTCAATTTGATTAATATTATCAACAAGTACCTTAACTGCAGGGATATTGATTGCGAATTGACCGTCATTTTTTACAGTCACATAACTACCTTTTTTACTTGTCTGAAAACCCTTGACTAGTGTAAACTCAGTATTGACTACTGCTTGTTTACGATAAGAGCCAGAGAGAATGCGAATAGTAGACATTTGTTTCCTTTATTTCAGTGTCAATACAAGTATTGTATCACGTTATCCATTTATTGTCAAATTTTGTGCCTTATGCGGCCTTACGAAAATACATATAAGGCAAGCCCAATGTATAGCACAAGTACTCATCATCGCTTTGAGTATCCTCAGCTTCGTGGATCCAGCGCATTGCTGTTGTACGGTCCTTAGCACCAGCATCAACCAATGACTGAATCCGTTGCTCAAAAACAACAGTTGCAGTAGCTTCTGCCTCTTTGCGGGCCTTATCTTCGGCTTCAATAGCTACACCAAGTCCTTCAAACTCAGCTTCAAACTGTTCCAAAGTCCAAGTTGAAGTGTCAACACCGCGAGGGCGAACACCGTAAGCGTCCTTGTACATATCCCAGTAAAGTTCCCGGGCTTGTTCCAATTGTGTCAACTCTTCCCAAGATTTAAATTCTGTAGTCATTTTGTAGTCCTCTTCTTTACTGTCTAAGATTCTATTATAGCAGAAAGCCCATTTATTGTCAAATTTTGGCTATCAAACTAGCATGAATTTCATTCATTTCCGACTGTTCTACGTAGAAATCGGACCTAGGATCATAGTACTGGCCTTCACTGTTGTCATAATACAACACTCTTCCGGAGAAATTGAACGGGCCTTCTAGTCCGTTTCTAGGACCATATTTGGTACGCATTTCATCCATCTGATACTTGTCAGCAACAACACGATATCCCATAAATCCCTTTCAACTGAATAAGACTCTATTATATAGCCAAATCCATTTATTGTCAAATTTAACCTATTGTGATATCTTCCATACCGGCAGCCCTCAAGCGAACAATATGACCTAACATAAAATTCTTAGATTCTAAGGCCTTCATAATACCAAGCCAACGATTTCTAAGTAATGCAATTTCATTAATCAATACTTCCATATCAATTACTTCATCTTCACCTTCAGCATACTTTTCAGCATCACGGCTTGTCAATGCTCTATTATATGCTTCTAAATACTTTTGAAAATGTTTTCGGCGAATTTTACGTAATTGGATATTGAGATAATTCAATACGGCTTCTATCTCTTGTAGTTGATTAAATCTATGCTCAGTAACTCCGGGTATTGCGGCAATGTTCTTTTCAACATTGCCATATACCTTTACTTCTTGTTTAGCTGAAATTAGTTCATTCTCATAATGAGAGATGAAGTCAGGTAACACACCAAGATTTTGGGTGATGCGTGTATACCAATTCATTTAATCCCATTCTTCGTCTGCGTCATCTTCATCATAATCTTCATACGATTCTTCAGTATCGTTGTGTGCCAAATTCTCTTTAAGAGCAGTTAGTACTTCTTTCTCACCCTTAAAGGTATTTTTGATATCGTCAGCTTCGTAATTGTTATCAATCAGTAGATTGATTAGTGAATCAGCCGCATCGCTACGGTCATTTAAATCAATATGAGAACGCAATGCGTCCCATACTTCTGCAACAAAATCTAAGTTCATTCTGTAACATCCTCCTCCGATGATACATTACTTATCTTTGTTGTTGATTTTTGTGAGTACTCAATCATAACTTTGTCTAGGCAGCCATCACTATTTGCTTCCCAAGCTTTGCGAAACTTCTTAATGATTTCACCATCAAGTGTTGTGTAAACTAAACTGTTACCTTCTTTCTTAACAAGTTCAGCCTTCTCAATCATATCTAATAATCCTGAGTAAGGGCTCATGCCTGTTTCATAAGGAATCTTAACTTGAACACTTTCAAATGGTTTCGCATAGCGAGTTTTCATAATCTTACATGCGGCACGAATACCTCGTACATCACTAATCTTATTACCATCTTCATCTTCTTTAAGTTTCAATTTCTTCATAGCAACTACAATACTAGAAGCATAAACGAAACCTTGACCACCTGATATTTTATCATCTGGATCAAACATATCCTGTGAAGCATATGTGTGATTAGTAGCTACTAAGCCAATGCCTAGTGAACCGAACATATTAACACAGTTACGAACAAGTGCTGTTAGTGCTTTAGGCTTACGACCCATGTCACCTTTCATATCACCTGCTTCAAACTGATTAACGTCTGTGGGTGTTAGTAACATACCTAAACTGTCAACTACGAACAATACCTTAGGACGATCTGTTTCTGGTAGTGTTTTGTAATCTTTAACAAACATAGAAATAGTTTTTCCTACTTCGTCAATCATTGCCATGTTTAGTTTTAATAGTTTATTTTCTTCTGTAGATACACCAAGTGCGTGTAGCCATGCTTCGTCAAGGGCATTCTCGGAGTCAACTAAGACTACAAAAATTCCTTGTTCTTGTGCGTGTCTGACGAGGTTTCCTGAACAGATGAACGATTTTCCTGCGCCTGACTCTCCGGCAAAGACAGTAACTTTACCAAGAGGTACGCCTTTATTAAAGTCGCCGCTAATGAGATAATTGAGAGCATAGTTACCAGTTGAGATCCAGTCAGTAGGATCGTTAAATCCTATTGATAGACCTTCAATACTTTTTGTAATGTCCTTACGGAACTTACTAATGTCAAAGGGTTTTGCCATTTAATTATCCAATTCTAGTGCTAATGCTTCTTTGATTACTTCAAAGAGTTCTTCATCAGTGGTACAGAGAAATTTGTAATTCTTCCAATCATTCTCTGAATCTCTTCCACCTACTTCAACCATATAACCATTAGTATAACGATTGATTGTAAATGATTCATTTACTTTGCTTAAATTTTCTAGGTATTTCATATTATTCCTTATTGCTTGTGTATGCCGTTAGTATATACATGTAACGGTTGTTTGTCAAGGTATTCTGGACAATTGTCCGCAATACGCTCAAGTTCGTAATCATTTGGAAAATGTCGTAATGCGGTCCTTGCTTTGTCTCTAATAAGACTAGGCACTCTTGGTGTCTTGCCTGGATCGCATAACTCTTCCAACAACTTTTTACTTTGCTTTAAAGCACGGTATCGTTCGTCTGTTGTGGTCATGGAATATTCCTTAGGAGGGGCCTGAGCCCCATTACCTATTAAGACTTGTTTTGTCTAGCACGAATCATTGCTAGAATGTCTTGTGCTTTGTCACTTGAAGGCTGTGCTGGCGGAATCTTAATTGATTCTGCGGCTGCCATTGCATCTTCTTCCCACGGCGCTGTAGAAGGTTCTGCTACGGGTGCAGTTGCGGGTGCTCTAGTTTCAGTAGTAGCTGTTGTTTGAACCGCGGTCGCTCCTGCAGGTGCTTCTAATCCATATGGACGATAGTAACTACCCCAACGCTCATTATCAAAAGGTTGACCATCAACTGATGCCTCAAACATTTCTTTAATGATACGTAATTCTGCTTCATTTGGTTTCTTAGGTAAGAAGTCATTCATGTTAAACAAACCATGTGCTTCAATAGCGGCCTGTTCTGTTTCTGTCAATGGTGATTCTTTACGTGCCCAGTTACTTGTAGAATAATCTGCGTAACCACCTTTACTTGTTTTCTTAACGTTGAAGTCAAGACCACGCATAAGGTCTGTTGGCAATTCTTCCATTTCAGGATCCATCAAACTAGATTTGATGATTGTGAAAATCTGTGGACTAATAACAAATCTGCGAATTGGATTTGCAGGAACTTTGTCATCACCCATTGGGTTCTGACGAACAAAACCTTGAAATAGATAACTGCGTTTCTTCCAATACTTGTTTGCCATTTCTTTCAGTGTTTCGTCTTTATACCAAGGACGAACTTCGGCCAGTACTGGGCAAGCATCGCCATACATTTCCATACACGGAACTTGTACAACTGTTTGCTTAATGTTAGTATCACCTTTTACTCCATTGAATGGAAGTTTAATAATCTGACGTTCAACCCAAAAGAATGTGTTAGAATTATTCGCATCTGGCAAGAAACGAATTGTAGCTGTTGTGCCTTCGTCCATATTCCAGTGTGGATAAATTGAGTTGTCAGATTGTGTTCCTGAACCCTTGTTGTTTGATTTGTTGTCTTGTGCCGCGATACGGGCACGAATGTCTGCTAATGATGCCATGATAATATTTCCTTATAAAATTGAGATGGTCTCGTTTTTTAATATTCGCTACTTCCCTATGAAGTAACTAACATTAGAGATAGTATAGCAAAACTATCTGTTAATGTCAATAGTATTTATCCCTTTTGCGGGTAAACACATTTTTTCCTACGGTTTTTTAACCCTTTTAATAGATGAAAGATTTATGATTCTGTTTAACATATCTATACTTTCGTTAGATAATTCTAATTGTGGATCGGGCTTTTGTTGAAATAAAGCATTTTTAGCAATTTTTAAGAAATTAGCCATCATTTCAGATGATGGCATAACACCCTGGTCAAGTTGTAGTTTTATATAAACTGCTTCATCTTGTAAGGTATCTAATATTTGTTTTTTAGTATACGGTGGATTCGCATTACTTAATTCTTGTTTATAGGCACTAATGAAATGCTTATATAAAAATGGAATATTTATTTCCATCCATTTATTAAACTGGTCGTTACTCCAATTTAATCTACCTTCTTCGTTTAATTGTAGTGCTTCTTTTAAGTTATGATTAATATCTTCTGCCTGTATATCAACATTAGGACCAACCAAATTTGGATAATTAACATTTTGATTGCCACCCTGCTGATCACCTTGCTTATTTGCAAGTGATTTATAAAGTTGTGTTACAGCGTTTAATAAACCACGTATTTCAGTTGCATCATTTTTTGCACCTGCTTGTAAAGTTTTCAATTCGTTAGCATCTTTTGCAAATTGTTGAAGTTGAGTTGAAGTATCTGCAAGTTGTTGTGATGTTTGTTTTTTATAATCATTGGTGTTATCTCTATAAGTGGAGAATCTTTCTTCTTTATCATCCAATTCTTTTTGAGTAGCTTGAAGTTTTTTGTAAACAGCATCATAGTTAACCGTTGCCTTACTATCAATACTGTTTACTAAACTTTGTAATTTTTTAACATCACTATTTTCTGCTGAGGGGTTAGAAGCCAAAGCCATAATTTGTGCTTCCATTTCTTTATACTGCTTAGGATCCAAATTTGGTTTATCTTTTAATTCTTCTAATTGCTTTTGTAGTTTCTCTAATTCATCACCACTTACTTTTGCTTTTTGTCTAGCGTCAGCACCGCCGGCAGTTACTCTAGCAGTTAATTGTTTAATTCTTTCAACTTCATCTTCATTGGCATCTAATTCTCCCTGAAGAGTTTGAATAGCATTTCGTTGTGTATTGATTAGATTATTTTGAGAGGCATCAATTTTTTGTTGTTGATTTAACTTATCAGCCATATACAATGATAATGCCTGTTGGCTATCATAACCGGGAAACTTTAACATGGCTCTCTGCATTAAATCCTGATCTAAAGATAATGCAGGAGTACTTGGTGCTTCTCTCAACAATGCTGATATTTTCATATTACTTACTTAATAAACGTCTAATAGTATCTAAGTCTTCTTGACCTTCTGTTACAGGTTTTTCTTTATCACTAAATTCAGCACGAATGTTTTGCATTGTTTTTTCACTGGCATGTTTTTGTCCTGCGGCACGTAGTTTATCCATACCTTTTTTACCGTACTTCTTAATACCAAAAGATGCTTGTAGTGCGCTTTCTTCAATATCATCTTCAATGATATCTGTATCATCATTTGGTTTAGCCATGCTAGGTTTACCGTGCTGTGATCCTGCTGGTGCACCTACATCTTTTTGCATCTTTTTCAATAGTTCTTCATCACTGCCATGACCCAATTTATCTAATACTTTACCGCCAACGGTCTTAACAGCATCTTTGACTTTATCAAACATACCTTCATCCACACCATTTAGTTGGCGTGCTACTTGCTTGACCCAACCACTAACATCACTTGACCCAATTTCTTCAACATCACCCACAAAGTCTGCAACATCGGCAATAGCAGCCAATACTTTATCAGGACCGTGCTTCAATAATTCAGGGTGTTGACGTATGATGCGGCGAGTTATTGCACTTACAACTGGATCATCAATATCGTCTTCCGATTCTTCTAAATCAAATGCTCTTAAATTCTTAGCATCTGTTCTTACATTGTGTCCAAGTGTTTCAGCGCCAGGAGCTTCTGTTAAACTATCAGCCCATTCGCTTAACTCACCAACTTCTTTCATCTCTGCTACTTTCTTTTGTAGCTTGTTCAATATTGGCATTACACTTTCAATACGTGGGTCTAATGTCTCTTGCACAAACAACTCATTCAAATTGTTTTCTTCAGTTTCGTTTTCCATCAATGATGGTGTCCAGCTTTCAAAGTAAGTATTGTAACCACGATGACCAGTCATTCTACTTAATGTCTCACGTAAACCTTGATAGTGATTGATACCTTCATTCACTAGACGTTGTGCAGATTCATTGAACTGACCATTACGTGTAGCACGAACAAACGCACCCATCTTTTGATATTCTTCTACTAAACTTGTAACGTGATTCCAACGTTCACCGTGTGGCTTATCACCTTCAGCAATTAGTCGACCATATACTCTAGCAACACCTGGCTTGATAGTTGGAGCTAAGAATCTTTCACCCTCTTGGTTCTCTAAAAAGATTTTAGCAATATTACGATAACGTTGCTCACCTTCTTCAATTTGGCGAGTGTGCTGTATTACAATCTTTACATTTGGTACAGCATCGTTGTAGCTTGCTTTTTTACCCATTGGGTAATAACCTTCTGATATTCTTTCTTGCTTTTTCATATATTCCCTTTTTGCCATATCGTGTTTCAAATGGTCAACATTTTTTAACTCAAAACTCAATTGATATTTTTGTGAGAAACGTTTCAATTGATTTAATATTTTATACCAAGATTCATCTTCCCCATGACTTTCTTCTTTTTCACTACTTGCTACTTCATCGCTAAAATATATACATAACTTATGTAATCCATCAATAGAGATAGTTACTTTACCGTAATCTTCCCCGTCTTTGATGAAGTTGAATTGAAATACTTCTGCTTCCTCAGGAGTAGGAATTTCCTTACCTGAGGTATCAAGCATTGTAGGGTCAAACCCTTTACTGTGTAAAAGGTCAAATAATGAACGGTTTAATGATTCTGTGTTTTTTGGCATAATGTATTTATCAAATATTGTTTAACCCAGTACCGCATAGAAGGGCAATGGCATGATGACTTCATCATGGTCACGTATTTGGTTCTCTAAGTCAAAATGATAGTCACTTAATTGCTGTAGCATACGTGTCACTAACAAACTAGCCATAATCAAGTCATCTGTATCACCAATTTTTGCGGCATAACTACCACCATGTGCAACAAATGCTTTTAATTCACTTATAAGACTACGACTATTTACGGTCATTTTCTTGCTTTCAACCAATGTTTTGAACTTAGCACAACTTGCTAATTTACTCTTATTAGTAGTATTGAATCCTCTACGTCCTTTACCTGCTTCACTGATAAAGATACCCGGAATATTACTTTCCCCGTATTCATTTAATGAAATGATCGCGGCTTCACCAATTCCATTACATTCAATACTGTAATAGATGTTATTAGGTTCATTGGTGCATTCTACTATATATTTGCTTATTTGTGCTAATAGTTTAATTTGGCTAGGGATATCTGTTTTATTGTGTTTCCACTCACCCACTTGAGTAGTAGTGTTTGCTTCAAATATTTGAATAGCAGATGGGTCGCCACCTGTACCAAGACTTGGATCCAATCCTATACAATATATATTACCTTTTGTTGGTTTTTGATACCAACGAACTTGTCCTATACGACTTACGGGTTCTATACCTTCCATCATTAACAATGTGTTTGGATTAATCAATGTTTCATCCGCAATAATAAATTCGCAACCAATTTCTCGATTGAAACGATCTTCACCTAACTGTGCTTTTATTTCATCAGCCCATTGTTGATCTCGTCCGGGTTGTTCACTCCAATGCGCTCTGTATGCTCTAAATCCATTAACTCCTACTTCAGTGGTGTTACCAAAATCATCTTCAGTCTTGTTAGCACCTTTCCAGATATAAGCAAACTGATCCTCATCACTGTTTGGTGTACTTGTAATAATAGCTTTACCACCAGTTGACAATGTTGGTGTAATAGCTGTCCAAAATTCTTTAGCTATACTTGGACGAACGAATGCAAACTCATCTAAGTATAATAGTGTAATAGACATACCACGACCTGTATTTTCAGTAGTTGTTGCACTAACAATACGACTACCATTCTCAAAGTCTAATGAGCCTTTATTGTATGTAGTAACACCTGCTTTAATATGATCGGGGCAGTTTTCATATGCATAACGTATACGTTGCATAATCTCCTGAGCACCTGTATATTTGTGTGCCGCAACTAAGATAGTACTGTCTGGAACAAACATTGCATACCAAAGTAAATATCCGGCGGCTGAAGTTGATTTACCACTCTGTCGAGGCATCAAACTAATACTATAACGATAGTTGTGATATGTTTCAATCAATCGTTTTTGATAAGCCCAGGGGTGATATACCATACTACCCTTTGTAGGGTGTTGTATCATAAAGAAGTTATCCATAAAATATAGATAACCTGTATCTGGGTCACAGCATTTAATAAAATCCTGTAGTTCTTTATCAGTTTTAAAAACTGTTTTAGTGTACGGGTTCTTTACTAATGAAGGTGTATTACTCATAGTGAGTATTTATATCCATAAAAAAACGGCTAAGCCGTTTTTTATTTAATATCTAACGGTCGTTGTTTTGTAGCTACAATACAGTAAAATACTTCTTTTGCATTATAATCTTCACCTTTTTCGTTTTTACCTTCTAGCGTGAATTCTAAATTGTTAAAGATATTAGCATCAAAGCCACATCGTGACAGTAATGCTGCCAATTGATTTTGACCTAAAATACTATAATGATTTAGGTTCCATTCATGCTTACGGTCACAATCCGGAGCAGGAACTTCAATGTAAATCTTTGCACCTTGCTTTAATATACGATTGTATTCCATTAAACTAAAGATAGGATATGGACTATGTTCTAATGCATGGCGTAAGAAAATAAAATCAACAGATTCATCATGGTATCCATCTTTTTGTGGTAAAAAACTTAAATCATACTTCTTGATAGTATGACCTTTATCTTCACAGATTTTAATATCACCCGGACTTAATGTTACTCCAGTAAGATTAGTATATCCACGTTCTTTCATACCATCTAGAAAATAACCAGGACCACAACCTAAATCTAAGATTTTACTATCTTTTGGTAAATTTAATGGATCAATGTATTGTTTAACAACTTGTGCGGTCAGACTCTCGTGTATCTGGCTGTTACCTTCGTCATATATGTGTGCTTGGTACAGGTATTCATTGTAGAATTTAAGTTTTATGAGGTCTAGGGTGTTATTAATATCAATCATTGAGATTCCTGTAATTTGATATAATTACTTATTCTCAATATAGGTGATGAAATTATTTTCTTTTGTAACCTTTAAAAGGTTTAACCAAACTTGTAGTATTAGTGTCATCTGGTTCTTGTGATTTACTATAGGGTACAACATTTTTTTTATCTGTAGGTATAGTTTTAGTAGCTGAAACAAACATATTATGTTCTTCTTCAGTATATGGATGAACAGTGTTATATTTTTCAGCAAAACTGGCATTATCCATTTCTACTGCATCTTTACTTTTACCATCAGCCATGCTCATAGCCATCATTAAACGGTTTAAATGATATATGCGGTCATAACCGCCTATATCACGGCTTTTAGAAACACCAGGGGTAGCTTGACTATGATGGTGATGCATTTTGCCTTCACCTTCAGTTACAAATTCAGTTGCTCTCATTTTCTTTTATATCCCTTAAATCCTTTAATCGGGCTTATTTTATCTACATCAGGTGCTTCTTCGCTAGCCATTGAACCAATTTGTTTTGCGTCACTAGGTGGCATACCCATAGAACGTAATGCATCATGTATGTAATCTGCTACATGAGGATCATAACTTACTATGATTTCATTTTCACCAAATATTGATTCTTTACCATCAAATTCAGGGACACCATCTTTAGCACGTTGTTGAGCTCCTTTAGCACCTGCAATTGCTACACCAAAGCGATATTGTAAATAAGGGTCTTGGTTCTTAAGTGCAGGAATTTTAAAAGCACCGGGTAATGCCAATCCTACATCACGTGTGATTGATCCTGTTTTACCTTCACTGATAAATTCTTTTGCTCTCATATTAAATACTACTGTTAAAAGTCACTTGAGATGCAATAAAATGTGTTATATTTGCATTGGCAATTGGATTAGCTAGAATTCTGATATTTCCACCATTTACATCCATGTTATAGTTAGAAACTGCACTACCTGAAAAGGTTAGTCCATACCCGGTAAACTTGACAGATGCGTTACTATTTGTAATCTGTGCTGATATTGTAATGTCTTGGCTATCACTATTGGCTGGATTACTTGAACGAATTTGAAATACACCCTGTGTAAATGCATTAGCTGGATATTCATAGATAACTTGGTTAGCTGTTAATCCAGTAGTATATGTTGAATTTGTGTTGACTGTTGTGAGAAATAAATTACTAAAGTTATTATTAATCTTACTAAACGCTGTACGTAATGGATCACCTAATCCGTCATTAGGAGTGGCTCCAATATTAATATATTCTTGTGAACCGTAAGGTCCTTCACTGCTAACAAATGATAAGGTGTCAACTACTGGAATGGCTTCAACAACAACAGGTGTATTGACAATAGGTTCTGGAGTCTCTTTTGGTATCTTGCTTGCTTTGATAACTTTTTGTGTCATTATAATTCCTAGACTATAATGTATTTATCAAAGGCCAAGCCAATTCTTCTTTGGGGCTTCAATAACTATAGGGGTTTTGCTACGTTGTATCTCTTGTAAAGCACGTATTGCTTCCATTTTAACTTGATTATCTGAACTCTTTGTCAAGTCAATCAGTACACTAATACGTGCGGCTTCGCTCATTGTAGCATCTCTGCTGATAGCTTTCTGTGCTTCTAAGTATAACTCAAAATCATTGTTAGTGGCGCAACCAGCTAATAATACACTCAATAATATAAAATACTTCATAATATGCTATTATTTTACACTATCAAATATCTTTTTCTGTTCGTTATACCAATCTTGCCATCCATCTACTTTAGTTGAACATTCGTAGTATAGTGAATAGTTCTGTACAATTACTTTCAACATGTCTGTAATTGCTACTTTATCACCTTCAATCTTTTTAAGACTTTCGCATTTCTTCATCAATTCGGGGGTAGCATTGGGAAACTTTTGTTTAACTGGAACAACGGTTGAGCATCCAGCTAATAATAATACTATTAGAAGATACTTCATTTCTTATCTCCCATGCTAGCGGCTTTATTTAATGTATCAATTACATCTTTAGGTACTGGGCAGTTTTCAATGTACTTGATAACTTCTTCTTTTTTGATTACTTCTTTATCAATGTATTGGATAATGTCTTTACCCTTTTCACGGATAACCTTAGTCTTTTCTACTATTTTTTCTTGTATCTCTATGTTCTTATTAGCTGATTGTGCTTCAGCTTGAGCCATTTTAGCTTCCATCTCTTTGACTTTAAGTTCCCACTCTTTATAGTCGGCTAATCCACCCTCAAGGTATACAGCAAATACAAGTACAATAATGCTACATATTTGTATAGCAAATTGATATGTTTTGACAAAAGGAATGAATCCTAGGACGAATCCTGCTATTGTGCCCAAAATACCTAATATAAATATTATATGTATTGCGGCGTCGGGTAGTAATGATAGGATAAACATAGTATTCTTATTTATACTTTAGAAAAACAATTTTACTTTATCCGCTATATATTCTACTTCTTGATCGGTTAACTCAGGATACATGGGCAAACTTAATACTCCCCTACTTAACATTACGCTTATAGCCATTAAATCAGGTCTACTAATATTCCTATCTTGTGCTAACGGTAAATCACCTAGTACATATTCATAATGAATCTTGCTATCTATTCCATGTTCTTTTAGATGTGACTGTAATCTATTTCTATCATCCATATACATTACAAACTTCTGATGTGCGTGCGGGTCCTTTGTATCAGATAAACAACGTAATGGTAGTTCTTTAAACTTATCACACCAATACTTAGCTATTTCACTTCTACGATTCTGCCATTCATCTATGTACTTTGCTCTAACTAATATCTGAGCACAATCTTGTTCACTCATTTTACTATTAGTGCCTACATCATGGAATGCAGGCTTATTGTTATCTCTATATGTTGATGCAAACAAATATAAATGTTCATCATTCGTTACAATAGCACCACCATTACCTGAACTAGGTAAGTTCTTTGTAGGATCAAAGCTGATAGACATACCACTACCTACATCCCCATTACACACTAACCAATGTTGTGCTCCATCTACAATTACTGCATTTGCGCTAGCATACCCTGCAATAGGCCATGGCTTACGACCACCATATCCCATGACACACGTATATCCTTTTAAACTATTCTCTACTTCAATGACACCGTTCTTGTCTGTATCAACTAAGTCTACATCCCATCCCGCACTTAATAATGAATTTAGTGTTGCTGGGTAAGTTAAGTTAGGTATACGAATCTTAGGATTATTTTTGAATGTTTCTAAATGTTTATGTTTCTTATACCTAGCAATAATCTCTAATGCTTGTGTACCACTATGAACTGTGATAGCATATTGTGTTTTAGTACGATTCTTAAGCCATTCTTCAAACGAACGTGTATAATGCCCACTCACAAGCTGTCCGTCTTTAAGGGCACGGTCTGTGGCATCTAATAACTCATCTCTTAGATTACCGTACTGTCTTTTTAGACCAAAATGTGCTATTACTAAGCCACTCATAATATTTTTCAAATCCTTCTTCTACATCAGTTTTAGGATCATATCCAAAGTCTTTGCGAGCGGCATCAATGTTCAATGCCCCACGACTTGGAAAATCTTTATCTTTATCTTTAACTACTAATGTTCCACCACCTGCTAGTTTCAATGCTAATTGTGCGGCTTCTAACAATGTACGACTGTGGCTCTTAGTAATGTTATATGTCTTGTTCTCTGTGTTATCACTTAATGCGGCTGCAACAATTCCATCTGCGGCATCTTCAACATAGGTAAAGTCTAATGTTTCATTAGCACCATTTACATTCAATGTACCGCCACGCATTGCAGTTAACATAAACTTAGCGATAACACGATCCTCAACATCTAGTGGTCCATATACAGCACTTGGACGAATGATAGTATGAACAAGATTGGTCTTGCGTGTGTAATCTTTGACTAACCATTCACCTGCAAGTTTCATAATACCATATTGTCCTTGTGGTTTACAGATAGCATCTTCTGTTACATCGTCAGTAAAGTCACCATACACCATTGAACTACTGATATAAATGAATTTACGTACATCATACTTATCGCTAGCTTCCAGCAAGTTGAGCAACCCTTCACTCATAACACGACTTCCCCAAGCGGGATTACTATTAACTACTTTTTGTCTTGGGAAGCTAGCCATGTGAATTACAATCTCTGGTTGCTCTACATTGAATATGTGGTCAACTGATTTAGCATCACAAATGTCTCTATCGTAGATATAACTATCTACTGCTATTTTCTTTCTACGTTCAGTCATCAAATAATTAATTTCATCTTGTGGGATTATACCATAGTTTGTTTTAGTATCCATGATAGATACTAGATGACCCTTGTCTTGCAATCGTTTAACTACATTGTGTCCAATGAGTCCCAATCCTCCCGTTACTAATATATTACTCATATTTTAACTTCCAAAATGTTAATTGTTTATGTGTTAGATATGCTCTAATTTGATATATGTGACCATAACTGTATAGGTCATGGTTACGATGCCAACTAGGTATAGGATTAGAGTTTTCCATTATCCACTTACCTTGTTCTGTTTGTTGCCATTCATATATAGGTTGTGCCACCATTAAATCAGGATCTTCAACATCACCCATTCTAATAGTATGAACTACTTGAGTGATAGATACTGATTCTTCACCTGTATCAGATATTTGTACCTGATACTTAGGTCTAAGTTCAATATCAGACTGCCATTGTTGCTTTGATAGGGCCATGACTTTGATAATTCTCTAAATGTATATCTTGCATTGTCATCTCAAAGATGTTATTCTTTTCTGCGTTTAACATTAATGTAGGCAATGGATAAGGTTCACGTGTTAATTGTTCTTTAACTTGTTCAATATGATTTTTATAGATATGTGTATCACCTGTGCTGATTATAAGTTCTCCTACTTTCAAACCACAGTGATGTGCCAATAGATGTATAAGTAATGCATAACTAGCAATATTAAAGGGGAGGCCTAAAAAAACATCCACGGATCTCTGATACATATGGCAAGATAGTTCACGATTTTTGTTAACATAGAATTGACTCATAACGTGACAAGGGGGCAATGCCATTTGGTCTAGCTCGCTCACGTTCCAAGCACTTAGTATGTGCCTGCGCCCATTAGGATCTTCAGTTAATCCTTTAATGAGATTTGCCAATTGGTCTACTTCAATCTTGTCAACTGCGAGGCGTGTGCCACCTTTGTGTGCCGGGCCCATGTCTTTTTCTATGCGGTACTTATTCCAGTGACGCCATTGTACTCCGTAGATACGACCAATATCACCTTCAAATTTTGCTTTGTGTTTCCAATAGGGTGACAATGCATTTGGTGTCCATATCGTAACGGTATCTTCTCTAGTACCATGGGTAATCTCTGCCAATCTACGCTCATCACTACTGCCTTCAATAAACCAAAGTAGTTCACCGACACAAGCTTTCCATGCAAGTTTTTTAGTAGTGACTGCGGGAAAGCCCCTACGCAAATCAAAGCGAAGGTGGCGTCCAAAAACACTATGTGTGCCAACACCAGTTCTGTCATCTTTAACTTCTCCGTTGTCTAGTATATCTTGTAATAATTCTTTATATTGTTTCATAATTTATTATATCATAATATAAGGAAAGCCCCAACGAATCAGGGCTTTTTAATTAAAGTTTACCTAATAGTCTATCAGTCTCTGGTTGTACTGTGTCAGCAATACTTTGAACATTAAGTACAAATTCTACGCTAACTATTAGTTCATCCAGTTCATCTAACTTACGACTAACTGCATCTTCAATTTGATCGGGATCCAATCCTTGTTGTAAAAACTTCGCAATGTTAATTGTTTGTTGCTTTTTACCTTTAAGTTTGATAATTAACTTTTTGATAAATTCAACAGGAATTTTATTCTTCTCAACATCTTCAAGTATGTGTTCCCACTTATCGATAAATTCTGGTGACATTAGACACTAACTTTAGTTTTCTTTGTTGTAGTTTTCTTTGGTTTAGTTACTTCAGCAGTAACGCCTTCAAGTAGTGCGGCTTCTTTATGTAAACGTGCAGATTCTGCCATCAAACCTTTAGCTTCAATATCCATCTTAGCTGCCTGTTGACGTAAGTTTTGTGCAATAGCCTGATCACCTAACGCATCACCTGAGGCTTGTAGACCTGTTGGTACTGTTGCATCTTTAGCACCACGCATCTTACGTGCTACTGTAGCAGGATCTTGTATGCCACGTGACTTGTCTAATTCAGCCATTCTTTTAACAGCATCCTCACCCAATTTCATTTCATCTAGTATCTTGTTAAGTTCATCTAAACGAATTAATTGATTTGGTGAAGGTGTCATCAAAATTTGACTTGTCTGAACCTTTTTCAATTGACCTTCTAAATGCAATACTTGTAAAATGGGTTTGCCATCTTTAGTATAGGTTCTGTTTAATGCATCGGCTAAATGCTCACTATTCTGACCGATATCACTCTCAATACATTGAATCAATGGATCGTGTATATGCTGATTGATTGTCTCAGTATAAGTGACTAAACACATATGTGCTTCACCTGGTACTTCTCTAAATACTACTGCAACTTTTCTATCACCGTGTTTACCAACATGTCGTGTAAAACTCATAGTGTGTTCTCCTCTTATATAAGCTAAACATATTTAATGTGAATTAAACATGTTAAATTTTTTTTATGACCACTTAAGTTCATAAAACGTAGCATCCTTAGGGTTTTCGAATGCTATGTTACCCAAATTGTATTCTACTAGAAAAATTTGACTGACTGGTACAATACAAAATCTACCCTTGATATTATCTAATACCCATTGCTTTGAATTCATCGTCAATGGTGTATCACTTAATATAAAATGTTTTGGATAAAATTCTACTTCTCTTTTACCAAACCAAATATAGGGATCAATCTCATAGTCTATCATTTTGTCAATGTATCTAATACTTTATACTTTTCATATGCTTCAACTACTGCAGGAGTTGAGTTATCATTGGTGGGAACAACTTGCATCCACAATCCTTGACCTAACCTTGCCGGATGATTATACTGATAATGATGACCATCTTTGCGGCCTGCATTATCAAATACTCTAGGTTGATGAATCCTACCTGAGTAGTATAATCTCGTAGCTAATGCTTTTACATCAGTCAAATCATAATCACCCAATTCACTCAATTTAGAACGTCTTGGATAGGGATTACCCTCTGCGTAATATTGTTCTACTACTTGCATAAAAGTATCATATGTAGGACATAATGTACGTGTTACAATGAACATAACCTCATCCTCGGACACTTCATTATGCATAAGACTAAGTAAGCAACCACCGAGGCTTGTACCAATATACATCATACAATCAATTTCCTATCTTGTTTAAGATAATCACTATAAACTTTTTTACCATTACTTCTAATCCATTCTACAATGGGTTGTGGATCAATTTCAAATACTTCTTTCAGTTCATCATAAGCCATTGTACTATTAAACTCATAAATCTCATACATACGTTGACTGTTTACTTTTGCACGTAGTAGCATCATTTGTAATGGAATACCTATTGGCTGACTGGGGATTCGTTCTTCTTTAAGAATGGCAACAACTTTTTGTTTTTCCCATTCATTGTACTTATCCATATGCAAGTCAACATCATGTAGACTTTCAAGACCCAGCATATCCCACATTGCTAAGTAATGTTTAGTTTTCTTCTTTCTTGAGTATGACATATAACATTTCTGCTTTGTTAATTATGTTTGCTAATGAAGGTTCTGTTTCTGCTAACTTAAGAATTTCTTTCCACTCATACCATTTAGTGATATAGTGCTTATTGGGATCCTCTTGTACTAATGTTCTATCGGACGATCCACTCTTACGTGAGTAGACCGTCTTACCACCATCCGGGCTTTCGTAAATGATTATTTCTTCACAAGATTTAATCATCGACATCTTTTATCATTCCCAAAAATCTAGTTAAGGCAATAACAAAGAGCCAAAGCAAACCCAATATAAGTATTGAAATTATAATGTAGTCAAGATAGCTCATTATTTTTCATCATAGATAGCATAAGTCCCGAATGGGGGATTGGGATTCTTATCACCATGAATGATCCATGTTGTGTCACAATAATCACTATCACCCCAACTACCACAGGGGTAGCCATCAGTGAATACAATCAATCGTTTAGGTACATTGCCAATATCTTTCAAGTAAGTAAAGATACAATCAAAGTCAGTACCACCACCACCTTGAGGCTCATATGTATCAATCGTGTCCATATTCTCACTGTTAAAATCTTGTGGATTATAAATTTCAGTATCAAAACAGAATACATGAATCTTATAGCCATCAAACGCATCCATCATGCCACTGATTTCACCTAAGAATTGTTGTGCTTGTTTGTTACTAATACTACCTGACATGTCAATAGATACGACAACATCAATTTCTTCTCCCGGTGTCATGCCGGGCATAATAGCATCCATATGCCAACCTCTACGTGAGGGACGCATCCAACTATAATCAGTACGAATAGCACTTGTCAAATTAGTTTGAATCAGTTCACGCCAAGGCATAACTGGGTTAGTATGTTGGCGAATCAATCTTTCAACACCTAGTGGTAACTGACCTGCTTCAGCACTACTTGCGGCATTGATAATAGCTTGTTTAACTTCTTGGCGAACACGCTCACGTTCTTCAGCACTCATTGAGGGACGTTTACCTTTACCTTCACCATTACCTTCATTATCACCATCACCGTCACCATCCATGTGATCGTCAATCATCTGGTCAAGCAAATCTTCAATAGAGATTTTTTGAACATTCTTCATCAAATCATCATAGATAGCTTCTGCCGCTTTACCATCATACTTTTGCTCATATAAGCAAGGCACTGATGTAATAAACTGACCCACTTTGTGACGTTTCAAATCTGCATTAACAGCATAGTCATCAGCAATGTTCCAGATTTCGGGATCACGATTGTCACGGCGGCCCATGTGATCGTATACTACGTGTAACACTTCATGGCCAACTAGAAATTCAACTTCCTTAGGCTTCAACATCATAATGAAGCGACTATTGTAATAGAACTTCTGACCATCAGTTGCCGCTGTACTACACCATAGATCGGCATTAATCAATTGCATACGTGTAGCAAGATTGCCAAAAAAACTATGACGTAACAATAGACCAATACGTGCTGTTACCAAACGCTCACGTGCTAGTGCATCAATTTTACTATCTGTAGGTCCTACTAGATTTTCAAATTTCTTACTGCGGCTACGTTTCTTTGTGGGATTTAATACTTCACTCATAATGATCCTTTAGTGTTTATGTGTCTATTATAGCACATTGTGTATTTACTGTCAAATTGACAAGCCACGATATCCTGCATCAAATGCAATACGTGCGTAATCCTGTGCGGATTCAATACTATACAAGGCCATTCCTTGGTCCTTTGTCATTCCTTTTGCCCGGGCACTTTGACCCAATGAATAAAAATAAACTTTTGCTTTCATATATACCTTTATTAAAAAAGATGAGTATGTTCACACCATACTCATCTATAAAATCACTCGCCAGCTTGTACGATATACTTGCCGTATTTCTTGTGGAAGTCATCAAAGTGTTTCAATTGACTTGGCTCAATCGGCAACTTGTATGTCTTAAGTGCAATCTTTGCGCCCATCACAACCAACTCAGTTTCAAAGTTAGTCATAATATAGTTAAAGAAGTTGTCAGCCATTTCGTGGAATTTCTTACTGTCAACTTTCTTATTCTCAAGTGCATCACGCAATTCATAGCACATTGAAATTGTAAGAGAGTACATTGCCGAAATTTCTTTGACTGACAAGTCTTTTACTTTACCAGAAAGAATTTCACTTGGCTCGGGCATACGACCTGCAATTTTGCGGTGTGCGGCAAACTTAACAGCAAGACCTTCACCAACAGCACCACTAATCAAATTGAACAATGTATCACTATCAGTATCATCCTCATCATTCAACAAGTCACTAACGAAACACCAGCTACGGGGTGTAGCGAATGCTCTACTTGATGATTTGCCATCAAACTCATACAAATCTTGTTTAGCGAATGACAGATAACCCACAACGTCTTTGTGAATACCTTTGTTAACTGCCCATGTCTGCCATGATGTAAAATCGGCTCGCATTTCTAAGTGTAAGAAACGATTAGCGAGGGGCATCGGCATACGATATGTAACACCTTTATCACTATCACGATTACCTGCCGCAACAATCACAACGTTATCGGGAAGTACATACTTACCAACTCTGCGATTCAAAATCAACTGATAACCGGCCGCTTGAACTGCGGGGCTAGCACTATTCATTTCATCTAAAAACAATACCACGATCGGGTATTGACTTGCTAGTCCCTCATCAGGCAAATCAACTGGTGATGCCCAATCCATTTTATTAATATCACGATTGAAGTATGGGATACCACGAATATCAGTGGGTTCCATTTGTGCCATACGCAAGTCAATCATATGACCACCTAGTTCTGCCGTAACTTCTGCTACAACTTCACTTTTGCCGATGCCGGGAGGTCCCCATAAGAATAAGGGACGTTTTGCCTTGAAAGCTTTAAGAATAGCTTTGCGGGCTTGTACTGACGTAATTGTCAGATTGTCTGATACTGATGATGCCATTAAATGCTCCTGTTAAAAATATAAGATGATGTAATTGTACACTATAACTGATTTATTGTCAAATCAACTGACCCAATGTATGTTTATATACATAGGAATAGTATTTGTAAATTATAGCAGACATTGGATTTATTGTCAAATTTGTGTTGTTGTGTTTTTACAACACTTGTGTAGATGAAAAGTTATTGATTCTGGCAATTTGCTCAATATGAGAATCAATAATAGATTGTTCTGTAGTTAATGATAATTCTCTAAAATAGAGAGTTTTACCTAATAATACTTTACCTTTATTATTTGTTTTTGTATAATCACTTGCAGAGATTAATAAACAAATTTCTTCATCACTATAGGGCCGTTTCTTCACTGAGACTCTGAAGTACAAAGTACTAACTGCATTTGCATTGAATTTCATAGATACCTTTTGACTGAATAAGACTCTATTATATACCCAATTTGATTTATTGTCAAATTACTTCATTAGATTGGCCATCAATACTAGTTTTTCTAAGTGATTGATTGCTGTATTGATATCGGCTACTTTGTCATCAAGCATTTCGTATTTGCCCGTTCTACGCAGATTGACTTCTAGTTTGCTTAATTCAGTTACCATTTTGTCAATGTTTTTGTGCATACGATGTAAGTCTGGATTGTAGCCAATGCCATTCATTTGACTATTTAAGTCACTACTTACTTTATTCCAATCTATTGCCCGTTCTATTTTCATAAAATGATTGTAACATAGTATGGATATTTAGTCAACAAAAAAGGCACCTAAGTGCCTTTTATTTTGAGTTAGTGAGATTATGCGTAACCGTAACTTGCGGCTGCTAGACTGTATCTAGCAGTACCTACTCCTGTAGTATCAGTTGCTGCCACACCTGTATTACTTACTAAGTTGGTTATTGCTGTTAGTCCCGAATTAGTTGATCCATATCCAAATATAGCAGTATCAACACCATAACTAGCGGCTGCTAGATCAGTTCTAGCAGTACCAACACCTGTTGTATCAGTTGCTACTATACCTGTATTGCTTACTTTGTTTGTTACTGACATATATGCAGAGGTAACATCAAGCCCATAACCAAATATAGCTTGACCACTAGAACCATATCCTGCGGCTGCAAGTCCAATTCTGGCAGTACCAACACCGGTAGTATCCCCGGCAACTACTCCTGTGTTGGACACTAAGTTGGTAATTGAATAATATCCTATACCAGATCGGTTTCCATATCCAAAAATAGCTTTATCTGTTCCGTACCCTGCGGCCGCAAGAAATCGTCTGATAGTACCGACACCTGTTGTATCTGTAGCTACCACACCTGTGTTTGATACTAGGTTAGTAAGTGAATATGTAGTGGCGTTTGCATATCCATAACCAAATATAGCTTTGTCAGTGCCATAACCGGCGGCTGCTAAACCAGCTCTAGCAGTACCTACTCCTGTAGTATCAGTTGCTACTACACCGGTGTTTGATACTAGGTTGGTTGCTGCCGTGTAACTAGTGCTTCCACCATAACCAAATAAGGCTTTATTTGTGCCATAACCTGCTGCCGCTAACTCATATCTAGCAGTACCAACACCTGTTGTATCAGTTGCTACTACACCGGTGTTTGATACTAGGTTGGTTATTGATACTCCGGGATTACTTCCTGCAGTACCATATCCAAATATAGCTTTTTGTGAGGGAGGGGGAGGTAGAGTGATTGAGTAACCACCACTGAATGTTACCCCTGAAAAAACCATGTCTGCCATAATATATTATCCTTTTGTTTTGTTTGTGAGATTACGAACCAAATGTTGCGGCTGCAATGTAATTTCTAGCATAACCTACTCCTGTAGTATCAGTAGATACTACACCTGTATTTGATACTAAATTGGTTATTGAAAGTGGACTACCGTTAGTGCCATAGCCAAATATAGCTTGTCCGGAGCTTCCATAGCCTGCAGCCGCCAAAGCATATCTAGTAGTACCAACACCAGTAGTATCTGTGGCAACTACGCCTGAATTAGAAACTTTATTGGTCATTGATAGTCCTGATCCAGTCCCTCCATATCCAAATATAGCTTTATCAGTTCCATAAGTTGCGGCAGCAAGATAACCTCTAGCAGTACCAACACCTGCAGTATCAGTAGCAACTACACCTGTATTTGATACTAGATTGGTTATTGATACATCAGAAAAACCACTATCAAATCCATATCCAAAAATAGCTTTATCAGTTCCATAACCTGCGGCTGCTAATGCACCTCTAGCAGTACCTACACCTGTTGTATCTGTAGCAACTACCCCTGAATTAGAAACTTTATTGGTCATTGATATAGTATCAGATGTATACCCATATCCAAATATAGCCTTATCTGTGCCATAACCTGCGGCAGCAAGATAACCTCTAGCAGTACCAACACCTGCAGTATCAGTAGCAACTACACCCGTGTTGCTTACTAGATTGGTTATAGATGAAGATATACCACTAACCAATCCATATCCAAATATTGCCTTGTCAGTGCCATAACTTGCGGCTGCCAACAAATTTCTAGCAGTACCTACACCTGAGGTATCATTAGCAACTACACCGGTGCTTGATACAATGTTGGTTATTGATACTGCGCCGGATGAACCTGATCCATATCCAAAAATAGCTCTAATATTTGGGGGAGGTGCTGTAATTGCAAATCCACCACTGAAATTTACACCTGAAAAAACTATGTCTGCCATACTATGTTATCCTTTTGTTTTGTTTGTGAGACTATCTACTGTAACTTGAGGCTGCTAGTTCTTGTCTAGCAGTACCGACACCAGTTGTATCCGTAGCAACTACACCCGTATTTGATACCAGGTTAGTGATTGCTGTTACTGTAGCAGATCCATCATTTACACTACCATATCCAAAAATAGCTTTATCTGCACCGTATCCTGCGGCAGCCGGGTTTGCTCTTACGGTACCTACACCTGTAGTATCAGTAGCTACTACACCTGTGTTACTTACTAAGTTGGTCACATTTGTAACAGGATATCCTACTCCATATCCAAATATAGCTTTATCAGTGCCATAAGTTGCGGCTCCTAACTGACTTCTAGCGGTTCCAACTCCCGTAGTGTCTGTAGCAACTACACCCGTATTTGATACTAAGTTGGTCATTGATACTCGGGTAAAACCATTATCGGCTCCATATCCAAAAATAGCTTTGTCAGTTCCATAACCAGTGGCCGCAAGAGCTTGTCTAGCAGTACCAACACCTGTAGTATCTGTAGCAACAACACCTGTATTTGACACTAGGTTGGTTATTGAGTACACGGTACTGCTTGTAGCACCATACCCAAATATAGCTTGTCCAGAGCTACCATATCCTGCGGCTGCTATATAACTCCTAGCAGTACCTACACCTGTTGTATCACTAGCAACTACACCGGTGTTTGATACTAGATTGGTTACTGATTGATATACATTAGTATTATTCCTTCCATAACCAAATATAGCTTTATCTGTACCATATACAGTGGCTGCTAGATTTACCCTAGTAGTGCCAACACCTGCAGTATCAGTAGCGACAACGCCTGTATTTGATACTAGGTTAGTTATTGATACATAAAGATTAGTGACAGTTGAACCATATCCAAATATTGCCTTAGCTGAGGGTGGAGGAGGTGTAATGCTAATCCCAGTACCAATTGTTATTCCTGATCCAAATATTATATCTGCCATACTATCCTTTTATGTTATTTTTTATATACTACACTTCAAGCCAAGATGTTGTATCTTCATCCCATTTATACATTTTATCATCTGTTGGCATTGGTACTGGTGAGTCCCACAAGCATTTAGTTTCATTTAATGTCCATGAATTGTAAGGCTTTGGTGGTATGAATGCGTCAAGTGTTTCATCATAAGTGTACCCAATACCAGCATAGTTTTTGCGATACGGTGTACCACTGTTTGAATGAACACCACCATAAGTGTTGTAACTTGTGCGCTTGCAGATTTGACCGCGGACTTCACCGTAATGTTGTTCCCAATCAATATTGTTTTCCCCTTCATCTTTACCTACTATAACTTCAGTAACAATATTATTTTCATTTAAAAATGCGTAATGTGCCATGTTTTTTCCTTTTTTAATTATTAATACTATTTATGCTAAATTTAGAAGGTAATAGTTCCTGTACCGGCAGTAAATCTATACACTCTGTAGCCAGAACGAGATGGTTGGTCATAAGTTAAACCACTACCAATTGTTAGGGCAGGGTAACTGGTTGGATAAGCAATAATAACTACTCCTGATCCACCGTTCCATCCAACGCTACCGGCATTAGAAGTTCTAGATCCGCCTCCGCCGTTGCCTGAATTTGCTGTAGCATCTCCACTAACAGTATTAGACCAATAAGCCTGACCCCCTGCCGAATATGCAACATCTGAACCAGTAATGCCTTGTAAGGCGGCGCCTCCTCCGGTACCGCCTCCGGTTACACCGGTATCTATATCAGTTTTAGATTGACCAACTCCATTAGAACCACCTCCACCGGATCCTATCCAACCTCTATAGACACCTACATTAGTTGATGTACCTCCATTAAATCCTTGACCGGATGTTGCTGTTCCACCTGCCATAGCTCCCGGAGTGTTGGTTGAACCATAAGAAGCTCCGCCTCCAGAACCACCACTACCACCGGGGTTAGTTAAGCCTGCCCCATATCCTCCACCGATTGCGGTATATCCAGTTAAAACTGAGTTAGTTCCGGCGCCAGCATTACCAGAGGTTTGTTGTCCTGCACTTCCTCCTGCGCCCACGGTGACTGTATAGGAACCACTGAATGAAGCTGTAGCATAACCACCACCTACCATACCACCAGCACCTCCACCACCACCAGAACCACCGCCTCCACCTGCTACCACAAGATATTCAGAAAGAGTTGAAGGTGCTTCTGTAGTAATACTATTACTTGGTGCACTTGGACTACTCGTACCAACGCTATTTGTTGCTGTAACTGTAAATGTATAACTAGTAGAACCAGTTAAACCAGTCATATTAATAGTACCACTACCTGCTTGGCTTAATGTACCGGTGATTCCACCTGGACTACTTGTTGCTGTATAACTTGTAATTGTAGCACCGCCGTTGCTTGCTGGTTGAGTAAATGAAACTGTAGCTGTAGTTGCACCAGTAGCTGTTGCTGTACCTATTGTTGGAGCTCCGGATACTGTAGGTGCTGCAACAGTAATTGTTCCTGTACCCGCAGTAAATGTATATATTGTGTTTCCACCTGAAGTTGTTTTAGTATATGTTAGTCCTACACTAATTGATGATAAGTCAGCATAACTAGATGGATAGGAAATGATAACAATACCAGAGCCACCGTTAACTGTTTGTCGTTGTGGTGATACACCGCCGGCGCCTCCACCTGTATTTGTAGTTCCGTCTGTAGCTGATGCGGCTCCTGCTCCTCCACCTTGCCCACCAGTACCTCCGCCACCTAAACCGCCAATACCCTTAAGTGTATTCCATGTTGTGTAATCTGCACCTGCACCACCACCACCTGCATAGTATGTAGATGTTCCGGTAATACTTGAAGCAAGACCTACACCTCCATTACCTGCTTGCCCTGCTGTTAAGTTGGCACCAACTGCGCCGGCGCCACCGCCTCCACCGCCTCCGCGATAACTGCCATTTTGAGAATCACCGCCGTTATTACCTTGACCAACTGTGCCAGTACCGCCATAATCAAAATATCCGCCAGCTCCTCCACCCGAACCACCATTCAAGCCATTAGAATCAGCATAAGCACCACCGCCACCTAATGAAGTAATTGATGAGAACACGCTATCACCTCCATTTGCAGTTCCAACTCCACCTGCACCAACCGTTACTGTAAATGTACCACTGACAGAAAATCCTGAAGCTGTTCTGTACCCGCCGGCTCCGCCTCCTCCGCCATGATATGCACCAGCACATCCGCCGCCACCTGCGACTACAAGGTAATTAACAGATGATGGTGCTGACGGTGCTGATGTAGTAATACTATTACTTGCACTACTTGCATTACTTGTTCCTATTGCATTGGTTGCTGTAACTGTAAATGTATAACTAGTAGAACCAGTTAAACCACTAACAGTAATAGTACCACTACCTGCTTGACTTAATGTACCGGTGATTCCACCGGGACTGCTTGTAGCTGTATAACTTGTTATAGTTGAGCCGCCATTACTTGCAGGTTGAGTAAATGCCACTGTGGCTGTAGTTGAACCAGTAGACGTTGCAGTACCTATTGTAGGTGCACCCGGTACTGAGGGTGGTGGAGGTGTAATACTAACTCCACCTGAAATTGATATTCCGCCTGTAAATACGATATCCGCCATGATATATTCTTCCTTTATAGTATTTAGCAAAAAACAAAAAAGGCTCAAAAAGAGCCTTTTTATTCAATCTCAATGGAGATTAGAAGCGATGTGTTACACCAACTCCAACTTGTTTTACGTCATTTGTTGTGCCTTTAGCGTCAACATTACGATAGTTGACACCTAAACTAGTACGCTTACTGAAGTTATAATCAGCACCCATTGCATAAGCTTTTACATCAGTATTTGTTTTACCATAACTAGCTTTTGCTGTGATTGCACCAAATTGCTGGCTTGCACCAATCAAATCACCAGTACGTGCTACGGCACCTTTGTCATCACTATGTGTGTAAAATACTTGTGTATTGCCTAATTTTGCGCTACCAGCATACACTGTGCTTTTCTCAACACCTTGAGTATATTGTGCAACTGTTGCGTTAATACCAAACAATTTTGCACTTGCACTATAGCTAGTTGCTTCTGTACCTACACCATTTTGTGTGCGGTCATAAGTTGCAGTTACACCCTTCATTGGTGTTAATGCAAAGAATGTACCATTGCTGATACGCAGACCACGCAAGTTATGTACATCACCTGCAACACTACCATACAATGTGCCAAAAGCGTCATTGTTAGTGATTGCTAAAAAGTGACTGTGTAGATTGCGACCCAAGTCAACACTACCAATACTATTTACTAAGCCGATTGTTGATTGACGATCACCTAGTTTAGTTGCGGCGCCACCTGTTGGATCATTAGCTGCCAAACTTGTATCTAATACTACACGAGCCTTCAAACCTGCACCAATGTTTTCTGTAGCAGAAAGTGTGATGTTGCTTGTTGGGTCAGTAGCTAGACTTGTTTTGCTAATAGCACCAGTTTTAGTATTGTCAACAAATTCGCTGATTTTACCATTTAAACTAACTTGTGCTGTAGCAACCATTGTTGTTGCTGCCAATAATGTCGCTATTGCGATTTTCTTCATAAGATTTTCCTTTAAAAATAAACCTGATTTCTCAGGCTAGACTAATATTTATGTTGTTTTTTATTGTTGATATAAAATAGTTGTTTGCGTAATAACAACGAGTTTAACGTGGATAAAGGCTCTTTCGAGCCTTTGTTTTTGTGGTTGTTTGATTATGCGTAACCGTAACTTGCGGCTGCTAGTCCACTTCTAGCAGTACCGACACCTGTAGTATCTGTAGCAACTACCCCGGTGTTTGATACTAGGTTGGTCAACGATAGATAACTTTCTCTACCCCCGTATCCAAATATAGCAGTATCAACTCCATAGCCAGCGGCTGCTAGATAAGTTCTACCAGTACCGACAGCGGTAGTATCTGTAGCAACAACTCCTGTGTTTGATACTAGGTTGGTCATTCCGTAATACGGGCTACCACCAGCTCCTAAACCAAATCCAAAGATAGCTTTATCGGTGCCAAAAGTTGCGGCGGCTAACGCATATCTGGCCTGCCCTACACCTGTTGTATCTGTAGCAACTACACCTGTATTTGATACTTTATTGGTTACTGATGTAGTGGTAGGCGTAGCAGAGTATCCATATCCAAAAATAGCTTTATCGGTACCATAACCTGCGGCTGCAGGGTTACTCCTAGCAGTGCCAACACCGGCTGTGTCGTTAGCAACTACACCTGTGTTACTTACTAGATTGGTTATTGCTGTTCTAACCCAGCTACCATTATTGTATATACCATAACCAAAGATGGCTTTATCTGTTCCATAGCCTGCGGCTGCTAGTCCACTTCTAGCAGTACCGACACCTGTAGTATCTGTAGCAACTACACCGGTATTTGATACTTTGTTGGTTATTGCGGTCTGTGGAGTACCATATCCATATATAGCTTTATCACTACCGTAGCCTGCGGCAGCTGGTTCGCTTCTAGCTGTACCAACACCTGTAGTATCTGCGGCAACTACCCCTGTGTTACTTACTAGATTGGTCATTGATAAAGAAGGACCATTAGTACCATATCCAAATATTGCCTTACTTGTTGGGGGAGGAGGTTGTGGTGTTACACTCAATCCACCCGTAAATGTTAGTCCACCTGTAAAATCCATAATATATTATCCTTTTGTTTTGTACTTCATATTAAGTTGATCCGTAACTTGCGGCGGCTAGATGATACCTAGCAGTACCCACACCGGTTGTATTTGTAGCTACTACACCAGTATTTGATACCAGGTTGGTTATGGATGTGACATTAATCACACTACTATATCCATATCCAAATATAGCTTTATCATTATTATAAGTTGCGGCAGCTAATCCAAGCCTTGCAGTACCAACTCCAGTTGTATCCGTAGCAACAACACCAGTGTTTGATACTAGATTAGTTACTGCTGTATAACTAACGCCACCATTAAGAAAGCCGTAGCCAAATATGGCTTTATCAGTTCCATAACCTACGGCTGCTAGCTCACCTCTAGCAGTACCAACACCGGTAACATCATTGGCTACTACACCCGTATTTGATACTAGGTTAGTTAGTGAATAAGTTACGCTAGATTGAGTAGTACCATAACCAAATATAGCAGTACCAGTTCCATAAGTTGCGGCTGCCAATCCAACTCTAGCTGTACCAACACCTGTAACATCATTTCCAACAACACCCGTATTTGATACTAGGTTGGTCATTGAATAAACGCCACCACCACCATAACCAAAAATAGCTTTATCTGTACCATAACCAGTGGCCGCAAGATTATTTCTAACAGTACCAACACCAGTTGTATCTGTAGCAACAACACCTGTATTTGACACTAGATTAGTTATTGATACAGTACTTGCTCCAGTATATCCATATCCAAATATAGCTTTGTCGTTTCCATAGCCTGCGGCTGCTAGATAGTATCTAGCAGTGCCAACACCGGTAGTATCACCTGCAACTACACCTGTATTTGATACTTTGTTAGTCATTGATACTGAGGGTGTACCTCCATATCCAAAAATAGCATATGTACTATATGAGGGTGGAGGTAGAGTTACTGAGTAACCACCACTAAATGTTACACCTGAAAAAACCATATCTGCCATAATATATCTCCTTTAATGTATTTATCAGAAAAGAAAAAAGGCTCAAAAAGAGCCTTTTATAGTAGCATATATTGATTACGCTACGAATGGAGTGTATTCAATACCAGTTGTTGCTAGTCCAACTAAACCAATAGTTGTTTCAAAACTAGCTAATTCACTAGCAATAACTAATACATCAGCTTGACTATACTTGTTAGTAGTCATCCAGTTTGTCAATGCAGTTACATCAGCTAATGTAGCAGTTGTACCCATTACATTTTTGTAAACGTGCTTGATAAATGTCTCATCGCTAACACCACCGGCATCAGTTTTGTAAGTGTCAGTAGCTAATAATGCTGTAGCTAACTGTTTGTTTGTCCAACCTGAATCAGCTAAATAGATACCAATACCTTCATAAGCTTTGGTAACATCAGCAACTCCTAATGCGGCAGCTAGTAATGCGTATACATCACCTGCACGACCTGTAGCATCATAAGCAATAGCTTTGTCTGTGAACACAACACGTTCGTGGTCAGCAAGTTTGATTTCTAAATTACTAACTAATGTGCTGGCTAATGTTACCGCACTTGTAGTTTTAGTTGTAGTGAACTCTGTACTTGCACCGCCTGCTACATAAGTGTCAATACCAGTTGTACCAGTAACATCAACTACTACATCAACTGTGCCATCGCCAACACGACCTGTACCTACTACACCAAATGTAGCAATCTTACCTAATGTACCAACAGTAGCAACTGTAACGATTAAGTTGTTAGCAACTGTACCGCCTAATGCTGTACCAGCAAGAGTGATGGTATCACCAGCTAAGTAGCCGTGACCTGCACTTGCGGCTAATGAATCTAATACAACGGAATATACTCCGTTAGTTTTTGTAACATCAAATGCGGCTTCAACACCTGCGCCACCTGTTAATCCAGTGATGTTTTGATAGGTAGTGTTTACCGGTTTGTCTTTGATTGTAATTGTAGTTGTCATAAATTTCCTTTTTATATAAAAATAACTCAATAAGTATATAGCGTTTCTACTAGTACTGTCAATACTAATATTTTACGTAGGTGTGATTAGGATCACATGTTGGCATGAAATATAGCTACTTTAACCAAACTATCTATGCTATTGACTAAAGGAATACTGTTTTGTTCTGTTTCTTTAACCGCTAGTGGTAATTCTGTACAACCTAGTACTACTGCACTTGCCCCACGAACAATCAAACTATCTACCACCGGCATCAACATATTATGTGAGTTAACCATATCTCCTGCCTTAATTAAATCTATAGCAGGTTGTACTATGTTATTCATTTCTTCTATACTAGGAACAATACAATCCCAATCAGTTAAACGATTTTGATATAAGCCTAATTCAATTGTAGCTTGTGTTCCCATTATACCTATTGTACCAGTAACATTTATATCACGTAATGAATTAGCTACACTATCTACAATGTGTAAAATAGGAACTTTAAATTTAACTAATTCATCATACCAGTAATGCGCTGTATTGCAAGGTATGACAATTATAGTACATCCAAGTGATTTCAATACTTGTATACCTTGTAGTAAGTATGGTAGTGGTCTGTCATCACCATTACGTATACTTGTACTACGATCAGGTGTACGTGGTTCATTCCATAACACGAATGGAATATGTTCTTGGTCACAACTTGCAGGTGTTTGTTGTATAAGTCTGTTTATAAATTCAGCACTGGCTGCTGGACCCATTCCACCTAGTATACCTAAACGTTTCATTTTTTATTAAACAATAAACTAGAAGCGATTATCATCGCTGTTTGTGCGGCTTCTACATCTGTGGGCTGTTCTTTCCAACCTACACTAATCTGTCCAATGAACACGCCGGGTTCAGCTGGTACGCTAATACGACACATATAGTTTACACCGTATTCTTTGTATACAAAGCCAATAAGACTTTGTGGTTTTGAATATGGACTACAAGGAATCTTACCTGACATTAAACCAATGACATCATTGTTGTTGTCATAGTTTTTACTAAATAATCCAACTTCTAACCCGTCATTTCTTTTATCTCTACCACCATTGCGTGTAGCTAAGTAAACAACTTTTCGTGTGTTAATTAATGTGTTGACTTCAAGAAAGGCAACCATTTCTACTTCAGTATTTTTTAATAAGAAATTGTATGCCTCATCATACTTACCGTTCATTTTAGGTAATGCTTGCTGGGCACGATAACTTGCTAAAAAGGCATCTTTTTCCGTATAAACTATCCAACCACCAAAGCCTAGTATACAGAGAAACACAACGGTAAATAGGCGAAATGGACTTTCGCCTATATAGGTTAATAAACTAAAGAGAAAATCTTTAAGTTTGTCCACCAATAGCTACCTCTTTGTCACAGACAAAAGCTGTTACTGCTACGTTACCATGTACGTGACTTGCTGTGCGGATCATATCCATTAATGGATCAACCGCAATTAGTAATACTAATACAGCCTCACTTGGTAGTTTTAGTAAGTCACAAACAACTGCTACTGTAGCAACTGTAAGAATACCAGTTGTTCCTGCACTTGCTAATCCAGCTAAGATACTACCAAATAACACAACTAATAAACCAGTTACTCCCATAGGTGCACCGTAGATGTTGGCAATAAACACTGTAGCAATTGCGTAGTATACAATACTACCAATACGGTTAACTGTGAAACTTAGTGGTACGGTTAGTTCTACACCAGTTCTATCAAAATGTAATTTGTGTAGTGATTCTTGTGCATAGGGTATACATGCTAGACTACTACGTGAACTAACAGCAACAATCAATGTTTCTTTAGTCTCACGAATAACAGTCATTAGGCTCAATCCTGAACGTTGCCAAATAACAATAGTGCCAGCAATAACAACAAGTAATCCACCAATGGCCTGTTGCATGATAAACTCAACCATGGTTAAGAAAATACCAACTCCAACCTTACCAACTTGGCTACTAATCATTGCCAATAATGCAAACGGTAGAAAGTAGTTTAAGAATTTAAAAATACTGATACTAGCCTGTTGTACGCTCTTTAGTATATCCACTAGCATTTCTTGACCAGTCGTTTTTAAGTTACCTAATGCAATACCAAAGATTAAACAGAAGATAACAATCTTTAAGCTTTCGCCGGCGGCTAGTGTATTAAAAATATTTTCTGGAATAAACTTCTGTGCCATCTGCATTGGGTCAACGTGTGGTGCAACAGGCATTGGTTCTTTTAGAGTAATGTTGAGATCGCTTCCAGATTCTTTATCGTTAACAATTGCACCAAGTTGTGCTTGTTTTGCAGGAGTCATTTCGCTGCCGGTCAATGCAACAGTACCAACACCAATTACTGCAGCCAAGAACATACTACCAACAAAACCAATGATAATTTTGCGTATCATTGCGGCACTGCCTTCTTTTTGTAGTAAACTGATAACACCAACCAAAATAGTTGCAAGTAAGAAAGGTATTACCACAACTTTAAGCAAGCTGATGTAAATTCCACCAACACTTTCAAAATTCATACTTTGTGCAGGTGCATATACTCCTGCCAATACTCCAAGTATAATTGAACTTAAAATAGTCCACGGACTAGATAAGAAGTTTTTTAAATTAAATTTCATTTTATTTCCTAATTATTTCTTTTCAGCTTTGTATCGTTCCATTAACTTTTTAGTGTCAATGTTGTTGTATTCATTTTTAATAACGTAATTAATAATGCTTAACAATTGCAGTGATTTAGGATTTACTGCGATAGCAATATTATCAACACTGTCACTGATTGTGATACTCTTTGTGCTAATTGCGGCTTCTGGTTTTTCAAAAGCGATTTTCTTAATCTCAAATTCATCACGATAAGCGGCTGCGATATCACCACGTGTAACTTTGTCAATAATCACATCCCATTTATCTTCCGGGAGAAATACAGCATTAGGGAAATTAGTACGTGCAAATGTGTCATAGCTTGAGTTGCGAATGAAACTTATTTTACCATTGAAATTTCTAATCACTTGATATACTTCACGACCCTGACTGTTTTGGCTTAACCATAAACGATTGATAACTAAACTTTGTCTAAGTTTAATATAAGGATCACTGAATCTAACTACTTGTAGTCTGGGCCCAGTTACAGATAATTTACTAACTGCAACGTCGGCACGACCATCTCTTACTTGCTCAACGACTTCGGCAAAACTTTCTGCATCTCGTCTAAACTGTACTGGAACTCCAAGCATTACGCCAATTCTCCGTGCAATTTCAACGTCAAGACCATGTATATCATCCTCGCCCCCACTGAAGAAGGGAGGGTTATCTTTTTTGGTCATTGCCACAATAAGAACGTTTGCTTTCTTAATTGCGGCAATATCATTGGGTAGTGGTACGGTACTAGTTGGTAATTGTGCGTGGACAACTGAACTAAACAATACACATAATAATAGTAGTAGTTTTTTCATAGTGTTGTATTTATGCTATGAAAATACTAACTTAGCTAAAATCTACTTATTTGCTAACGGATTGTCCATAGCTTTTTGTATTTTGTTATCAACTTCTCTTTTTAGTGTCTCTACTTCACGGTTAATTTCTCTACGTGCCGCAGTAAATTCACTGTTAATTTCTTTACGGGTTGATTCCATATCCTTGCGAATTGTGTTAGCTTCGTTTCTAGCTCTTTCTAAGTCTTCACGAACGGCCTTACGCATATCACGCATTTCGCTTTCAGTTTCACGCTGTGCGTTCTTAACACTACGTTCTACTTGTTCTGTGACAGTTTCATTACGGCGAATATCATTCTTTAAGTCAGTTTTGATATCACGGGTGTAATCAGCACCTTTTTGACTGTTTTCCTCAATGACAGCTAATCGCTTATCAAATCCACTCAAGTCTGGTGCACTGTATTCAGCTATCTTTTTCTTCATACCCACATAGTCTTTATACACTTCAAAGGCTCCGTATAATCCACCTAGCGTAGATGACACGATTGTGGCTGCTACCATAAGTTTAGCTGGGGTAAATTCATACCCACCAATACTGATAACAGTATCTTTACTAGCATACTTTTTTGCGGCTGCTTCAAGTTCATCAACTTTTGCGTTTACGTCTTTTATTTCTTCTGTCATTTTTTTCTCCTAAGTTTAATTCCAGCCCTGTGGCCATTTTGAATTGTTTGTTTTTTGGTCAGCCAACATTCTGATCCATTCTTTACGCACAGCAAGATCATGCTTCATACGTTCTAATTGATCTAGTGAGTTATCACTATAAAAGATATAGTAAAATGGAATACCAAATCCAAAACCCAACATAAAATAAGCAATGTAGTCCATATTAATTTCCTAACTTATATTGTTGGTTAACCATTTCTTGATGTTTGGTATCACTACCACCAGTCAACCCACGTAGTAATCTAACATTGTCAACTGTTTGTTGATTCTTATATACTTCTTTTATTTCATAAAATGATGCATCTTTTAAAACAAAAGAATAAGCATTGAATCCAGTAGGTACACTAGCTATTAATGCAATGTCAATATTACCTGCTAATTCATTTGGCAACACATTTCTATTCACTGAGCTTGTGGGTTGAGTTATATTGTTTTGCATTAACTCAAATCGTTGTTGCATTATTATTTCTGATAATGGATTACCTGCTTTACCTATTCCACTAAAACTAGACATTTGATACTGATGTGTTTCAACTTCATATTGTATTGAATCTAATTTAGGTTGATATATTGGTGCTTGCTGTGGTAACATTGACACAGTACCAGAACTAGACAGTACTACAGGATTATAAGCAAACAAATTACGGGTAACTACTATACCGGTGCCACTATTAGATTGTTGCTGAGTTTCAACCTCTAGTGTGGTAGGTGGTTTTAATATAACAACTTGTGTTGATTGCGTTTCTTGTTGTAGTACTGGAGGGATATACACAAACTGCGGAGTTTGTATTACATTGATAGAATGTGATAATGCTTGTTGTGAATCCTGTTGTTGTACTTGAGGACCTGCTCTACTTCCCTGTTGTTGTGTTTGCATACTATTTTGCGTAGTTTGTTGTTGATTAAATTGTGTTGATGATTGTATACTCGTTTGTGTTGATTGACTAGCAAATGTAGCGGATGTAGTTGCGCTACTAGCACTCATATCTTGGTTCATACTAACTAAAGCGTTACTAGTAGCTTGTGAACTTTGCATTGTATTTTCTAATGTTTTTGCGGCATTAGATACTGCGACATTTTGTGTAGCTTTATCTTTATCTTGTGAAGATTTAACGACACTCATTGCTAACTTACTAGGGCCAGCGCCGCCACCTGATTGTTGTTGATTTGATGATCCGGATGCTTGAGTTTGTGCTGGACCACCTGCAGGTCCGGGTGATCCTGTTGGTGCAGGTTGTGATGGATCTGATTGTGCCACTGCTGTTTGCTGATTTGAATCTTGTGGTGGACTTGATTGTTGCTGTTGTTGCTGTTGCGATTGTTGTTGAGTTTGTTCTGGTTGTGTATTACCCTGATTTTGATCTAGTTGTCCAGTATTAGCAGACATTGAGGTTCCACCTGAGGATACAATAGCACCTGAGGCACTAGCAACTGTTGATCCTAATAACATATTCTTAGCAAACGCAACAGCATATCCAGAACACGATGCATTATACAATGGATTAGATACACACGGATCTGCTGTATAGACTAAACTTGCTGAAAAATTACCTACAGATGATCCTGTACCTGAAGTGTTGCCAGTAAGGCTTACTCTGCCTAACGATATTTGATTCAAACTAGTTGGCAACAAATACTGTCCACTTACTGATCCACTAGTTCCATCACCGGATAATGTATTACTTTTTGAATATATTGTTTGATTATTACTATTAGTAAGTCGTGCCGTAGCACTTACTTGGGCTGGAATATTCATATACCAACTACAAGAACCATCTTGGTTAGTAGCTGTACAACCGTACCAACTTTGTCCTACATTGTAATCAAAACCATAATTAAAGCCGTGTACAGTAGCACCAATACCGCCGTTCTTTAATGCTGTATTGATAGCAAATGATTGATTTACAGCACTACCCCATACATTACTATTGAAAAGATTGTCACCGGTCGCAACTGTACTAAACTTAGGACAAGTTGTACTATAAGCAGGATTGAGGGCACATGGATCAACACGATATTTTAAACTGAAGCTGACATTATAAATTTCAGGACCATAGTTTCCAGCCCAGAAGTTTGTATCTCTACCTACAAATCCTACTTGTGCGTTAGTATAATTTGATGCGGCAACTGGGTTAGCAAATGTTTCACTGAAGTTAAAGTTAGTCCAGTTATATTTTCTATTGGTTTGGTTTGTATAATCATAGTTAGCCATTAGACCCGAACTGCCATATAACTTAACATAAGCGGCTAGGTAATCTTGTTGGCCGTTATCCCACCCATTGCCGTTCTTGGCTGTAAACCCAAAGTTGAATCCACTAAGTTGTACACCATTACCGCCGGCAGCCAATGCTTTGTTTATGTTAACCACTTGATTTAAATCTACTTGGCCATAAGAATAGTTAATATATCCTCCGGGTCTAACACTGGGGTTTGGCCCGCAATTGCCTGCACCACCGGCACCAAAACATACTTGATTAACATAGACGCCATTATTCCAAGTGCTGGTTGTATCCGTAGCAGAATTACCGTAATTTATTAAATTACCGGTAGTACTATCTACTTGACTATTACTTGAAAGCGTTATGAATGAGAACGCCAAGCAAAGCGCCAAAGCCAACTTTCTTGTAAGTGTCATCTATTTCTTCCTTTTGAAGTTTTGGTAACTTATCTGGATTTGCTTCCCAAGCTGCCTTAGCTTGTTCACCGATCTTACCTTCGTATGGGCAAGGGGTACCTGCAGCCAACATAGCATCAAATACTCTTCGGTCTTGACACATGGTAGCAACAGCGGCTACTTTCATACCCATGTCATATAGTGTTTTAGATAACTTTAATCGTTCACAATTTAAATCACGACTAGTACTACCTGCACCAACACCAAATATTTGTGTTTGAATACTACCACTTGTACCAGTACTACATAAATCAGCATTACCACCACTCATCATTGCTGGAGCCACCGCAGTTGGTGGAGGTTGAATAACTTTCTGTGTGACCACACTTTCGTTTTTATTAATATTAGTCACTTCACCGCTGTTAATGTTTTGATTGACATTAGCATTTTGATTAACATTAGTGCTTGTACTAGTATTGTTGTTGTTATTTGTCATAGTACCGTTGTTGGTATTTTGATTAATGTTAGTCATTGTACCACTATTGATGTTAGTGTTTGTGTTACTTGTTGTAGCCGTAGTGTTATTGATATTACGGTTAGTCATATCACCGGTATTAACATTGTTATTAGTATTTGTACTTGTGCTAGTGTTAACATTGTTGTTATTGTTAGTCATTGTACCATATTGATAATTTGTGTTAGTACTTGTGCTAACGTTATTGTTGTTATTAGTATTAGTGCTTGTGCTAACATTATTGTTATTGTAAGTCATTGTACCACTATTAATATTGTTATTTGTATTAACTGATGTACTTGCTGATGTACTGTTATTATTATTGTTAAACGTTTGAGTTCCGCTGTTTACATTATTGTTAGTATTAACATTGGTGCTCGAACTAGTGCTGGTATTAACATTGTTATTGTTGTTGGTCATAGTACCAGTATTAACGTTGTTATTGTTAAACGTTTGTGTTCCACTGTTGACGTTGTTATTATTGTTTGTATAGGTAACACTACCACTCATAACGTTGTTATTGTTATTGTTGTTGGTCATTGTGCCACTGTTAACATTGTTATTGTTGTTGGTGTTAGTTGTGCCACCTGTTAAGTTGGTATTATTGTTATTAGTAATAGTTCCGCTGTTAACATTGTTAGTGTTAACTGTACTTACACTATTACTGGTACTGTTAGTATCAACCAAAGATTTACTATCATAAGTACCCTGATTAATAACCGTACTTGTTCCGGTAGTTGTTCCACCAGTAGAACCTGATGTAGTAGTAGTTTGTGCTTGCGTAGTGAATGCCATACCCAGCATGGCAACTATAGCGAGAATCTTTTTCATTTTTATTATCATCCTCTAGAGATAATATTTATTTGTTTTTTAGTTGAGAAATATCAAGCTTTATTAAATAGGAAAGGCTCTTAGAGCCTTTCGTTTTGACTTTGATAAATTATATACTATAATTTGAGGCGGCTAGTGCATATCTAGCAGTACCAACACCAGTAACGTCATTAGCAACTACACCGGTGTTTGATACTAGGTTAGTTATTGCTGTTACACTTGCAGGTGAAAGTATCCTTCCATATCCAAATATTGCAGTATCTAAACCATAACCTGCGGCTGCTAGAATATATCTAGCGGTACCAACACCAGATGTATTAGTTGCAACTACACCTGTATTTGATACTTTATTGGTTATTGAAACATTTGGATTTCCACCATAACCAAAAATAGCTTTATCTGTGCCATAAGTTGCGGCTGCTAATTGAGTTCTGGCAGTACCAACACCTGCAGTATCAGTAGCAACTACACCGGTATTACTTACTAGATTGGTTATTGAAACTGGACCAACTGCGCCGTCTTCTCCAAATCCAAAAATTGCTTTATCTGTACCATAACCTGCGGCTGCTAGTGCATATCTAGCAGTACCAACACCGGAAACGTCGGTGGAGACTACACCTGTGTTACTTACTAGGTTAGTTACTGCTGAGTAGGAGTAGGTATATCCATATCCAAATATAGCTTTATCAGTACCATAACCTGCCGCTCCTAGTTGACTTCTAGCAGTCCCTACTCCCGTAGTATCTGTAGCAACTACCCCTGTATTACTTACTAAATTGGTCATTGATACAAGTCCGGAGTTGTTAAATCCATATCCAAATAGTGCTTTATCAGTACCATAGCCCGCTGCCGCTAGTTCATCTCTAGCAGTACCGACTCCTGTTGTATCGGTTGCAACAACCCCAGTGTTACTTACTAGATTAGTTATTGATATATATGATGGGCTGGAATATCCATATCCAAAGATTGCTTTATAAGAGGGTGGGGGAGGTGCTGTAATTGCAAATCCACCACTGAAATTTACACCTGAAAAAATTATGTCTGCCATACTATATTATCCTTTAATGTATTTATCAAAAAGAATAGGCTCCGAAGAGCCTATTCTGCTATTTTCTGTTACGAGGGATAACTCCCCTAGCTGCCTTTATCAGGCCGCAATGCTAAACTGTGAGTCGTTTGCGGTTACTTTTTTTGCTTCTACGACCGGGTTGCCCCAATCCTACGGCTTCTGCTTTGCCGAGCTGTCCACTCTGTTACTTGTTGCCCTGTCGAAACTTTTCAGGCCCATCATAAAAAGAATATTAAAAAAACCAAAATAATAACACTCAATATTCCACATGTATATTGATATTTTACTTCAGGATCCATATTGTCTCCTTATGGTGGACCTGGGGAGATTCGCACTCCCGTCCAGAACACCTTTCCCGTTACTTCATACAGCAATAACTTCAATTGTATTTAGCATTGAAATACTTTTTTAACCAAGGCCAATCATAACTTAGACGCAATTTGCCTAACTCACCATTGACTTGTTCAACATATTCTACAGCATGTTTTGCACCATCGATACTATATTGGGCATAGTCACCCTCACCCACAGTTGACCATATCTTTAATCGTTGTTTGCTATCAGGACTATCATCTAGTTTTAACTTGATAACTTCACGGAAACTGGTACGCCATGTACTAAATTCATCAGTGTTATATCGTGCTACACCCGAATTAATCTCTACAACTTCATGCTCATTGTCTAATGTAAAGTCCAAACCTTTACCCATATTACTTAACGTAATCTGTTTATGGTATGCAATCATAGCTTGGTGACCATACACTAATCCATTTACAGGGTTACTTGCGTAGAAGATATAATGTTTAGGTATCTGTAATCTATCTGGTTGCCATGTAAAATCAAATTTACTATTGATACGTAACTTAGCAAACACTGTAAACATCCAAGGTGTTTCACTAGCTGTTGCGGCTGCATGATAAGCCTGAACACGACCATTTACACCATCAACACGAACAACACGATTAGGCAATCCTTTAGTCACGTTTAGTAAGTGTTCATAGTTCTCATCAGCTCCAACTTCACCGTTGCTAAGGAAAACTATATCCAGTGGCTTAGACTGTATTAGTTTATCAGCTTTACTGATGTATGGATAATCATACAACTCTTTCTTAACATATTCTTTAGCTTCTTTCGGCACAATAATACGTGTGCCACCGGTAGTAGTAATTAATATGTTTTTAGATTCTTTAGACCATAAACTTATTGGTTCATTGTCAACAACTTTTATTTCTTTGTTGTCTTCCGTGACAAACGTAGCATAAGGCCAATTAAAATCAGTATTAGTAATAGAGACATGTGTATCGCTTTCAGTTATAAAGTTTGGAGCAGGTAAACGCTTTACTCTTTGATGTTGGTTAAAGTTAATTTTCTCAATTTTTTCTAAATTATCTAATTCTTCTATCAGCATACGTAATTTATTGACATTGATAAAGAATGTATCACCAAACTTTTGCAAGTTACTAGGGAATACATGCAATTGTTCCAGTGAAAACGGATCACATATGTATGTAAAATCAAAATTAGTATAGTCACATATAGAACTACATACCCAAACATAATGTTCTTTTTTAATACCTAACTCATACAACATATTTTTTAATGTAGTTAGGTAATCATTATCATATTTAATAACTTCAACATTCTTTTTAGTTTTATTTTCTAATAATGATGTAATATTATCAGTAGTATCATTACCGTAATCAATCAAATAAACGTCATACAAGCAGTTACTAGCGACCGCTCGCTTTGTTTTTACAAAGTTAAGATTACTTAAATGTTCTATAATTTTAATATGTTTAGTATCTTCTATGAATGTTTCTTTATTGACCATAAAGGTAGTTCCCCAATGGCTCCATTGTGTTCCAAATATATGAACCATTTTCATTTGCCATGGGCTAGGATAATAGTCAAATGTAAAATTTGTATAATCTAATTCACTATTCAGTATCCAACATACTTCAGTTTCAGACTTGTTAAGACAACGATTAATAGTATCAACCCAGCTATTTAAATAACGTGTTTTTTGTATTTTTGGATAGCGTTGTTTTAATTCTTCGAATCTTTGTTGGCTTTCATTGTTGTTCTTATCAACAAAAAACATTGATAGGTTACTGTCGATTTCCACTGTTTGTTCTTCAACATAGTTAAATTCTCTATGACCCATAGTGTATAATGGTCCGTTAACATAATAAGTTTGTGTGTTCTTACTATATTCGTTACCAAATACATTTATGTGCCTAAAGTTTTCACTATTTGGTCTCCAGTTAAAATCAAATTTATCATAATTTAAGTCAGGGTTGATGACCCAAAATACTTCATCCGGATGTTCTGCAATCAAATCCTCAAGTGTTGTTTTAAGTTTATAACGATTAACTGTATTACGGTTTGTAGTAATTGTAGTTTCTGTTCGTTCCATCAACACAACTTCAGTTGCGCCTGGCACAGTGTATCTAGGACCATTATCTGCCCACTGGTAAATTTGAGGAGGACTATGTGGATTAGGTCTCCAACTAAAATCAAATGTATTGTAATCGTCTACATTACTCACATGCCAATTTTTTAATTCTGGTTTAGTAATAGCAACAATGCTTTTAACATATTTTCGTTCTGATGCCCCATAAGTCCAATATTCTACTGTAGGTTCTACTGTAGCGTCATTCCATTTGTTACCAAAAACATATACATATGGTGGACTTTTGGGATCAGGTCTCCATGAATAATCAAAATTGTCAACAGGTATTACTACTAGCCACTTGTTCATATCAGGTAATGTAGTTGCTACTACATCATCCATATATTTAAATTCAGTAGCACCTGGACAAGTGTAAGTGATAGTAGGTTCACGTACAGCATCGTTATATTTGTTACCCCATACATAGATATACGCAGGTTCACGCGGATCAGGTCTCCAGCTAAAATCAAATGAAGATTTATCAACTGGTATAAGAGTTTCCCATCTATTAAGCTGTGGCTTTACATCAACTATACCTACATATTTGCGTTCTGTTGCACCTGGTACATGATATTCTAATGTAGGTTCTACTTCTGCCGGAACATATTTGTTTCCCCATGTATATATGTAGGGTTTTTCAGTCTCATCGGGATGCCAACTAAGTTGGTCTTCTACTACAGCCTGATGTATAACCCAATTATCCTTTGTAGGCAGTGCTTTTGCTCTGGTTGCGTCAATATATTTTACAGCACTGTTCTCATTTACACCGTCTGCATAATATACAGGGCCGCCCGTCTTTTGCCATTGTGTTCCAAATTTATATATGTATGGTATATCTTCGATATCAGGATGCCAACTAAAATCAAACTCGGATGTGTCAATACTATCCGGTGTGAACCAACTTGCCATGATATTATGTTCGGGCATTATCCAATTTTTCATATTAGGTAATGCTTTTGCTTTGACCTCATCAACATATTTTACATGACTATATTCATTTGCACCTTCAGAATAATAAATAGGTCCGCCTATCTTTTGCCATTGTGTTCCAAACTGATACTTATATGGTCTATCTTCAATGCCGGGGTGCCAACTAAAATCAAATTCAGATACATCCACACCATCAGGGATAGACCAATTAGTCATGTTTGATAATGCTTTAGCTACAGGGTAATCAATATATTTTACATCTGTTGCATTGTTGACAACATAGCGAGGACCACCTGCTTTACTCCATTGGTCGGGGAATTGATATATAAAATCAGGTTCATTTGGTTTTGGTTCCCAACTATAATCAAAAGTAGATGCATCAATATATGAAGGTACTATCCAATTATCTTTAAACTGTTTACGTGTTAATCGGTATTCATCTATATATTTGTATTGTGTTGCACCTTCAACAGTGTATGTTGCAGAAATCTTATCTTCTGCTTTAGTCCATTGATTACCCCATGCATAGATAAATGCGGGTTCACGTGGATCTGGTCTCCAACTAAAGTCAAATTCATTTTTGTCTATATCATCAGCAATGACCCAACGATCCCATTTGGGTTCTAGTGCTACTTCATCTGTCATATATTTTATAATAGAAGAACCTTCAGTATGATATTCCAATACACTTTTAACTTCTACTGGGAAGAATTTGCAACCCCAATGATAAATGAATGCAGGTTCACGTGGATCTGGTCTCCAACTAAAGTCAAATTTGTTCTTGTCTATATCATCAGTAATAACCCAACGATCCCATTTGGGTTCTAGTGCTACTTCATCTGTCATATATTTTATATTGATAGCACCGGGCACACGATATTCTATTACATTTTTAACTTCTACTGGGAAGAATTTGCAACCCCAATGATAAATGAATGGCGGATCAGTTGGATCAGGATGCCATGAAAAATCAAATTTAGTTTCATCAATTAAATCATGTAAGATCCATCTATCATTTTTTTCGTTGTGTCTAAGTACTGGTTGTACATCAGCACGATAAATTGTTAATGGTAATTTATTATCAGCATTACACAACCATGTGCCGCTGTCTTTCTGATGTTGACTTGGCCAAATATTATCATGTTCATATGCCCATACATCTTCATCCGGCAAGAATTCAAAATCAAAATCCCAATCAAAATTTCGATAATCACAGTACTCGTTGATTATCCAAAAATGTTCTGTTGTGGCTTGTTTTCTGGCCTCGGCTAGATTACGTGCTTGTTTTTCTCTGGGGTGGGCGTTTGGTTTATTACCAAAATAAAATACATCTCTTAGCATTATTATACTTATGAAAGTACAGGTATGTTGTAAAGTTTTTAAATTGATAATAAATGTTATATATTTTGTTGATATAAATAGTTCGTATGCCTAAAAAGCATTTATCAATAACAGGAACACGCATGAGCAGAACACAATTTGAATTTACACCAGGAAAACCAATTAGAACATACGGAGCCAATGGCTCATGGAGAGATTGGAGCACCGATGAACTTGTGGGGGCAAAATTAAATTATCTATCAGGTTGGAAATGTGGTGCAGGCGTTGATAGCTTATTCATCGATATGGATGGTGGTGTATGGACAGCTAGTTGTCGTGTAGGTGGCAAATTAGGTAGTGTTTGGGATGACTTTTCAGTTCCGGAAGATTGGATTGATTGTACTAAAAATGTATGTAGTTGCGGTGCTGACTTGTTTATCCCAAAAACTAGTCTTGTTGAATTCAAGCCATTACTACGAAAAGGACAAGAATTGCCAACTCAGGGTGAAATGTTAAATGAACAACTAACTGAGTTTGTAGGTATGGAACGAACACACGCTAGTACTCAAAAACAAATATATTGGGAAATAGGTCGTAGATGTAATTATGATTGTAGTTATTGCTGGCCTTGGATACATAACAATACTGACCCACACAAGCCATTGGAAGATTTAATGAGAGCTACTCATTTGATTGAGAAAAAATTCACCAAAGGTGAAAGCGTTAACTTCATTATTAGTGGTGGTGAACCCACTGTTAATAAAGATTTCTTAGATTGGTTACGTTATTTAAATGCATGCGGACATCATGTGAGCTTGCATAGTAATGGTAGTCGATTGCCTGACTATTACAAAGAAGTTATACATTACGGTGATTTGAACTTGAGTGTTCATTATGAGTTCTATAACAGAGAAAAGTTTGTTAAAGTGGTTGAGGCTATTGCAAAAGAAAAATCAGAACACGGTGGTTGTGGTCACTTAGAAGTTAAGTTTATGATGGCTCCGCACAACCGTGATGAGACATTGAGCTTAGAAGCTGAATTAAAAGAATTACCTCACTTTGTAGATTACTGCACCTGGGCTATTGTTCCTATACGAGGAGACATGAATAACAAAATCAGTTCACCTGATACCGGTTCAGGCAGTGAAGTTATGGAAGGCTACACTAAGGAAGATTACATTTTATTCGGAGATCGTAAATAATATGGAAAAAGACGAATGGATGGTAGAAACGTTAATACCAAGAAACACCGGTATACGCAAGAAGCCTAACATACAAGCTGTAACATATTTTAATGCTACTAGAAAAACTAAATTAGTACTAGCTGTAATGGGGTGCTGGGCTATTTGGATGCCACCATATAACTTAGGAAGACTAGCTTCATTAACTAGATCATCCGGATATGCAACAAAATGTTTTGATTTCAATGTTCAAAGTTATCACGACTTTAGAGAAATGTATCCTGGTTCTGATTTAGAGGATGCTTGGGGTACAGGTAATTGGTGGTGGTGGAAAGAACGTTATTTTGACAAAATACATGAAAGAAACATTCCACTACTAGAAAAATATGTGGATGAAATATTAGCAGAAGATCCGGATATTGTAGGATTAAGTTTATACTTTACTAACAGATTGCCGTCAGAGTGGGTAGCTAATGAAATTAAAAGACGTAGACCAAGTGTACTAATTATATTTGGTGGACCTGAATGCCATTCAGAAGATTACGTTCCGCCCGAATCGGTCGACCACTGGTTTACGGGAGAATCTGAACAATTACTATTAGATTTTTTAGAGAAATACGAAACGGGTGAGAAGATTACTGAACGTCATTTGGGCAGTTTATATAGTTCTACTAGAATTGATATTGATAGTTTACCCTTCCCCGACTATTCTGATTTTGACTTTTCTAAGTATTTAGGACATTTATCAATTAATACTGAAATCAGCAGAGGGTGTATTGCTAAATGTAGCTTTTGTTCCGAAACATATTATTGGAAATATAGAGATAGAGAAGCACATTCAATATTAGATGAGATAGAGCACCAAGTAAAAACCAACGAAATTGTTGCTGTTTCATTTGTTGATAGTTTAGTCAATGGCAATCTAAAAAGTCTCAAAGGTTTTGCTGAAGGATTAATTGATCGTAAATTAAACATTAGATGGTGGGGATATGCCAGATGTGATGGACGTATGGATGGTGCTTACTTTGATTTGCTTCGTGCTAGCGGTTGTGACGGATTCAGTTACGGAGTAGAAAGCGGTAGCCAAAAAGTATTAGACTTAATGCAGAAAAAAGTTAAAGTATCTGATATTAATGAAAATCTATATCATTCAGGTAGAGTGGGAATGACAGCTAATGCTAATTGGATTATCGGTGCGCCCGGAGAAGATATTGAGGCATTAGCGCATAGTATGAACCTTATTTGGAATCATAGAAATAATATACATTCAATTAGTCCAGGCAATGGTTTAGGTGACACGTTGGGTACTGACTATGATAATAGAGAAAAATACAACATAAACCCTCGTAACAAACCTTTCTTAGGACATTGGTACTCATTAGACTGGACTAATACTCAATTAAACAGATACATTAGAATGAAACTATTTGTTATTCTTTTAAAGATAGCAAAAGATCATGGAGTGATTGTTAATCTTAATGGTGACAAAGGTATAACCTCACATTACGATTTAAAATTTGATGATGACAATTATATTGTTGATAATATTGAATATGAGAATTTTGAATACCATCTATTAAAAACTGGTTACGGTTTTTTTGCTGACACCGTTGTGAATGAAGTATTTTCTTTGTTCAGAATATTGTGGAGAATTAAAGGTGGTTTTGAAATTACGCTAAACTTTGAGCAAGAGGTTGATGTTGAGGCATTTGGTGGATTATTAACTCATACACCACATACTTATAATGCAACACATTATTTCAAAATAGATAAAGAGGGTAATTTTCAATCTAATAATACATATGAGTTTTTTTATGAACCAGAATCTTGGGATAGAATTGAGAATAAGAGTTTTAAATATGAAGGTAATGTTTCAGGTTATTGGGGTGAAGTAAAGATTGCTCCTGTGAAACGTCACATATGGATAGAGAACAATATAAATTAAGGTATATTAAATGAATAACACTAAAACGTTTTGCAACATGGCATGGGATTATCCTATGTTCTTTATGTTTAAAAATGCAGTAGGTTACTGCTGTAGAACACCTAGAATAGATATTGATAATGAATTACTAGAGGAGATGAAAGAGGACTTTTGGTCTAATCATCCTAGCTTTGTCAATAGAAGAAAAGAATTAATCAATGGTATAAAAAGTAAAGATTGTGATACCTGTTGGCAATTAGAAGATGCTGGATTTAAAAGCTCTAGGAATGATGACCACTTCAATATGTTTATGAAGAAAAATTATCCCAATTTTAATGAAAAATTAGACCAGCGTTTATTTAAATTCTTTCCAGGCATTGAACGTAGTAACTATTCAAATGTAATTGAAATTGTATTGAATAACACATGTGATGCAAAATGTACATATTGTAGTGAACATTATAGTACTCAATGGGTAACTGAAAAAAAGAAGTTTGGTGGAATAAGTCCGTATTATACTGACATGAATGACAGAAATCCTAGAGCAGAAGAACTGTTCTGGTCATGGTATGAAAACAAAGTATTACATACTAATAAACGTTTTGGATTCATTGGTGGTGAACCGTTAATTATTGATGCATTATATGAATGTTTTGATAAATTAATTGAAATACATGAAAGAAAACAACTATCAATTCAGTCTGATGCGGATAAAATGGAACTATGTATTACTAGTAATATGAATACACCTCCTGCATATTTTGAAAAGTTTATGGGGTATGTGAAAAAACTAGAAAAACATTTCAGAATTATCATTCAAGTAAGCGGTGAAAACGTAGGTGACGATTTAGAATATATACGACACGGTGTTAAATGGAAACGTTGGTCTAGAAATGTTGAATATTTATTAGACAATACTAACATTACGCTAAACTTTTTACCATGCTTAAGCTTGTTAACTATTCCTAGATTTAACGAATACATACAATATGTAAACAAGTTAAACAAAAAATACGGAGTAATGAAAATACATCAAAACATTGTTACATGGCCAGTAGAACAAAGTCCTATGATAGCTCCTAAAGAATTTTCCCAGTACTTTGATCCATGCATTGACAGTGTGAATGAAATTCTTGCCGGAGAAATTAAGGATCGATTTATACGAGGTGAATATGAAAACCTATTATTGTGGCTTACAAAAACACGTGAAGCTATTATAAGCAATCCAAGTGCAAGTGAACCTGTTGAGAATGCTAAAAAGTTTTATTCTTTTTTTAATGAGTTAGATCGTAGAAGAAATACTAGTGTATTGAAAATATTTCCTGAAATAAAAGAATTTTATGACACAGGTAAACAGTTATATGAAGGCACAGTACAACCACGCATTATACCAATTGTAGCTGTGACAAATGAATAACAATTTACCAAATAGTGCAACATTGTGTACACAATTATGGAATCATGCTGTTGTTGATATAGATAAGAAAAAAATCAGAGCATGTTGTAAAACTCCTTCTATACAATTAACAGATAATGATATTGCTACATACAAGCAAGATGCTTTTATTAATTTACCAGTAATACGTGAAGCAAGAAAAGAAATGCTTGACGGTGAGAAGCCAGCTATGTGCCGCACCTGCTGGGATTTAGAAGCCAAAGGAAATTTTAGTTTTAGAACTGGGAATTTTGCTTGGCAAAACTATTTTAAAGATTTAAATTACAGTGATTATACATTATCAAATCATCCAAATGATTTAGATATACAGTTGGATAACTATTGTGATTTAAAGTGTTTATATTGCAATGAAGAATTTAGTAGCCAATGGCAAGCAGAGAAACAAAAGTTTGGTGATATACAGTCTTTTATCCCTATACAAACAGCACATGATGACTTTGTTAAAATTTTCTTTACATGGTTTAACACAGTAAAAGATAACTTTGAACGTATTGCTTTTTTAGGCGGGGAGCCATTAATCAGTCCTCGTTTCTATGAGTTACTTGATATGATTCTTGAAGCGTACAATAATAAATTCCCCGATGAATTGGTGATTAATATCATAACTAATCTGAATACTACATCAAAATACTTAGAAAAATTTATTGACACTATCAATCGTTATAAAGATAAAGTTAAGTTTAACATAAACATTTCACAAGAAGCATATGGGCAGCAAGCTGAAGCTATTAGACATGGTTTAGATTTTAACAGATTTATGTTTAATTTTAATGAGTTAGCCAAAATTAAAGGGATTGTATTAAGCACTATAACTACTGTCAATGTATTGAGCCTAAGTACATTGTATAAGTATTTAAAATTTGTGACTGAGATTGAAAAAGAACACAATGTTCACGTTATCATTTATCCAAACTTAGTGAGCTTTCCAGAACATTTACAAGTTTCATTAATGGATAAACAGTTGGGTAAAGAATATATTGATTTGGCTATTGAAGCTTTATCCGAAAAAAATCACCAGGGGTACATTGACTTCTTAAATACATTATACGATAAGTTTGTCTTTGAAGAAATCAGAGATACAGATAACCACAATTCTCTTATAAAAGAACTAGAAACTCTGTCTGTTAGACGAAACGTAAATTATAAGGAAATATTTAATGAGTACAAATACATCTGGGGATAACTCAGTTTGGGATTCACTGACACATGAACATGCTGAGTCAGGAAAAGTGTACAACGAAACACTCGAGGTTATAACACCACCATTACAAAACTACATGGATGAACCTACCTTCCCTGCACAAGTTGATCCAGCTAACGTATCTTGTAAATTCAAATGGGATTATCCTATTGTTAACTTGATGAGCGGTCATAGTAGAACATGTTGCCGTGTACCAAAACAAGTTATAACTCAACAAGACCTTGATATGTATGGCATAGATGCTATTCAAAATTTACCATACGAACAAGATAGACGTAGAGAAAAGATTTTAGGTATTACACATGTTGATTGTGAATCTTGTGTAAGATTAGAATGGAATGGTGCTATTAGCCCTCGTAGTAATATGCAAGGGTTTGTTAATGAGTGGTTAATTACCCATCATAATGCATATCCACATAAAGTAAAAAATGTACAGAAATGGCACGTTGACCATATGCCAACAAATGCCAATGACTTACCCTTCAATCATCCATTACTAAGAGCAGATCATCCTGATATGTTAGAAATTATCTTGGGTAATCATTGTGATTTGAAATGTACATATTGTAGTATTCATTACAGCACTCAATGGCAAACTGAATTAATTAAGTTTGGTGATATCAAAAAAGAAGATATTGACCATCATTTTCCGGCAGCGCCTGAAAAATTAGAACCTGTATTCTGGGAATGGTTCTATGATGTTGGTCGTCATTCTAGTAAAGTTATTAACATTCTAGGTGGCGAGCCTACATATATGCCAAAGTTTTATGATGTTATGGAAAAGTTAACAGCGGCTTACAAAGACTTAGGTAAGAAAGATAGACATGTTGAATTAGGTATATTATCTAACATGAACACTAAACAACCACAAATGGATCGTTTTTTAAATCTATTACCTGAACTTACTAAGTATCTATTTTTAAGATTACAACCTAGCATTGAAGCTGTTGGTAAGAAAGCAGAATATATTAGATATGGTTTAGATTGGAATCGATTTGAAGGTAACATCAAAAGAATATTAGGAGAACGATCTAAGTATGGATTAACTCCTGACAACTTTGGCATGGGATTTCAAATGGCTTTGAATAGCTTTAGTATTTCAAGTTTACCAGACTTTATTCATTGGTCTAATGAATTGATTAATGAGTTTGACTTTGAAATTGGATTGATGAAAAATGTGGTTAGTTTTCCTAGACACCATAATCCACACGTACTTACTCCTGACTTTGGTACTTACCTTGAACAAGCACGTGATTATATTGAAATATATGCCGAGCGCAATGATAGACAAATCAGAAGATTATCAGCATTGCATCATGGTGTCCCCCCTCATGGTAGTTGGGTGAGCTATAATGTAGATTTATTAAACAGTTTAGTAGATTCTGTCAGTAGTGATTATCGCAGTGAATATGATGTTGAAAGCCGTGGCCATTGGTATCATTTTGTAGAATCTATGAAGCATAGAAGAAATATTGATGTATTAGAATATTATCCTGAAATGACAGAATTTTATAATTTGTGCAAGAAACATGCACAACATGGTGATAAATAAAAAAATGAATATTACATTTACGTTAGATCCAAACAATAGATCGATATACTATATCAATTTAGAAGTAAGCCCTGAAATACTCGAAGAACTCAAGCAGGAAAATTGGGTACCTATTACTCCTACTCATTTAGATGAATATTATACAAAACGTCATCGTCTAGATGATGGATACGGAATAAAAGGTTTATTAGTACGTAAAGTATACACTTTTATGAGGTCTTCTGAATTTAAAAAAACTATGTTAGACTTGATATGGAAAGATATGACATTTCAACATAAATGGGGTCCTCGTCTTAACTATGAAAAAATTAACAATTGTACCATTGTTGAATTTGGTTTTGATAAAGATTGTCCTGGATTTAGTACAGACCTTCATTTAGAAAATCGTTGTCAAATTGCATTTGGTAAGATTTTTTTTGTACCTGAGGATGCGGAAAATAAAAGCTCATATTTTTATAGAACAATAAATCGTGATGATCCTTTAAGAGTCCCTGTAGGTATGGGACTAGGTTGGCTATGTGTCAATACACATGAAGGTTGGCATGAAGGTTATAACGCTAGTGAGGAAGATAGATATTCATCTAGTATAAATTTTACATTTGATATATTTAACAACGGCCATGTAAAAAGCGATGACGCCACTATTAAATATATACGTGGCGAAGCTGCTTCTATTTAATAATTTATTAATTTCCATAATTCAGGCAAATAGTCTTTCATATCTGTTTGTCTATAGTCATCGTGTAATTTTAAAAAGTTAATTAACTTAATTCTATATTCTTCTGCATTAGAATATTCATATCCATCATCATTTGGTAGATTAATGAAATTAATGATAAATTCTTTGTGACCGGTGTCAGGAGATTTTAAATTATACTTACTAAAATCTATCTTATCTATTTTTTCTACTAATTTATTTTTTAATCTTGATGGTAAGTTTTTAAGACATAACATTTGTGGATCATGTATTAGATTTGCAAACATAATAAAACAACCATACTTACTTAATTCATCTAATATTTCTTCTAAGTTTAAAATATTTAAAATACTAGCAGTTGGATAAATACCAACAAAGAAAGGGTGTGGTAATACAGCATATTTTTTGATGTTATCATCTATTTTATTCCATTTTGCTGGCCAACGTTGATATTCAAATCTAGTACCAATATCATCTATACTCAAAAACAAATTTATTCTTTTAAATTGTTTAAGTAATTCTATTAGTTCATCAGTATATACTGTACCATTTGTATTCAGTGTTAAACTAATATTTTTAGCTAAATTTTTATCTACTAAAAATTTAATGTAATCCAATACTTCATCATTGATTAATGGTTCACCGCCGTATATTAATAGATATTCAAGATTGACTGACATATCATGCAATGCTTGTAATCGTTCACCTTCAAATTTATCTAATGATACCGTTTCATAGTAATCAGCTGGTATCAACGGTATATTTAATTTATTAAATTGTGTTTGCCATAAACTACTTAGATAAGGACTACATATGCGACAAGCCAAATTACATTTATTAGATAGTTTTAAACTAAGGTAATTTACAACAGGCTTATCAATTCTATACCTGTTGTTATATTGATTTTGTTGACGTAAACTAAAAACTCCGGCTTCTTCTTCAGTCCAACATCTTATACATTCTTCTGGTTTCTCCCCTGCTAAGAATTTCTTTCGTAATGTATTAACATCTTCACTATTCCAAATAGTATCTAATCTATCTTCAAGTATATTATACATCCCGATCTGATCGGGTTTTTTAATTACTTTACGTATTTTACAGCATACTTGACATGAGCCTTCTGGACTTATTTCCAAACTGTTAAAGGGCATTGAACAAAAACTCATTCTAATAAACCTTTCAGTTCAGGGAACAATTCAATTGTATTTTCTTTTCTAATACCATCTAATAATTTAGTTTCTATTTTTAAATTATCAATTTCAGTTTGTGTATCGTCTGAATACATATACTTTATAACCTTATGTATTTCATTTATAGTAACATCAGTAAGAGTATATGATTCACATTTTTTAGCATATTCTAGCCAATGCTGTTCTACTAATTCTTTTTTATCTTTAGGTAAAGATGTAAGATTGTACATTACTGGGTCTGTTAGTATGTTATAATAGATGTTATCAATATGAATTATACCTTCATCAGCTAAAAACAAATGCATTTTAGGTAAATGAAACGCATTCAATATGCTAATGGTAGGACATAATTGTAAATAGATATCTGGACAATTTTGTTTAATTGTTCTTAGATTAGATAAGATATTATCCCATGTACTGCCATTGCGTATGATGCTGGCTTGTTCCCAACCAGCATCTAAACTTAGTGATAGTCGGACTTTCTTAAATAAATTCCAATAATCAGTTACCACATTTTTATCTTTAAATGTTAGGCGTGTACAATTTGTATTGTAACGCAATACCAAATCAAATTTCTTATGCTCAACTAGAATATCTAATATTTCGTAATGTTCTGCCAATAGTAATGGCTCTCCACCACAAAAATATATTTCTTCAATACTATCTAAATTGTTTTTGAAAAACTCAAAAAAATCATTCTTTTCATCAAACGCTTTTTGCAATACAGGAACTTTTCTTTTCAAACTAGATACTGTTTCTTCTGCTATGCTACTACTATTGATATGGTCACATGTTCTGCATTTTAAATTACAGAGATTACTAAATCTTACGTCCCATGTGGCTATTTTATTTCCAACAAGATTGTTATTTTCATCAAATTCTAGTTTTTTAAATGCATCACCATAATTTCTGTTACTAAACCATCTATAACTATGAGCACCATATGTTTGTTCAGGCAATGAACAACGATTACAGGACTCTGGTAATTTAGGTCCATTAATCATTTGTTGTTGCATTTCTGTTAGTTTGACATTAGAATTAGAATATATGTCAGACATTTTTTGAGTTTTTGTATCACCTAATATATAATTTTGATTGATACAACATGGGATGGCTCTTCCGTCTGTCCAAACACAAGCATGAATAAAAGGAAGAACACAAAAATGGTTAGAATTAAGTAAATGTTCTTTATCAATCATGTTGGTTGTTTGCTTATTAAAATATTTATATAGTCTTGTACTTCTTTGGCATTCTCTATCATTTCATAAGGGTTATCGGGTAATTGTTTTTCTAAACGAATATTAGTAATAATTGGAATTAAAAAATATCTAGTCAAATCATAAACAGCACGTTCATATCTTACAGTAAAGGTAGTATCCAGTTTATATTCCATAATTAATTTATCAAAATTTATAATTCTATTGTATAACCATGACATATTTGGAAAAAGTTTGGTAGGTATATGAATAGGATTATCATGTGTGCCGTGAAGTGAATTCCATTTATTAGTAGAAAGACCAAATACATAACTTACCAAGTGATTTTCTATATTTTCTCTTTTTATAATTAGAAATTTAAAATTTAATGCATGTAGCTCATTTAATATCTTTGTTGTAAAAGGTATATTATCTTCAGTTAAAAATAATTTTATTACCAATGATTGATCTTGATTACCAGTTTTTAAAAGGTTAAGTACATAATCAATCTGCACTTCATGGGAATCGTATTTTGTAAAATCAGAAGGTATTGCACGTAATAAACGATTGTCATATTGTTCTATACAATAGGGATGTCCAACCGTAAAAGGCTCTGCTAAATTTTTCATGCCTGATCCTATTGATCTAGCTATCAATTCTGAAACATACTGACTACCAGATCTGGGTAGACCTATCAGACAAATTCTAGTAGTCATGCTACCTTTGTACTCATTATGTCAAAATTGCAATGGCACATTGTTTTATCACATAGTATTGGATCTTTTGGTACTTCAAAATTCTCAAAAATATTCCCAATCTTGTCACCCACTCTACACCATCCTCTATATACATCACCTCTTAGGTCCACAATGATTTGCTCTACACCTGCATAACATTTCCAGCCACTCCAGTCATTTGTTTTTTGGCTAATAAATCTATGTGCGCTTGATACAATCTCAGTACCATCTTCTTGTACCATCTTCATTGCACCACGATAATAATCAAATGATTTGGTGTACTTAATATGTTTAACAATCAATTCATGTTGTTTATCAAATATCTTTTTCTGAAACTCATCGTAGTCATACAATGTATCACCAAAGTCATGTATCAATGGTTGTAATGCCATACTGATATTACCTATACCTTTAACTTTGTTTGCTATAGCATAACAAAAGTCAAATTTTTCAGGACTCATCATAATGTTAACATGAGTTCTAACATCATTATTGATTAATTTAACTACTTGAACAAAGTGGTCAGCATCAGCAAACTCAGGATGAAAACTTAAACATACGTGGTCAAAGTATTGTTTGTTATCTTCCCACCAACGTAACGTTCTACTACCATTACTGATTAATCCAACTTTAGCTCCCAACTCAGTGCAATGTTTGCATATCTCTATAAAATGTTTGTATAATGTTACTTCACCACCAGTTAATTCAAAATAAACTTTACGCGGAGCAACTTGTTCTACTACACGTGAAATAAATTCTTTAACTAAATCAATTTCAGGCCATTTAATACTACCTGAGTGTAAATTATCCGGACAATAACTACATTCAAAATTACAAGTGTTGCCTAAACACCAGTTAACTACAAACCATTCTTCATGCTCCGGAGTACTATGTGCTAATTTAATATATTTGTGTTCCATTACCATCCTTCTATTTTTCTAATAACATCCATCTCTTTAACTAACGGACCGATGTTATATTTATCAGCTAGATAATGTCGTTTGAAGAACTTGCTTTGTTCTACATCATGCATACACATTGGTAAACCTAACTTATCATGCAATGCTTCACCTAACAAGTTTGCTTCTTTTTGTGGATCTCTATGTGAGTGTTCTTCCCATAATACAGTATAGTTATCAAACCATTGTACGTTGGCAGGATCCCATTCAGTTAACATAGTCATGTATGTGCCTAATCGTGCACCATAGATAGCCCACTCACCGTTCTCTACATCACGACCGATGTTGTGCCAAATTGTTAAGTTGTTTAAATTACGACTAGCAACAGTTTCTTTAAATTCATCAATCGTAGGTCTTGCACCACGATTTAAACTCATCTTAACACCTTCACGAAAACCTGCACGCCAAGCTTGAAAGGGTGTATGATTGGGATATGTTGTACTGTAACAATCATACATAGACCAATATAAGTTATCCTTACTATCTAAGCAAAAGTCAGCAATACGTGATACATCTCCATCTTTCTGATTCTCATGTGTTTGCATATTCATTACATAAGTCTTTGTCCAACTACTCATGCCACCATTACCATAACGTAGTCCATTGATACTATTAGTTGCCTTCCAACGATATTGTGCTAAATGATAACTAGGGTCTTTATTGGTGAAATCAAATTGCATGTTGAAGAACCTTTCTTCAGGCATATTATCACCGTCAATTAAAATAAAACGTTCAGTGTCACTTGCCATTGCAGCCGCTTTATGCGCGGCATCACTACCTTTTATATTATCTACTCGTTTAGCCCAAGGAACCATGTTCTTAATCTTAAGCCAAAATTCTTCTTTCTGCGGCTCGTCATAACTAAGATAGATGCAATCTAAATCGGCTACATCAATGATATCATTCGAGTTCATATATGTTTAATTTCCATTTTGTTGTTTTACCGTCATATGAGCTATCAGCTATAATGCTTATATCTTCTGCAATGCAATCTACCCCATCATCACTATTGGGCATTAACTTATATACAACTGATTTAGGACCAGCTGTTGATAGTCTACCATCAATAACTCTTATGTCTGGTCTTGCGGCAGCAAAAGTTTGTGCATCAATTACAATGTAATTGCCAGTCATTGATTTATCACCGGTATAACATACTACCGCCCCGTTTTCATCATAATATAATCTAAATTCGGGTGGTTCCATTTTAGGTTGTTCCCATATAACTATATATTCTACTTGGGTATTTTCTATGCTCATTTCATACTTTCTAATATTTTATCACTAAAATTCTTTATATGATAGTGAAAAGGATATCGTTGTGGGACAGTTTGAATTCTAATATGATCCGGTAAACATTCATATACAAATGTATCAGTCCAATTTTCAGTTGGTGTTTCATTAATATATTGTTTCATATGCACCATTGACATATCAGTAAACGTTGGCATCATAGTGTTTTCCACACCCATAATATGACAAGCAATAGCGTATGCCCAATCAGTTGTTGCTAACTCTTGTGCATTGCATCTTAATGACGATTTGTAATGTACCCAATTTTCAAACACATCTCTTACAATAGCAAAAAATTGTTTTGCAGTATCAGATTTTTTAAAATATGTAATTGCATTATATGCATCAGGTAAATTATTATCATCTATAAATCTACGATATACTCTATTGTCTGATATGTCTTGTTTGTAATTTCTAATTATACTTGATACTACTATGTCTCTATGTGATAACACATCCCACCAATAGTCAATGTTTTTAGGAATGTACATATCTGCTTCTAGTTTAATTGTATACTCGTATGGACTAGCATCATATACTTGCCAATCATTTTGTAATTTCCAATTAGTGTCAGGTGCTTGATCACCATATGGCAACATGTCTGTAGTTACTATAGTTACATTAGCATTGGGCATTACTCTTTTAATACTTTTTTCTAACACATTAGCACATTTAACATAGTCATCACCTTGCGCCATAATCACAAAGCCTTTGTTCATACTAACTCCATAAAGTTTTCTTTATTCATAACGTGGCAGTCCATATCTTTAACAATAATATATTCTTTACGAATTTTTCCTCGTTGCCAATTATCAAACATCACCGTATATTCAGTATTAAAACTATCATCACTATTTTTATAAACCATAGTATTCTTGCCTATGTGAACTAAATTCCAAGGAATTAAATCTTCTACTGAAAGAGTATTGCCATTAGTAATACGTGTTGCAAGAGTGATAGCATAGTCATTGCGATAAGGGGAAGGAATAAATCCATGTAAATTTGCATAATGTTCATAATTACGTTGAACCATACCCATTGAGTTAAATATCTGTTCTGCTCGTTTAGTTTTATTAAATCTAATAACTGTGGCCCATAATGTTTTAAATCCATATGGATTTAACATCTCTATTTGGGGGGTATTATACATTAGGAAATGTGTATCTTCGTGACAACAAAAATCAGTAGGTAACTCAAATGTCTTTAACAGTTTAGTTGAATTAACTAAGTAGTCTGTATCTATTAATAATGTTTCATCATATGGAGTTAATTCAAATACCCGATATCTACCCTTATTAATCCATGTTTCTCGATCTCGTTTGTTACTTGTATCCGCAGTAGCGATAATAGTATTATCAAACACATAATCAATATTTTCAGGTATGGAAGTAGTATCTGTTATAATTGATACCGGTAAGTTTAAAAAGTGATTAATGCGTTTAGCTGTTGCAACAGCCATATCATAGTAGTTGAATTTAGTAGAGTTAAACGCAAATAGTATTACACCTTTGCTCATCGTTTTTTCTCTAGTTCAACCCACTCAGTGTACCATTCTTCCATAGTTGCTTTATAAACTATATTGAGTTTATTCAATAATGATTTTCTGTTTATTTTAACTGGGTTATTAAAATTATCCACTAGAATAATCTCATCTTCATTAGAAGATGCTAGGAAGTTGATTGTTGATAGATTAGCACTCCATAAGCCATTTTGTTCAGCTACGATAAGTTTACTTTCGTATTTGTCCTTTAAATATGCTTTTGCGCTATTATGATTGAAGCGGGCTTTGGCTTCGGTTATTAAAGTCTTGGTATCCATGTAATCTCCTAAGAGTATTTAGATGGATACAAAGACTTGTGAAAAAATTATGAACCGGTAACTGATCCAGATAAAGTAATTGCACCCCAAGTGTTAGCCAAAGTATTGGCTTCTGGGGCTACTGCTGTAAGTGTCACCGTAGAACCAGAACCTACTGTTAACCCATCTGGAACTTCATCCCAAACTGTATATAACGTAATAACAGAACCAGCATCACCATTAACACCTTGAGTGCCATTTGATTTAGCAACAACACGAATGAATGAGTTAACATACGCTGTGGCACCACCTGCTAATTGCGTGAATACATCAACATTACTATTGGTCATTGCAAAGTAACCACTGTTGGTACTGATAGTAGGTGCACCACCACCTCCACCGATTTTAGTAATACCATTATATGATGTAGATGCAATTGTAATTGTACCTGAAGTTGGTGCGGACATTACAACAGTACCTACATTACTTGCCAAACCATTGAATAGTGTGTTGCCGGCTCCGGATGTTGAAGTGTGCGTAGGTACGATTTTTAATTGTCCACCTGCGTTAAAGAAATAACGTGCGGCGTCTCCATTGGCAAAAGTTACAGTCTGCGTGAAAGTAAGAGCATTAAGCCAGCTACTACCATATGAAACAGCATTAGAACCAGTTGCACCTTGTGTTGCGGCATTCAATCTACTGTTATAAATTGTTGGTAGATTAGTTGATACAGCAGAAATATAAGTAATAGTTCCACCAGTAACTGGAGCAGATACACTACTAATTGATGTGCCTTGATGTGCGGCTGCGCTTGCTGTTTTGTTAATAAGATTAGCCCATTTACTTGCAGTAACACTATCACCTACTGCGACAGTTGCTTCAGCAGTTTGACCATAACCCGCAGATGTTCCACCAGTCGACCAAACAGTGTTTAGTGTACCAGAAGCTGTATTTGGGTTTGTACCTACTAGACCATTATAATCTGCGGCTTGTATTGATCCGTATTGTGCGTAAGTCATTTATTGTCCTTAATTAATTTTAACGAAGGCTTCTACTGTGCCCACATCATCTGTTGTTTTATTCTCTAATGCACGACCAATTACATTGAATGATGTTGCCTCCCCTGCCAATGCGGCTCGGGCAATTCCTTTTCCTGCACTTACTAATCGTTCACCTTTTTTAACTTTACCAGTTACTTTAACTTTAACTCGTCCACCGACTGCAATCGGAGGATGTGTTGCGTCATTACCGGCGGCTGAATTCATTAAGTATGCCGCTGTTGCTGATACAACTCCAAATACGTCTTCTGATAAATCATACTGGACTGCGGTAATCTCTTTATCTCCGCCCATTTCAACAACAGTACCAGCATCATAATATGCGTCTGCTTCAAATCTTTCTGCCAAGTCAGCATATGTTGCATTCAATCTTGAACCTGAACTTAGTGACCAGTTACCTGTAATAGTACCTGCTGTGATATTTGCACCAGTAGTTAATGTAGTACCATTAAATGTAGCAGTACCTCCGCCTACAGTACCGTTAAATGTTGGTAGATAATTTGCTACTGTAGCATTAGAATAAGTGCCGCCAAAATTGATTGCGTTACCATTGGCATAATAATAATTATCTGTTCTAATACCAATGTTACCGCCACCTGTAATAACTAAATTACCACCTGTAATCCACATACTTGTACCAGCAATCCCATTGGCAGTACCTGCACCATTTTGAGTTAGTACACCAGTTAACGTTACTGCGGTTGATTGTGAACCTGCATTAATACTTTGAGTAAACAATGATCCAATATTACCAGTACCAATGTTGGCAGTTCCTGAACTGATATTAGCAGTAGAACTAACTGAAATATTAGTGAAAACACCGTTTGCACCAGTTACATTATTAACGGCAGTGATATTATTTGCTGCCAAATTTCCAGTAACTTGAACTGAACCAAAAGTGGTAGTTGAATTTGCTGAACTTACTGCTAGTGAAACCCATGCATTTGCGTTTGATAATCCGTCTGTTGGGCAAACATACAAAGTATTAGCATTTGTGTTATACCATAATTGACCAGTTAATGGATTTGCAGGTGGCGTAGAATTTGAGAAGTTTTCTAATTGATGTACGAAATTTGTGTCTAATTGCTGACCATAACCAGCATAGTTTCTTCCTGGAAGACCAACTGATGTACTGGTCGTATTTATGGTTCCGTCAGCGATGGTTGTCAGTATAGTTCCATCACTTTTTACAATTGTATATGCCATCTTGAATTACTCCGGGGTTCTATTTTATTTATCTTAAATTGTCACTAAGTTTGTTAGTGCTTGTATTCTAACTGTATAATCTATTTGAATCTGTCTATTTAAACTCTTTTGGACTGGGTGAAAAATAACATGTGTTAACAATCTTGTTACCACATTGCCGTTAGTATCAGTTCCGTAATTTGCCAATAAACCTAATTCGTCAAAAATATAGCTAGAATCAGTTTGTGTGCTATTATCAAATGCTGCCTGACCTGACGGCTCGCCGTAGTCTAGTAAACATTGTACTAAAATGTCTGTATACACACGGCCTGTCGTGTGCGATACAGTCATTTTATTTCTTGTAGGGTCTAGATTAAAAACACTGGTATCATCTACGATTTTAGCGTAGGTTTGATTGTATAGTGCCGCATTCTGCCCTGTTGTATTTGGGGGTAGATAAGTGATAACTCCGGTTTCGTCAACTGACGCACCACCGTTACCAAATGCCATTTGATAGATTTCTCCGTAACCACGACTGCTTAATGTGTCAGCAATCGCTTCTGACATATTTTCGTAGTTAATAGCATTATGCTTATCAACAAAAACTTCGCCGTTGTTAGGGTCATATACCTTTAAAAAACCCTCTACTTTATATGATAGTGTTATTACTGACATTAGTTATCACCCCGTGTTTGAACCAATACTTCTTCAGTATTTGGATCTGTAATTTTTAGAAAAGATGAGAAATAAAACCCTCCGGACTCATTAGGTTTAACTTCTGCTCTAACCTCAGTTTGAGCATTTTCTGTATTTTCTTGTTTATTATTCATTTACTTATTTATCTTTCAGGGAACATCGGCATTTAAGAAATTAGCAGGATATGTTGTGCTAATCTGTAAAGGATCACCGTCTACTAGGTTATAGTTGAACGAATTCCAACTAAATCCGTTATAAACATCAGGTAACACATTTGACGATAATATCCCGTAAACTGTCGTAAATTTAGGAATATATGTTAGTTTTCCGGTACCATTTGCACCACGTTGCAATCCAGATAAAGTATTCTCATCAAAATTGACAGTGGTGTAACGTATTTGCTCACCGTTAATATAAATTAAATTACCCAATATTACTGTTACAGTTAAATTATTCCCTACAATAATTGAAGGACTAGTTGGATCTATATCTATTACTAATACTGGAGCTGTATTCTCTATTACAATACGATATTCTGCAGGATCAACTAACAAACTTGAGGTATTATTATATACAATAACTTCTGAAATTGTATTCTTATCACCATTGAGTCCTATACTCATTGTATCATCAACTACTACAGGAGCAGTTTCATTTTGTACAATAGACGCTGTAACTCTGGATACATCTTCTAAATAAATCACATCATCTATATCTTGCAATCCATATGTTAGCCAAGTTCTAGTTAATGAATTAGAACGGAATATTGATTGTTCATTAGACCTGTTAACATTTTCAATATACACAGTTTCATTAGGTGTAGCAGTTGGTATCATATTTGTAATGGTTACTATATCGCCCGGTTGTATAACAGTTAATATACTTAAGTTATTTTGTGGGTTTAGATATAAAGCACTTGATGGGACACGTTTTCCATTTACAGTTACCCATAATCTATCAACATTAGTTTGTTCCCACAGTGATACATTCATTGAACCTGTACCAGTTGTTAGTGGGTAAACTGCACCATTACGTACCGCAGTTACATTAAATTCATATACACCGATTAAATCATTTACATAATATATAGCTGTAGCAATACCATTACCAAATCCCACACCTGTTGCAACAAATGTAGTTCCTGGATCGTTACTTAATGAACCAATACTAGTCCAAAATGTAGTGCCAGTTTCAATAATTTGATAAGTGTTTCCTACAATAAAGCTTCCGGCTGTTACTTGAGATTGAATTCCACCAAACACTGTTCCGGTAAACAATACCGGTGTACCGAGTATTAACTGCCTGTTGCTTGATACTGTTATAGCATTATTCAATGTAGTTGTAGCGGACGCATTAGTTGTTTCTAATGTGAATATTCTATCAAACCAAACATATCCATTTCCTAAATAAGTAGATACTTGTGTTACTGGGTCATTAACATAATACAATGTAGGATTGTATGGAGTAAAGTATAGCCCAATTTGTGTAGGATTAATTACTTTTGCATAATATGTATTGTTGTTTAATTCAATTGATCCTAATACACCATTGATTCTTACAATATCATTTTCAACCAAGTTGTGTGGTACACCAGTTGTTATTGTGACTGAATTATTTCCACCAACAGACGCAACCATCAAACCAGTATCTGTTGTCAATTCAAGTGTAGGTCCTGCTACCCCTGCTACTAATGTTTCAGAAATAGTAAATGAGGTTAAATCTGCAACAGATTTAACATAGTATACTGTTCCGTCTGCATTAATATTACCAAATCCAATTGGAGTAATATTTCTAAATATAACTGGTTGATTTAGTATGAATCCAGCTGTAGTGCCACATGTAATAATATTAGTTGTATCTGTAGTATTGGTCACCGTAGTAACTGCTAATGGTTGATTAATTGAATTGTTGATAGCAGTTATATTAGCAACTGTAGGTGGATTAGTAATACCGGTCATTGATCCAGACTCTGTAATCAATGTTACGGGTATCCCACCTACATTTTCAGAAACTGCAAACGTAGTAGAATTAAAAATCTCTACAATATAATAAATTTGATTAGCAATAATACCACCTATAGTAGGATCATTGAATTTAATAGCGTCATTAACATTTATTGATGTAGTTGATCCTGAACCTAATGTCAAATAGTCTGGGCCGGGCGAATAGTAACCTATATCATAATTTAAATCATCAAATCCCGGCTCATGTGTAGCATTGCTAATTGTTAGTACAGTAGTAACTGATCCGGTGAAGCTTCCAGCGTATATAGTATTTAAATATTGTCTATCAGTCAAATTATATGAAGTAACTGAAAGAATACTTCCTACAGTAGTAATAATTGTTAAACTAAGTGTATTAGTTGATGAATTAATTGTATAATCTTTATTATTTGTTAATCTCAATCCATTGTATTCAACAATTGCATTATCTGCATTATCCTGCCCCACAAAATTTGTTAATGCAAATTCTGTACTGGCGCTTGTTAATGTAAATATTTGTACTTCTGGTACAGTGTATCCATACTGTATAGGAGCTGTTTCCCCAAATATAGAAAGTACAACAAAGTCATCATTTTGATTATATTGACTAGAGAATACCAACTTTGCAGTAATACCTTGGTCAACAATTGTAATTGCATAATCATTTGTCACACATAAAGCAATGCCGGATGCGTTATTCAATATAACGTCTGTGCCGGCTAAAGAGGACGATACTGTAAATTCATCTGTAAATTCATTATTAATAATAGAAGTAATGTAATATGATTGTAATGGAATGATACCTGCCAACACTGTTCCAGTACCAGTACCGGTACCAGTAGCTGTAAATATAACTCCCACAGTATTAGATAATGCACCAATTGCCATGAAGTTAGTTGTCCCTACAGTTGCTATTTTATATAATTGACCTAGTACAAATGAACCAGCTGTTAGTGTGAAGTTGTTAAATGACATTGCATTACTGAATGTAATTGTATCATTTACTGCATAATTATCGGTCGAGTTAACAACAATGGTATTAGTTCCGCTATTAGTTTCAGATATTATACCTTGTTCACCTAATACAAGATTTGTACCATTGTGTATTACGATAGGATCTGTCCAAACTAATCCGTTTGTTGATTGAATATTAACTAACATTGAACCAGTAGCTGATGTAACATCAAATGCAGGACCTGCTATTCCACCTGGATTACTAGTAGATACAGTTATCTTGTTAGTAATATAGCTTATTGTTTTCACATAATATAGTGTATCTGTGGTTATGCCACCAAACACATCACCTTGGAATATGATTGATGAATTGACTACAAAGTAATCAACTGTTTCGCACACAATACCATTGTCTAATGCATCTGTTTCAATTGCAATAACTTGTTTAGGATCAGTAGTTGGTCGTATTACACCGGAACCATTAAATCTACTAGCAGAATAATTACAATTCAATGGCATTTCAACAAAACCAGTAATCATATTATCTATAAAAGGTATAGCTTGTGAGTTTGATTTTACTAGTTGGTCTCCGTTTCCTACTTCATATAAATCTATTCTTAAACCATATGTTGAAGTTACGGGGTCACCTAAGGTAATTATTTTGTTAACCCAATCTACAGTAAAATCATATATTCTAACACTTAGATTAGTAGAGTAATCAATATCAAACAATGCCATACTAGCAGGATTTTCTACGATCCCATTGAATGAAAATTCAGTTTGATTTGTACTTGGAATTATTTCTGTAGAAACAACATTAAATCCAACATGACCGTATATAGATGCATTCCAATCAGTTCCCGGTCTAGTAGTAACAATCATTGTTAAATTATCAGATATTAGTCCTGGTACTAATTCTTCAGGGCCATATCCTGATAAGAAAGGATCACCTTGTACATCATATGCAGTATCTCCAACTGACTCAAAAGCTTTATCTTCTAAGTTAGTATCTATCGTATATTGGTCTTCGGGTGCAAAAGCATTACCCAAATATGTTCCATTAGGATAAGTAATACCAGTAACTAGTTGAGTTAAATCTAAACCAGGCATGTTAACTGTAGGTTGATAGTATCCAATGATACGATCCAACTCATTAAGTTGTCTATCACCACTATCCATTAGTTCCCATTTACCCAATATAAATTCGTTATCATTGTTACTAATGATACATTGCCATACTTTGTTATTGTATTTTACAATACTTTGATTGAAGTAGAATGGCTCAGGCAAGAATACATAATCACCTAATTGGTATTCTGTTTCTAATGTTATGCCATTTACCGGAACAGTCATTAATGAATCAGTGTATACTTCACATTCTGTTGCAGTAATAACTTTTAAATAATATTGATTTACTATACCTGCGGGAGTACCCGAACCAATTACACTTGTAATGTTTCCATCTGATTCTATTGGCAATAAGAAATTATTATCAGGCGAATAAATGAAATTAGGATTAGCAATAATTACATCAATACCGGAAACTGTCAACACTAAATCATTTAATGGACTCGTTCCGCCTAAATCAGTACCAGAAATAGTAATAGTATTATCAAATGTATAACCTGAACCCTGATTTACTACCTCTATAATGTATCCACCTAGTTTGTTACCAATGTTGAATGTTGGTGGCGAACTTGTATCCGGAGATTGTGTAAATACTGTTTCTTTAATTTGATTAACTGTTATTGGTTCAACACTACCGCCTGAACTTGTACTCAGTGTGATATAAGGATTGTCTGCGGTTAGTGTCATTTGACCATTATCAGTTGTTAGTACAAGGTCACCTCCACCTATTGCATCAGTAATAGTAAATGAGTCACCACCTAAATCATAACTATTAATAAAATATGTTACTAATTCAACTACATTACCAAAAACTGCGCCAGAGAACGATATTGGCATACCAATATAGAATCCAGTTGTTAGTGTTCCTGAGGCTAATGTGTATTTGTTAGTAGATGAAGATGAGCTTGCAACTTCAACTGATATTGTTCCGTTAGATACTACATAGTATTCGGTACCAGCAGTCAATCCACCAATATTTTCAGACAATACAAACGGTAAGTTGTTATATATATTTGTTAGGCCACCACTTAGATATCTCAAATATAAATAATTACCATTACTTGTAGCGGCTACGGTATCTCTTGTTACTAGATTACCATTTGTACCAGTTACTTCAATATATGGTGTGTTATCTAACGTTAATGTTGGGTAGAATGTAAACAATTGACCAGTAACTTGCCCTGGACTTACTGGTAACCCAACATTCATAGTCATCGAACCTGTTGCAGTTGTTAATTGAACCGCAGTTGTTTGACTTGTCAATGTACAAGAACCTGAAGCAGTTGTCAACGGTACTGCGCCACCATTAATTACACTAGCAATGGTAATTGTTGTGCCAGAATCAACACTTCTAATATAGTACACTTGTCCTGCATTAATCCCACCAAAAGTAGTACCAATGAATATAATTGGATCATTTACATTTAATTCCAATGTTGAAGATACTGTAATTAAATTACCAGTAGCAGTAGTAGCAGTAACAGATAGTATTAACGGATCAGCTTCAGTTGATATAGTGAATGTTTCAATATCAACAATAGTTATGATATAATATGTTTCATTATCAATGATTCCACCAAACACACTGCCAACAAAGTATACTGGTAATCCAACATAGAACCCTGAAGTGCCTCCGGTACCAGTTGGTAATAACGGTGATGTTATAAAGTTAGATGTAGTTGCCGTTGCAGTTACATTTAATATACCAGGATAAGCAATAGTAACAATAGCAGTATTAGTTACTGCACCTGCATAACATGATAATCCGGCTACACTAATTGTTTCCGAATTCAATGTAAATGTACTACCACCCACTGTAGCAGAAATAGTAAATTCAGATTCACCAATGATAGAAGCTACATAATAAGTTGTATTATTTACTAGATTGGTAGTACCTACCGCCCCGACAAACTTAATTGGCATTCCAATATAGAAACCAATAGTTGATCCAGATGCATTTGGTTCTTCACTACTATATGATAATGTAATAATATTAGATGCAACTGTTTCACTTACTGTACGAACAAGTGAAGACCATTGTAATACTTGATTATTAGAAACATCTTGTATTTCAAATGTTGCACCTTGTGCGCTAGCTAATATATCAGTAATCGGTGGTTGTGTGGCTTCTAGGGTAATATTAGAACTAGCAATTTGTGTACTATTATTAAATACTCCGGCGTAGAAACTTCCATAGAAGTTATCAGGTGCCCAGTTAGTAACTCTTGACGTATAAGTTGTTCTATCAAATCTTAATTTAATATTATTTTCTCTAATAGGGGCAGAAGTAGATACACAGCTTGCTCTTGCACTAACTGCAATATTGTTATTATTACCAGATCCAACATTTGTAAATATTATTCGGTCACGGTCTTGTAACGCATCAGCATATGTTGTGTATAACGCAACTACATAGAATGGACTAGATTCTAATACTGCCAAATAATAATATTGACCATCATCTAATCCACCAATTGGAGTTGTATCTGTTCCTACATAATATTTTATTAAATCACCTGTTTGCACAAATTGTGTTTGTAAAGTAATTGTTCTACTAGTCAAATCTACAACCGTACTAGAGAATGTGATAATTTCACTTGGGTCAATTATTATCTCAGGCAATACTTGATATCCATCACCCGGATCAATTACATCAATTCTAAGAATTGTATCTAAATTCATTACGGGCTGTAATATGGCTGCACGTCTTGGAGCCGGATATATAGCGGTATCAATATATGCGATAACCTTAGGAGGTTCAGCATAACCTCTACCACTATTCAATAATAAGATAGGAGGCAAATCAATTATAATTTGTTCACCTGGAATATGATTTGTTATAGGTGTATCATTAACACCACGTGTTAATCCACTCAAAGTGCTATAAGCTCTGTCAACACTGCTGTATGCAATTTCTTCAGTACCAATTAATACAACACCGGTTGTTGGGAAACCATATACATTGTCTACTACCATTGCACTGCTATTCAATGATACAAAAGAAGATAGAATAGTTATTGGATAATTAGGTACTCCGGTTATACTTAAACCTTGATTGTTGAACCAATTAATATATGATTTACTTTGCCATATAGGATCTGTAGGTAAATATTGATTGATACCACTTGGATTAGAATAAACTAACTCAGGTGTAATATACTGTTCATATTGAGTACTGTATTCTGCTGGCAAATCAAAATCAGTTATATTTCCTAAATAATTGTCTGATCCTGTATACTTAAATAAGAAATCTTTAATAACAACATGATAAGGCTTAACCTCATTTAAATATCCAGATAAAAATTCTTGATTATCACTTTGAAATACTTCAAGTGGTAATAATTCACGAATGGTATGCCCTACATCAATAAATGATGTTTTATTCAACCATGGTAAATAATTTTGACTTTCAATTGTTTCACTGACAATATATTCAAATAATAAAATCAATGCATCATTTCTATATTGTAACAAACTACTAGGTAATTCTTCATTCAATGCACGAATAATATAACGTGTTTCTTCACTAGGGAATGTATCATATGGTGTAGTATCAAAAAAGTTGTCACCAAATCCTAAACGAGCATCAGCATAATCCCACAATGAACTATTAAATTCTATTGTGCCATTTTGTAAACCAATACGATTCCAATTTACACCATCATATACATAAGTTTCTTGTAACCCTTCACCATTTTTATTAACTGTGACAATTAATCCTAGTTGGGCATTGATTGTTGCTAAGTCATAATATGATTCTACAAGCAATGAGGCCCTAGTGTTATTATCATATCCCGGTGCCCACCAATTAATTACTTCCCAATAATCTTGTGTATTATAAAACAATAACGGAGTTCCTGGCCAATTGGGGTTATCTACAGTAGATGGGTTTATTTCCCCTTTAGTAAACAAGAATTTTAAACTACTAGTTTCTGTTAATGGATACTGTAACAATACTTCATTATAAAATTTTAAATAATTTTCTAATGCCTTAAATCTATTATAAAAGAAACTTTGACGTGGACGGGTTAATATACCACTCTGCACCGGTTTTGGTAAGTTAGGATCGGGAACAACTCCGCCGGTTCGATCCACACCACTAAAACTCTCTAACATTTTATTATACAATGATTCCGGTACTATGGTAGTACCTGTCCCAGGTAAACCGGGCAAGAAATCATCTGCGTATTTTGAACGAATTAAACTGTACACACTATGTGATACATCATCATTTGTACCAGTTGCAAATCCAATATGTAACACTGTATCACTTGCATTAATATTAGATGCACAATTGTACAAACCAAATACATTTGGTTGTATTGGTGCCATATATGATATACCAGTTGCTAATGGGGTAGAAATATATGACTCACATATAGTATCTGATAGTGTTTTACCTATCTGATTGAATACAATATTTGTATTTCTTACCCAATAATAATATACAGGTACAATTGAACCAGTACTATTTAATCTATATTGAACTACATAATTCTCAAAGTTATTTGGTGTTCCAGGTCCCGGATAAGCAATAGGTTCAACATCACTTGTGATCCAACTACAAACTTTCACATCACTTCCTGGGAACACTCGGCCCCACCACACACTATTATAAACCACATCATTACTTTGATGATAGTTTACAAATTTTGTCGTAGATGTGTCAAACCATAACTTTCCTAATTCTCCCGGCCCCCATACAGCAGAGCCTTTATTTGTTGCGTCAGGACTATTATAATTTGCAGGGTCAGCATTAGATACTATATCTAAATTCTGTCGCACTGCACCTAATATTTTTCCTTGCAAGGGATCAATATAATCTAAATTGTCTAATGTATTATTTGTTGTTACACTGTATAATTGAGCATTTTGTATTGCATCCGTATTAACAATAGGGGCAGAATTACGATACACAGACCAATCTGGATCGCCGGATGTATTATTGTATATCACAACTTGTCCATTGTCATATCCTGGTCTAAAATTAGGAGTACCAATCATTACATAATTGTTGGTAAATTCTAATGCAGTTCCATAATATGGTTGGCTACCGTAGTCAACATTTAATGCATTAACACTTTGTGCATATACGTAAGCGCCAGGATTATTTACAGTTTCATTGTATACTGACAAATAATCATACATATAGACTGCACCTGCATTAATAAAACTATCTAAAAACTGTGTTGTATTGTTATCAAACAGTGTATCATTGTTATAATTTTCATCATCACTTGCATCAAATGTAGTTTCTGCGTATCTAGCAGAAACAGGTGCACTTACCACAAATGAACCTGCTGAATTGAATTTAATTGTATGACCAAATTCTGTTCTACCCTGGCTGTGCGGATCATTAATCAATTGCGTTTGTGTATATATTTTTATACCTAATTGGTCTAATACATCTGCATTTAATACTGATAATGTTAACTTAGCATTGATATATGCCAAATCTATACTAATAACTTGTATGGTTAAAATATTATCGATTGATGCTGAAGCAGTAACATTTGTAATATTTGCCGCGGCAATTGTATTGGCTACAGTTGTTGCGTTGCCTACAGGTAATGACACTGAATAACCATTAAGTAAAATAGTTGCCGGTTCAGTTAGATTACATTCAGCATAACCAGTTATTATACCGTAACTACCGCCACCATATGTATAACGATATACTGCACCTTCTTGATTTTTATTGTTTATTTCAAAAGGAGCACCTATTAGTATTTCATTTGCATAAGTATCTACGGCTAAACTGTAACCAAAGTTTGTTCCAACTTCTGGATTAGAATCCATTGAAGTAAATTCTTGCGTTAATATAAATTCTGATCCACTAACATTTATAATATCACCTGCTGTTAATGAGCTATAGATGCTTATACTTGATGTAGATACAGCGTATTCATTATCATCAATTAATGTACCATTAACACTAACAAAGATAGGTTCATCCTGTGCAACCATTGTCATATTACCGGATGAGTTATTCAAAGTTACGGTTGAGCCATTTCTAGTCAATGATAGTGTTACAGTAGAACCAATAATTGTTTTGATATAATAAACTTGATTTAATGCTACATTACCATATACATTCCCTGTAAATATTACAGGTGTTCCGTTTACACCTGCAATTAAACCAGTAACATTATTTAATGTGATAGCATTACTTAATATACTTGATGCAGTTTTTAACAGAATAGTTGGTTGATATATCAAAGTAAATATTTGTGGAGTATCAGGGAAGCTATTATAAGGAGCTTCAAATGTTTGCACTAATCTTTCAAAAGAATATGCATAACCCAAATCATCAACACCGCTATCTTGGTAAGGTGCACTTATAATAATATTATTTCCATAATAATTAGTAGAAATAGAATATCCAAAATTATCACCACCATTTGATACGGTGCCAGTACCTGATTGTGTTGAAGCATTACAAGTAAATTTTATTCCTACTGTATTAGATGATGCTCCTAATGCCACAAAGTCAGTAGTGCCTAAAGATTCTATAACGTATATTCCACCTACATTTAAATTACCAACACCAATGATGTCCGGAGTATTAATGATATTTGAATATTCATATTGGCCGGTAAGTTGAGATTTACGATAAACATAAACTAAATTTTGGTCAGATGCAGAAATATACAACCAATTTTGATCTCCGGACAATGCGACAGATGAGCCCCAGTTAACTACAGAATTATTGCTAGGTGATTCGATCACTTGATATTCTTGTAATTCATTTATTAACTTATTAATAACTAAATCATAGATATATACTTTTCTGTCAGAATAAGATGCACCGGTTGGTTGTGATATTACAAATAAATTATCTGTATAAGAAATAGTAGAACCAAAAGAATTACCATTAGTTATTGTTTGTACAATACTAAATGAATTAAACACAGGACTATATGAATAACGATATGCGGCTCCAACTTCAGCATCAGTAACTAAGTATCCTAAATTAGGAGTAATTGCAACTGCACTACCATATGTTATTGATTCAGTTTTAAATAACTCATCCTCATAAACATAGTTTAAACTCTTGCGATATACAGCCCAAGAGCCGTCATTGTTTTCATCTACCCATACTTTATTTTTTACAAATTCACTGTCAAGTAATGGCAATGTATTAATATCTTTAGGTGTCGCAACACGTTGTGATGAGAATTTAAAAGCTACACCTTGACCAAGAATTGTAGTTACAGACGGTGATAAACTTAATAATATTGTTACTCTAAAATTATCAACAACACTTGAAACAATTCTGTAACCATTAACACTATCATTAAAATTAATAATAGCAAATGGTTGATACTTAGTTAAATCATGAGGTGTAGCAAATTGCACAGTTACTGTACCATTCATATTATTAACAGCACCTATTACTTGACCAGCACTAGATGGAGTATATACTTGCCATGTACTAAGGTAATCTGCTAACCATACATATTCATTTACGTATAATTTAGAAAGTGGTGTAACCGCAGTATTCAACCCATTATAATAATATGCTGAAATTTTTACATCATTAAAATTAACGTATCCAGCATCCGGGAACACTGTGTTTGGAGTATCAGATGGTAATGTAGGCAATACATTAGGGTTATTGATAGGTCTACCATAATTGAATATTGAATATAGAGGAACTTCTTGCTGTACTCCATCAGTATATACACCGTTAGTTAAGCCAACAATACTAGGATTACTTGTTAGTAAATTTTGATTCAAACGGAAATCTACAAAGTTATTGTTTAGTACACCACCAAACTCTCCAGTCTTAATGGCCCAGTTATCATAGATATCATAATCAATTCCACCTTGTGGTAATGCTAATCCTTTAAAATTATTTGCCGCAACTCTTGTGCCTTTTTCTTTAATAAGATTCTTATAAACATTGACTTGTGTTATATCTGTTAGGTCAGCAAGTGCAAGATAATCACGTGGTCTATATCCAATCAATGACCAACTTAACAAATCACTATCTTGGTCTAAATTACCTTTATTTGTATCATAAAATAGTGTACTTTCATATGAACGTGTGGAACTATTAGGTAACAATCCCTTTTGAATTTCATTATAATCTGTTACTTTCCAATCTTGTTCTTCAAATATTTCTTTTGCATTTAATACTTTTAATGCAAACCAATATCTATTTTTATACCTAACGATACTGCCACGAGTATATTTTGAATTAGTACTCCATTCTTCTATGTTATCTTGATTTAAAACAAACCCCTGTGCATCAACAGTACCGTTCCATTCAGCAGATTTTGTACCTCTGGTTAAAATACGATTTTGTCTTAGTCCGGTAGTCAAATTATATAAAACATCATTAAACACTGTTACGTTATCAAAAACAATACCATGCTCAAAGTTACTGATATTAAATTGACCATATGCAACAGTATCGCCTTCATTTAGTGGTCTAGCACTAAAGAATGTGCTATCACGATTAATAGACAAATCTACACTTTGTATCGGATAGAAATTTTGATTTAATATAAAGTTTTGTTTTTGTAGTGTCAATGGTTGTACAACATGACTATCTTTATTGATTGTAATTAAATTAGCGGCTGGATTTAAATTAACTAAACTACCTACTTCCCAACCAGATTGTGACCAATATAATAATTCAGTAATCATTTGACGCCAGTTAACATCTATACCAGATTCAATTTGGTCAAATAATACACCTTCAGTTAATAAAAATTGACCGTAACTGGCAACAAATTGACTTAATGATTGTATATCAACAAATTCTGTACCATAAGGAATTATATTAGTTTTTGTTTCAGTATAATCATTTGAAATTTGTACTGAAATGTCACCTACGGTGATTTTGTTATAGTTACCATTAATTTTAGGTGTTACTGTTGTAAAATAAGCCGTGTCTTGTGAATTACCAAAGACTTTCCAACCTGTACTTGTACTTTGTACAATTATACCACTGTATATAATAGTAGTTGTAGGTATGTTGTCATACAATAGTACACTATAACTTTCATCAGGAATTAACAATGACGCATTTCTACTGTTTGGTGTTCCTTTTTCTACATAGAATCCAAGCAAACTCTTATCACTAAATCCAGCAAGTCTATAAATTAACCTTACATCTAAATTATCAAACAAATCAGTAATGTTCTGTGTTGCATTAACACCAACTTGTTTTTCGTAATCAACAATCCAATTAACATAACTTGTCTTAGCAGTACCAGTACCATATATGGCAACATCACTGATAATCAAATGACTACGATTATTTACTAGATACTGATTAAACTCAGTACTATATTTGTAATTGTCTACATCAAACCCTAAGTTAAAAAATTGAGCAGGTTTAGTAAGGGCAAGAATCTTCATTAAATCAAACGGCCAACTACTACTTCTACGATAACTAAATTCTGCAGGGCCAACATCGCCAACTACCCAATCATTACGGAAAGTTCGTTGACTATAATTACCCATGACAGCATCGAACGGTGATAACAAATTGCCGGCACTGTCTACTGGTATAACTTGTAACAATTCTTCTCTAATAAATTCAGGTAACACAATTGGATTACCGTTATTCCAATTAATACCCGCAGACATATCTCCCCATAATATTAAGTTATCACTTGTATAAGGAGCAGGACCGTATCTATTAGTCCACCAACTAGGTTCATCAGTAAAGCCAATCATTTCCCATGGACTTATATTTGGAGTGCTAGTATCGTAAAAATATTCATATATACCTCTCCAAAAACCTTGTTCAAATGCTTGACCATTAATCTTATTACCTGATTGATTATAGTTGTAACTATACTGGTCAGTTGATTGATAAAACTGTTTTTTGTATTCAATACGATTTTGTCCAACCCAGTTTAAAAAATACTGGCTATATATTTGTAATACTTCATCATATGAATAATCTGTAGTTCTAAAGAATCCAGGTATTACATCATATTTGCTTACTGGAATTAAATCTGACAATTTTAAATTATTGTAAATTCTAGTCTCAAACTCTAATAGTGCTTGATCCTTAAAATCAACTAAATATCCATCAATGTAATCACCATACAACTTAGTATAAGAACCATCGTGACCTAATATAAAATATGTAGGTTGTGAGTAATTAGGATCTAGTACAACGCCGGGTATAAATGAGGGATATAAACCTAACTTAGTTGGTGTATTAGGTATATAACTTCCAAATGTTTGATTGTATTCTCTAATAGTTACAATATCCCCTGGTAATAAATCTTTTGTAATAGTTAGTGATGGACTATCTGTACTTACTATATAATCTTGGTTAATTATTAATTGAATAGTTGAAGTAAAATTATTAACCGTAGTTGTCAAATAAACCAATACACCATAATAATTAGCAGTGTCAAAATTATATATGCGTGTTAATGGATAGATACTTACATCTAAAGAATTAGCAAAGGTGTATATATTTGTAGCATATGCTGATTTGTTTGGCAACATATCACTCCAGAAAAAAGGTTCTGAATCAGTTTTATTCGCAGTAATTTGATCTAATGCATCATCTAATATAGTTGCCGGCGTTTGTCTTGTGGTAAAATCAGTTTTATCTATTGTATAAACCAACAATGATTTAAAATTTATATATTGTTGACTATTGTATTGTAATGAGTTAAACAAATTGTGATTTGGTGATCTTAACAATGATCCTGGTAATGCCAATGAGGCACTGTTCTGAATAATTTTAGTACCCCATGGTACAAGATTTCCCAAATCTCTATAATTGTTTGAACCAAAAATAGTACCAGTTGTGTTTGGATTATTATAGAAAATACTTTGATACTGTCCGCGTATATCGCCTACATTTATTACAGTTACGTCATTATTGAATGGGTTATTTTGTAAGTTGATAGGTATTTGATAATATGCAGTAGCACTTACTTGGTCACTTAACAATGTTATTTCAACTACGGTATCAATTAATGGATTAGGTACTGTGAAATTTACAATGGTAGAATTGTCTGTAATAGTAAAAGTGTAAGTTGCTGTATCTTGTAATACGTTATTAACATAGACTTGAATATTGGGCCATACTGTATTAGTAGCGGCTGCAATATCACATGTATAGGTTGTAGTTGCTTCAGACGCAACATAGTTAAAAGAAAATATTTGATATTGACGGCTTTCTGCAACCGCAGTTTGCCAACCCAATTGTCTAACTACCGTTGTTCTAGAGGTATAATTATATACATATCCAGTATTAACTTTTTGTGTGATTGGTGATGACCCCTGTACATAATTAAAAGTAGCACTATTTAAAGGTACGTCAAAACTTATATCACCCACGTTGTTAACTGAACTATAACGAAGTGGAAACCCTAATATAATATCTTTTATACCTGAACCAATTCCATAGCTGAATAATTTATTTCCTGCAAAAGATGTACCAACATATACCTCTTTATTACCAAAACTAACACCGTCATTGTCAAAAACATCAAAATAAGGTGCTTGATTAACAGTTGTTTTTTGTTGTGCTAATAACCAAATATTACCATCAAAGTAAAAATCTTTACCTTGATTGTTATAACCCTTGAAAGCAAAAGTACATTCTAGTGGTAATACTAATCCATTTTCTACTTCTGTAAGCGTAATTACTTGTGTTCCATTACCTTGTATATCAGAAAATCTCACAACATAAATTTTGTCTTTAACACTTGAAGTTGTATCAGCAGAAAATACAATTCTTGCACCATCGTATAATGCATAATTGTCATTAGACAAATCATTAGCAATTAATGAAGATGTTGTAGTAGATACAATAGTAGTTACATTATTCCATTCTACTGTAAGAATTAAAGTAGTTTCCCCACTGATATTAGTAATTTGTGTATTTCTAGGAAGTACATTAGTGGTATCACTTATGTATTGACCAATTTGAAAAGCGCCAGTAATATCATCCGTATCTATTGTAATAGTTGTAGTTGTTCCTGTGGCGGCTGCAATGTGAGCAGTATAAGCTGTATATACTTCAACATCTGGCCAATAGTTTTCTTGTCCAGCCACATACCTAAAGGCATCAGTTGTTCTATCATCAAAGAAATCAATTGGTGCTTTACCTATAACACCGTTATTGAATAATCTTAAATTAGGATAAAATTCAATAATAGGGCGTTTAGCTTTATTATCTTGTGTAGCGTAAATTGTTGCAATACTAGGATTATTATTATATGTTGCTGTTGCATTAATTACGTCTATGTGGAACCATCTATTACTGCGGCTCCATGCATTCTTATCAATGCTATTTCTTGATATGGTAATATAATCTTGATATAAAGGAATATATAATGTACTATCAAAATTACCTATATCATATGGCAGTGAATCGTATGGTGTGTACGTTCCTGTAGTAAAGGGTTCTGGAGCAATAAGAGTAGTAGTATCTAATAATTGAATAGAGGTGCCCACACCTTCTACGTAATATTCACCTTCTTTATAACTTGTAGGAAAAATATCACCTGAAAAACTTACTTTAAGACCATTTGTAAAAACTACACCATTCGGACTAGTATATTGTTCTCTACCTAATATAGTATTAACATCTAATTGATTTGTTGTATTACTTTCAATCAATCTAATAATACCTACTTTGTTTGCGCTAGTACCATCTTGGTAATACAATGTATCTAATACTGCACTTAAGTAAGGGATAAGGTTAATTGATCCAGAGGTGTTACGATAGAAATTTCTTGCTTTCCATTGTGTTCCATAATTCGCTGTGATTTTTTGATTTGTAGGAATACTTCCTGTAGGTTCTAATATCAATAAAATTTCAGATCCTGAAGTATCATATACTATTGTATAGATTGTAGCCGATACATCTACATCGCCGGTGTTGTAGAACATCACCGTTAAACCTTGTAAACTTGTTACGCCATCTATGTTGTTAACAGTGCTTAACAATTGACCATTTATTTGATCAAAGGGCGTAGTGGATACTAAATCTACTAGATTATTCCCGGGGAAATTATAATCATCTTGTGCATTTTTATATGGAACAGTAAATGTCACTACACCTATTGTGATGCCGTTATTTTCTACACCCAATACATCACGTGTCTGTATGTTGGGTTGTTGTGGGTCATATCCAGTTATACCAGGTTTACCTTGAATCCAAAATTCTGATGACTGATTTACATTAAATGTATATGTACCGCCACGAATTAATGTCAGTGTTGGGTTCGTTGTACCGGCTAGATTAATATCACTTGAAATATTATAACCATTAGGTAAACTTTCAACGGTGTAATCAGCCGCAGTGTAAACAATGTCAGTTGAAATATTAACAACTGGTGCACCAGTTGGCAACCAATAATATTGATTAAAGTTAATAATTTTATCTAGGTTGGTAAAACTATCCCATGAGTAGAATTCACTATTAAACAATCTATCATTGTTATTTGTTATACCGCCTTCTAAACTTAATGCATCAATTATACCAGGATAGCTAATGAAATCCTTAGCTGTGCTAGTATTTGTTTTTGTAAATACAACGCCTGGATCTAATTGATAATCTGTTCTTGTTTTAGTAGGTTCAACTACGTAACTGTCTTTAGCATTAATACCGTAACCAAATCTGCTACCAACATAGCCTTCAATTCGCATCGTGTTTGGTTGGTCAACAATTTGATCCAGTGTTGCACCTAAAAATTGTGCGTTGGTAGGTGTTTGAAATATTTCTGGTAAAAAGCTTAGTGTTCTAATTCGTGCTGCCATTATAACTCTCTGGTATTATATAGTACTTATCTTATTTGTAATTGCACCGGTGTGAGTGCCGCAATTACTAATACATCATTTGCAGTTGCACCATTTACAAAAATCTCAAACGGTGCTGATTTAATTTCATATAAATCACCAAAACTCATTGTAGGATCATTTGGTACAAGAACAACTGAACTTACTAAATCACCTAATTGTGCATGTAAGTATGCACTTAATTCTGAGAAATAGAATGTATCTCCAAATCCCCAATTGTTAATATTGAAATAACTATTCATTGCAGATAATACTGCACTGCGTATTTCACTATCACTTGCGTTGGTTGATTGAGATTTAATTACCTTAACAGTTCCCTGTAATTGTGTAGGTGCCTTTGTACCAAACAGTGGAAGAAAACGAACACTATTAGGTATTACACTATCAGTTAACATTTTATATTCATCTAAATTACCATACGCTTGTTGTAATTCATTAATAGTTGGTTCATTTGGTTTTGCAATAGTACCAGTGGTATCTTGAATCCAATTAGTATACTCAGTGTAATATGCTTGAGTTACCAAATATAAATCAATAATATTTGTTGTAGTAGGATCAATACGTGTGGTATTGTTACTATTATGTCTATATTGATATGCTAATTCTTGTCTGCCTGGTTTCATTAAATATTGAGGTTGAATGACTACTATATAATATGGTGTGGTTACTGAAGTATCTTGTACTGTTGTATAAAATATATTATCACTATATGCGTAAAATATTTGTCCTAATGGATATTCATACTTAATTACTTCAATAGTAGATAATGTAGGATATTGATATACTACATCACTTGTAGGTATTAATTGATAACGAGATAAATTAACAGCATCTTCTATCAATTCAAAAAATGTGTAGATACCTGTATTAATTCCACCAGTCACATAACCAGTCACAGTTTGAAAAAAATCAGGATCAGTTACAATTTCTTTATTGTTTACATCTATACTTGCTACTTGAACTTCAAAATCATTAACATAACCATCACTTTCAATAGTTTGACCAATTACATTAACCAGTACAGGTCTCGCTAATGGATAATTACTAGTAGGTTGAGTATTTGATGGTAATACTTTAATGTAATCTGCTAATATCTTTCCAGTAAATGGATCATAAACTAATTTACCACTCTCATAATAGAAGCGTGTATCAGCAACACTACCAAAATAATAACGTAATGACCTGTATGATATCTGATATCTATTACTACCTACACTATTAAAGTTTACAAACCAACCAGATGCATCATATGCATCAATTGACCAACGGTCTTGAGTGATTAATAAAGCATTATTAAATTTTAAACTGAAACTTTGATTTAATTCCATTCTAATAACACATTCATTTATTACTATTGTAGGAAGTGTGTTCCCAAATGCGGGAATAACTTGAGTAATAATGGCCCCACTAGGTATAAATCCATTTAACGTTATCGGACCCGATCCATTACTAAAGTTACCAGTTCCATTATTATAGCCATCACCTATTACACTTAATACAGTTGTCCAATAGAATGTTGTATCACTGGTACTTGCAATACCATATACTAATCTATTGGTTGTGTCAAAATAAGTACCCGGTGGGGCAGTAACTTTAATCAATGCACCTTTAGTAACATATTTCATGTTATGTGTATTGTATGTACCAGTAGCTATTGGAGTATTAGCTGATCCATCTATATTATAAAAATAACCTGTATTACTATTTGCATCTACTGTACTTGTATTCCAATATACAACACCATCGCCTGATGCAACATTGATATTATATCGTGGGTAATTCTGTAGATAATATTGCTTTGCACGATTATCAGCTAGTGCAAGTGCTAATGAATCTGTTAGAAATTTAATAATATCACCGGTGTTTGTAATTGTTAATAATAGATATCCATTATCACCATTTTGATATAGACCACCGTCATTTGCAAATGAATTCGTGCTGGAGTATTTTCCTGTAGGATCAAGTAGGTCTAAGTTTTTAGACACACCAATAGAACTGCGATTAATAGCGGCACTTTTAATAATTGAACTGTATAATGTATATGGGAAATTTGTGTAATCTTCACCATTAACCATTCTATTCTGTGTATAGTAGCGAGCAGGAGCACGTAGTTTAATGTTTGCTAATGATTCTCTGGCTTGCGCTGTTGAAGCTGGTGTTTGTAATGATAATCCTATAGTGAGTGCTTCTGTTCGTCCTGCTCTGCTAATATACTGTATTGTTACTTGTATCCCTTGCATTTCAGTTGGATCAATAGTATATGTCAATGCATTACCGCCACGTACATATGCTCTAAAAGTTCCCACTGGTGCTTCGGAAAATACTCCATCACCAAAAGTATAGCTAACTTGGTCGTTGAATCTTGATACAACTGAGAATACTTTTTTATAACTAGTCTCTGTTTGTAAATTAGCATTTGCATAAACGCTGTCTACTAGTCTCCAGAGTGTTCTACCACCATTGCTAGAATTTAATTGGTATAACCAGGTGTCTGTGTTATTGATACCTTGAATATCAATATCAACTACTTGGTTACTAATCTGTTGAGCTAAGTTAAAATCATAACTCTGTAACGTTCCTTGTTTAAAATAAAAGAAGAAACCTGTATTTGGACTACCGTAACCTAATTTGTCATTACGATACATCATGTTCATCTTACCAGTTGGTGCAGGTGGAATCTCATACACAGAATCTTGGTCTAAACTAGTAACACTAACTAATTCAAAATTCATATTTATGGTATCTACTGTACTACTAAATGGTACGATAGGTAAGTTGGCAGGAGGAATATTTAATGAATATTCATCCGTCTTTACTCCCAATAATTCTTGGCTATTTCCAGGACGACCAACACGCTGACTGTTAATCAATGCACTATTGATAATTGTGTTAAACTGCTCTAACCAACCAGCATTTGCAGGATCATTCCAAAGAATAGTTTGATTACTCAAATTGATCCCGTTAACATCTGTGATATTTTCTGTGGTACTAATGTTTATTACTTTCAGATAACCCTGACCTGCAATATTACGCTTAGGATTATAGCTTACTAAGTTAGCTAATTTGATAACACTGTCTCTACGCTCGGCAGTGTCAATGAAGTTTTCACGGGTGTTTAAGTCATTACGGAAAGCTAAACCCTGTCCCATAAATGCAATAACGTCTAATATTGCAATAAATTCACTAGATTCAATATAATCATTAAATGTCTCAGGATAATAAGTACGCAAATAATCTATGAAACTCTTGCGTAGGGTTTCATAATCGTAGCTTTTAAAATCGGCTTCACGAAAGGTTTGATAGATTTGTTGCCAATTCTGAACACCAAATATTGCTGATTGTCGGGATGATGTTGCCATAGTTATTCTCTTTTAAGTATTTATCTTAAATGAAAACCACGGTTTTTGTTATTGTACTGTAGCAGTATTGGTTAAATTATTGAAGAAAACACTTAATATTTCAGCATTGTTAAAGGGTGCAATAGCCAACTCTACTTCAAGTAGTATACCATTTTCCTGTGTATAACTCTTTACTGTATTGATGATTAATCTAGGATCATTGTTACCAATTCTACGTATCTCATTTTCAAGCGTGAATCTAGTGTCGGCATCATTTGGCTCAAAAATATGACTCCAAATAGTAGAACCATATCCTGGATTACCAACTTTCTGTCCTTGTTGAATGTTTAATGCATTAACAAAATCTCTGATTACCAATGCTTCATCTACAATACGATACTTTTTACCCGGAATAGTTGGCTTTAATACACCGCCTGTACCACCGTCTATGCCAGTACTGGCATTAGTTGTTTTTGGTTCATTGGCACCTATTGTTGAAAATCCTATATATGTTGGCATGTTTTATCCTATAGTATATTTATGTTACTGCGTTTAAGACTTTTATAAGGCTTTTAGCTCTTCTCCTAAAGCCAACCATTTATTTCTCAATTCATCAAGTTGAGGATCACCTGCAGGAAGTTCATTTTTTGCTTTACTATATGCTAATCTAGCCGCTCTGACTTCATCAACTTTTGCTATCAACTTCTGAGTTTTTTCATATTGTTCGTTAAGACTATCTCTGATTTTGTCAGAGCTTGATGTATCTCCTGTAGTCGCAGGATTACCATTATAATTAGGCAACGGTATCTTACTGCTACCAAATACACTAGCTAATTGGCTTGTCAATGATGTACGGTCATTTGTATTGATACCAACAACAGGTAATGTAATTTGTACTGCACCACCTGAACTTAATGATGCAATAGAACTATTTAACTTTGAGGCCAATGCGGGACTTAGTCCAATACTTGCTAATGCTTGCAATGATGCTCCCGGAGCTTTTAATTTATCTATTAAACTACTTGCACCACCTGCTAAATTACCAGTGCTGATAGATGCAGTGACTTGTGATATTGCTCCTGATATACTACTAGCACCCGGTATTGAATTAAGTGCACCTTTTGCACCATTGATAACAGTTGCCACTGCATTCTGTGCTCCTGGTAAACCACTTAATCCGGTAGAAGCGTTCCCGGGTAATAATGCCCCAATTGAACTAACTGCATTTTGTGCAAGACTTGCGGCGTTTGATGCGGCTGCCACACCAGTCGTTACTGCTTTAGTAACACTATCCAATCCGTTAATTGCCGATGACGCGGCTCCTGATGCAATACTTACGGCATCTATTCCTGAATTTGAGGCTGCAGATTTTAATACTCCGGCAACGTCACTTGCTTCTGTTCCGGATGCTTGTACATCTGCCGCCGCTTTATCGGCAATTTGTTTTAAGTTCTGAGGTACACCTGCTTTAAGTGCCGGGAATCCTTTAGTAATTGCGGCGAATGCTGATCCAGCAATGCCTTTTGCGCTATCAAATATACCAGACAGTCCCGGAATACCTCCTTTTGCCAATCCAGATAATGATCCTGCTATTGAACTTAGTCCTCCAATACTTGATTCGGCTAAATTTGCCGCAAAATTACCTGAGGTTATTGATCCAGTCACACTACCTATTAATCCATTCACCGATTTACCAACTACAGATCCAACATCAGATATACCTTTTCCTAAACTACCAGATGCTGTTTTCATAAAGTTAACCGTATTAGATAATCCGGCTGTAGCTGTTGCAGTGATTATACCAGCCACTACCCCGGATGATTCTTTACCTGTCATAACACCTGATTGTGTTAGTTGTGTTTGTGCTTGTTGGAACGTAGAGACCTGTGTTTTAACTTGACTAGTAGTACTAGCTATATAAGCTTGTAAATTCTCTGCATCTGGCATGCCTGTAAATAAATTGGCAGTCATTGCTTCCTCAACTGTTTTTCCCTGAGAAATTAATGATGCAATCAATACTGCTGATCCAGGTTTTAGTATGCCAGCTGATTCCATTTGTTGAGGACTTTGTGCTAATTTACCAACAGCCGCAAATTTACCTGTTGCTGTTTCTACTACACTAGCGCCAATTGCAGTTGCGGCTGCAGCCGGGCCTGATTGAGCCATAGCCGCTACTTGTCCAACCATAGTTGTTGTAACGTTTTTATCTAATACTTTACTAATTGCACCAGTAACTGGAACTGTCGCAGATACACTTGCAGTTACAGGTGTGTTAGGGGTATTAGCTACTTGTGCATTTACTGCTGTGACTGCCGCAGAAGGGGGACTTGGGAAATTGGCACTGGCATTATTATCTACCTTAACATCTACTCCCTGATTTGCACTAGACCATGGTGCATGTGCAGGTGCTCTACTTGCAATACTAAACAATGCTCCAGGAGCGGCTGCCCAACCTTTAGTTGAATCATACAAGGTATCAGTATGTGCTACGACCGTGATTGGTTTGACTTCAGCTGGTACAAGTCCGGCTGAGCCTGTATTTAAATTAACTTTACTACCATTAACAAATGCAGCCGCTGTACTAGCAAAACTTGCTTCACCGGCACTTGCTAAACTCATTCCGGCGCCAACTTTTAATGTATATTTACCTAATGATTGCATACTGTAATCAGTACCAATTCTAAAATCAGTTTTCTTATCACTATTAATTGTTACATTTTCACCATAAAGATTAAAATCTTTTTTGGCATGCATATTGATGTTGTTATCAGCATGTAAATTCAAATCACCTTGTGTTCTAATATTAACTGAGTTGGTAGCATACATATCAATAGTACCTTCTTTGCCCAACTCTATCCAACTTTGTCCATTAGCGTGAATGATGTGTAAACATTGACCATCATCACTCATTAATATTTGATGACCTAAACTACTACGTATTCTTACCAATTGGTCTCTACCTAATAAATCACCATCATCCATTACTACTGAATGACCTACCCTACGTGAAGTTATTTTTAAATTACTTTGTTGACCCTCGCCTGTTGCGGCATCAGCAATTGTTTCATCTGTAAAGCCACCTTCATATATAGGTCTACCGGGAGTATTAACTCCCCAACCAACACGACTAGGACTTTCACGTTGTGCTGATGTACCAATTGTACCTCTAATTGTATCTCTAATTAAACCTTGTTGATTTAATACGCCGGCAAGATAACTGTTGACTGGTTTAGGTTCATTAAAAAATGCAGGACTACTATTGATTGCATTATTGTTTGTATTGATGTTAGTAACCGGCAATTTCTTTGCACCACCATAACTGTTTGCCTCACCTGAATTAGTAACTACTGTTTCAGTTGATCCATTTGCTGGCACCATAAACAATGCTTCTGGTTGTGGAACACAACCAATCCAATATCCATAATTAGGGTCACCGTTAATAAAAATACATATTACAGTTGTACCTAAATCAGGTGGACTATTCCACATACCATAACTAACAGGATTCTGTAAATATGTTCCATAACCTGTCTTATCACCTGTACCCCCAGTCAATCCATAAAAAGGTGACATATAACTAACTGTAATCCAACAGTTGCTATCAGAAGGATCTACACCTCCCATATCAGCAACATAAACTCGCAAACGACCACTTCGTATAGGATCAATATTATCTTTTACTACCCCAAACACAGGCACAGAACTAACTACTGCACCACCTGCACCTAATTTATCTGCGCTTGGTGCGCCTTTGGGTTTAAAGATATTATTTGCCATATTAATTATTTACTGTTATACACCTTCACCGGGTCTTGTTCTAGTATTCAATGTAGTGTTTTGTGTTTCTCTACCAGCATCAGGGCTTTGAGCATTAGCAACGCCGGATTGTGTTAATCCTACACTTTGAACACTGTCATCATTTGCTACACCTTGTCTTGTATTTTCTGTTGTAGTAGTATTTGGTGTACTACTGTATGAAAGTGAAGTATTATCCGCTAGATAGTTAGCGGCTACGGCTGCATCTACTCCGGCAAATTCGTTGTCAGGAGTATAACCTGATGAAGCTGAGGTAGTGCTTCCTTTACCTGGTGTTGGTCCATCTCCACCTTGATTTGTACTTGTACGTACATCTGATCCTCCTAAGTCTATTCTTCTAGGATCGGATGCGGCAAACGCGGATCTTGCATTATTTGCATTTTCTTTTGTTAATGTTACTCCGGTTCTTGCAGCCACTTTATCTGTAATATTTGCTCTTCCACCAAGTGCCGCCGCTGGAGTACCTAATACTCCAGGGAAATCATTGATACAACAAGTTAATGTTTGCTGGAATTTACCACTTTTAAAACTATGTTCTACATCAAGAACCATATAGCTAACACCTTTAACTTTATTAGCTACTGCGGCAGGATAATTCCAAAAATATATAGATTCATTGATACTCATCAATCCATCACTGTTGTAATAATCTTGTGCTTCTTTAAAATCTATTTCAATAAAAACATGACCACCGTTTGGATTAATAGTAAATCCATCACTACCGTAAAATTGATTGTATACTTGATTAACACTCTGGGGTGTTTCTTGTGACAAATAATCCGGATCACCCATAATGGTAATTTTTGCTTTGGCGTATGCACCCGGGTCGAATAAACTAGTCATGTAAGCATTTTGTGCTTCCATACCAACATTCAATCCACCCTGAGATTCTATATTTTGTAACTTTCCTGCATATACAGGTACCGTTGCACCACCAGCTGTACTAGCTGGATCACCGTCAGGAGACAACGCTACGTTAAAATAAGTATTATCCATAGTCTGCTCATAAGATAGTATCTCACTATTCTTTCCAGTGAACCAATATTCATATCGTTTATGAGGGCCATAATATTTGCTAGATTTTGTATAAGGAGATTTGGCTGCAGGAGTTTCATATGGTTGTATGACATACGTAATGTTGTAGGCAAAATCACCCACATTTTCATCAAACCCTAAACATATAATTTCTGGATTTATATTATACCATCTGATAGGTGGTACATCTTTTTTAACAGCAACTTCAAGACTACCGGTGTCTTCATCAGGTTCTTCGCTTGCAAGAAATATAACTTTAAGTGCATCAGCCATGTATGAACTTTGTTTAATAATATTATTAATTGCCTGTACTATGGGAATACCATATGCAAATGATATTGTTTTTCTAGTTGTGTCTGCTACTGCTTTATTACTAGTTGATTCATTTACTTCCTTAGAATTATTTGCCCTACTCATTGGTGTTCTAGCTTTATCTAAATCCGCATCAGTAACCATTCTTGCATTTTTTAGTAAATCACTATCACCTATAAATCTAACACTGTATACATTTGGTATTTTAATTCTTTTTTCTCTATATAATGTATTCTGAGTTTCATTTATTGTTTGTAGTAAACTAGTGATACCATTACCATTACCAATCAATGCTTCTTCAACCGTTCCGGCCACAATTGGTGTATAATTATCAACTATTCCCCTAGCTGTGCCCATACTAACTGATGTTGATGTTACAGCTCCTTCTAGATTATAAGTTGTTGCACCACCATTAATCTTAAATTTCATTTTTGTTAACAGTATATCATAAAATCTTTCATATACACCACTAGCATCCGGGCTTGTATTTAATGTATCATCTGCAAATACTTGACTCGCATTTGCTATATTTCCGTTTTTATCATACCCTTGAAATCTAATACCTAATACAAAAAATTGTTTACTCCCGTTAACGGCCTTTTCATAATTTTTTAATTTACTATTTTTAACTAAACTATCTCTTGCTCTTTTTAATTTGGTAATAAAAGAAAAACCATATGGTTCATATATACTAAATGACAGTGTTGTTACGTTAGATTCACTATGAGTGCTTTTAGCATTTGTAGCCGTTTTAATTTTTAAATCATCAATATAAAAATCTAACTCAAAACCCGGTGCTCTTTTACTTGCAGTATTATTAATGCCTCCTGATTGTGCAATTAAAAACGCACCACCATTTGTTGCTTGCCCACTAGCGTCTGTTGCTGATAGTGCATTAATATTTTTTCTATTTGATTTTTGAAATGCATTATATGCATCCGGTGTTATCATATACAAGCTTAATTGATATGTATAACTGCTAAAATTACCTAATGGGTTTTGTAATCTACTTCCAGGTTTAGCTGTTTTCCCTACACCTTTATCAACTACATCATTTCCTGCAGGAGATTGTGCGTTACCTGCTTGTGTTTGTCCTGCAAAACTTTTATTGACCGTTTCAACTTCACTACTACCGGTTGCAGTAGCATTATTTTCTTTAGCGGCAACATTTTTAGCTTCTTTTTTATCATAACTGGTATCGTCACCTCCTGGAGTACCACCTAAATTATTATTGTCAGGGGTAGAGGATATTATAATACCTAGCTCATCTGTTTCAATTGGCATTTATAATCCTAATACTTGTTTTAACGTTGCAGGATCTGGTAAATATATACTAGTACCTGTAGTAAAATCAAAAAATGGATCAGCTAATGTATTTGGATTTCTACTTGAAAATACCCACCATAATTTTGGATTACTGTATAAGTCATATGCTAACATATCAGGACGTAAATTATATGTTTGTGTGATTTCCCAATATCTGTCACTACCTAATTTAGGAATAGGTCTATCCACTAGTACATCTAAAAATCTATTATTCACTACACCTGTAGCAAAATAAGGACTTGATGCTGGATATAAACTGTTATTAGACATTACCAAATACCTCCGCCCGAACGTTTAGTTCCTCGTAATAATTCACCTGTCGCATACTCTTTAAGACTAAATTTATTGCTGATATCATTTCGTGTAACAATAGGTAGGCATGTGATTTGTAATTGTAATTTTGTAGGTATATATGTTGCTTCACTGTTAATCATTGTATTTTGTGTTTGAAAGTTTGGAACTTTGGGTGATAAACCATTCATTGCAGTTCTCACTACTTTAGGGGCAAACGTATTTAATGCGGGTTTTTGTTGAGATATATTTACTCCCGGTTGATTAGTTTGACTACCTGCTCGAATGTAATCTACATCGGTTGGAGTAGAATACGTAAAATTAGTTACAACTACTGGATGTGCATCATACGTATATGCTCCAAAACCACTCAAATAACACAACGGTGGGGGTACTCCGTTATTTGGATTCTTGTCTTGCCCATAAAACATTTTAGTAACACTACGGAAAAAATGTATCACAGCTAATAAGTAAGTTGCTTCAATAGTATCCTGTGCAGTAAAATCCGCAGTAATACTAACAGTATCTACACTGCTTCCTTTATATTGATAAATTTTATAATTACTATGTACTAATTCACTTGTATCATATCCAGCACTGTATGTAACTGAAATTGCCGGGGTGTATGGAAAGATTACGCCATCAGTAGCCATTAATGGTTGTAATATACCTGCTTTGCCGTCCGGTACTTTATATAAATAATCAGCACCGGGCGCCAAACTTAATCTTGCTCGCCAATCTGGTTTCTGTTGAAAACTAGCACTATCGTCTCTGGTAGCTGTACTTTGAGTGTTCTTTAACGCAGTTGATATACCTTTAGGTGCAGCTTGATTTACCGCATCAATTGCAGCCTGTGTATTAGCTTCATTACCACGTTCAGCGGCTGCTTGTCTGGCAGCTTCAAATGGATCTTCAGTGGTAATATCAGTAGGTGATGAATTTTGTATCTCTGCACCAATGTTTGTATTAGGGTCACTGTTAAGACTGATTGTTTGTTGTTTTGCTATTGCTTCATCAACTCCAGCAAAATCACCCATGTCTGCAATTTTCTTTTGTTTAGCAACTTGTTCATCAACTCCAGCAAATTCATCAATTTCTGTATTTGCCGGTGCTTTTGCTACATTAACGTTTTGAATGTCTGCACCAATATTAGTATTTGGATCACTGTTTAACCCTATCTCTTGTTGGGGTTGGGGTATATTTAATGTCTGAGTATCATTACCAATATTAGTATTAGGATCAGTATTTGGATCTATAAGTTGTTGAGGAGACGCATTAGCATCTAGGAAGGCAACGTTTGTAGCCGCGTTTTGTCCAGTAGCAGGTACTGTTGCGTTTTCAATCGGAGGAAGTGGCACTGTAGTAACGGTGGTATTAGTCTGATTGGGAGTAACAGTTTCAGGCGGAGTAGTTGTGTTTGTGTTTGGAGGTCCAGATGATGCTGTTCCTGCCTGTGTGTTAGCATTATTTATAGTTGCTCTTAGTTGAAATAGTTGTGATGTTAATGTGGATCTTACATACACCGCTGTTTTGTCTATATTTTGCTTGATAGCGTTTGTTTCTGCCTCTAGTGCAACTAACACTGGATCTCTAGGATTATAACGGTTACCCTGAGATGTTATAAAGTCACTTATCTTTTGTCCGTTGGCCAGTAATTGCTGTTCCAATGCAGTAATTTGCGCTTCACCTTGTGTCTTTTGTAGGTTGACCGCATCCAACTGTGCCTGTGCATTGGCTGCAACTTGTTTCCATTCTTCGGTTGTGGTTGGGTTTGCCATAATATGTTGTTATCCTTACACATATTTATCTACTAAATAAAGTAGTATTTTTACCCTTTCCATCACAAAATAGTTGCTATTCTGCAACAATAATGTTATACTTACATCAACATAATAACGGAGAACTATGTCCCTACCCTCACGCAAACCTGTCAACTATTTAAATAATAAAGACATTCTAAAAGAAATTCACGAAAGTAAAAACGCTTATTGCTACTTCACCGACCCAAGCTATCATCGCTATGATTTCATTGTAGACATGCCTCAATCTAGTATGGAAGACAGCTTAGAATATGCTTTCAAACCAGAAACTATTCAACAAGCAAAAGAAACACGTGCATTACGTCTTAGTTTAGAACAAGGGTCTAAAGATGCTGTTAGTCCGGATTCAATTTTAGTTACAGATTTAGTATTTCGTGTAATGACTTGGGATCACGTTCCGGTCGCACCAAAACAGCCACGTAAAACAGTTAAAAAGAAAACAGCGAAGGATATCTTTGATTTTGAAGAACCAGATCCAGACGAAATATTTGCTGACTTAGAGGATAATACTACTAAAGCTGAAGTAGATGATATGGTTCATGTTAAGGTAAACTTTCCACCGTTCCAGCATTACAAAATTGATGAAAATAATACATTCAAATGTGTAGGTAAAAGCCATTGGGACGGTGATTTAGAAACAGGTGTCTTTAATAAAGAACACGGCAAAATCACAAACAAACTTGCCCGTATGTATATTATGATGTGCGAAAAATATGCAATGAAATATAATTGGCGCGGGTATACTTACAATGATGAGATGCGTAATAGTGCCATCTTACAATTAACATACGTTGGTTTACGTTTCAATGAAGCTAAAAGTGCAAACCCATTTGCTTACTACACAGCCGCTATCACTAATAGTTTCTGTAGAGTATTGAATACAGAAAAACGTAATCAAAACATACGTGATGATATACTAGAAATCAATGGTCTCAATCCTAGTTGGTCACGACAGGGTATTGGGTCTAGTTCCACAGTATACGAAGAATAATTTAACCAAAGCCGTTGCTAATGTAACGGCTTTATTATATAATAGACGAATGAGTAACCTTTTTAAAAAAGCCGCTGTTTTTACTGATATCCATTTTGGCCTTAAATCAAACAGCTTACAACACAACCAAGACTGTTCCGATTTTGTAGATTGGTTCATTAAAAAAGCAAAGAGTGAGGGGTGTGAAACATGTTTCTTCTTGGGCGATTATAATCACCACCGTGCAAGCATTAACATTCATACACTTCAGTTTGGATTACAAGCATTGGAGAAACTAAGTGCTAACTTTGATACTGTATATTTTATACCAGGCAATCACGATCTTTATTATCGTGACCGTAGGGACATTCATAGTGTTGAGTGGGCTAAACATTTACCAAACGTTAAAATCGTCAACGACTTCTTCAGTCAAGGAGATGTAGTTATTGCACCCTGGCTTGTACAAGATGATTACAAGAAACTACAAAAGATGAGTGGCAAATATATGTTTGGTCATTTTGAACTACCGTATTTCCACATGAATGCTATGGTTGAGATGCCCGATCACGGTGAAATCAATGAGGATCAATTGGGTGGTTTTGAAAAAGTATTCAGTGGTCACTTTCATAAACGGCAAGCACGTAAGAACATTTGGTATATTGGTAATGCTTTCCCGCATAACTATGCTGACGCAGGCGATGACGCACGTGGCATGATGATATTAGAATGGGGAACTGAGCCTGTATTTTATACATGGCCTAGACAGCCTGTGTTCCGTGTACACAAACTAAGTGATATCTTAGAAAACCCTGAAGGCTTGTTATTGATTGACAGTCATGTTAGAGTACATCTTGATATTGAAATCTCCTATGAAGAAGCTAACTTCTTGCGTGAGACATGGATACCAGAACACAAGCTAAGAGAGATGGCATTGATACCTATGAAATTAGAAACAAATGAAAATGGTCAAACAGCAGACGGATTAAAGTTTGAAAGTGTAGACCAAATTATCATTGACCAGATTAACAGTATTGAATCAAATAATTTTGATAAAAAGATTCTTTTGGACATTTACAACAACCTATGATTACACTACAAGACATTACATTAAGGAATTTTTTATCTATTGGTGCAGTAACCCAAGCAGTTGACTTTGATAAGAAAGACTTAACACTTATTTTAGGTGAGAACTTAGACTTAGGTGGTGACGGTGCTAGGAACGGCACTGGCAAGACAACATTGATTCAAGGTCTTAGTTATGCATTGTTTGGTACACCCATTAATAATATTCGTAAAGATAATTTAGTTAATCGTACAAATGGTAAGGGTATGTTAGTTACATTGACATTCAATGTTAATGGAGTTGACTATAAGATTGAACGTGGACGTAAGCCAAATATTCTTAAGTTCTATGTTAATGATATTCAGGACAAAGCTTCTGAGGATCAACAAGGAGAGAACAAAGAAACACAGGTAGCGATTGAAAAAGTTATTAATATGTCAGCAGACATGTTCCGGCATATCGTTGTACTGAATACATACAGTGAACCATTCTTAGCATTAAAGAACAATGAGCAAAAAGATATCATTGAACAATTGATGGGTATCACATTATTAAGTGAGAAGGCTGAAGTTATCAAAGAAATGATTCGCCGTAGTAAAGATGATATTCAGCAGGAAGAATTTAGAGTCAAAGCTATTGAAGAGGCTAACAAACGTGTCAAGGAACAGATTGACGCATTGAAACGCAGACAAACATTGTGGTTGAGAAAACATGATGACGACTTAACATCACTCGCCCTTCAATATGATGAACTCAGTAAAATCAATATTGAATTAGAGTTACAAGCACACAAAGACTTGAATGTTTGGACTAAACAAAAAGAAGCACAAGATTCATACAATGCACTGGTTGCTCGTAGTACGTCTTGGCAACAAAAACATGACACTGACGTTTCAATAGCATATAAGGCGTACTCACTTAAAAATGAGTATGATATTGAAGCTGAACTTAAATCATGGAGTGATTTAAAAGATTGGCTACATGATGAAGCAGAACAAAAATCTATCATAACAATAATTGATACTCTAACCAAAAGTATCACAAAAGAAAAAAAATTAATTGATAAGTTGATTCGGGAAGTAAAAGAGCTTGAGGATCACAGGTGTTATGCTTGTGGACAAGACTTCCATGATGATAAACATTTAGAGGTCACGTTAGAAAAGACTACGGTACTTGAGAGTGCCCGTGCTGAATTAGTTCATTTTGAAACACAATTATCAATCAATGAATCATTAGTTACTAAATTAGGTACTAAGCCTATACCATCATATAAAACAGAAGCAGACGCTATTCGGCACAGTGGCGATGTATCTAACTTGAAAAAAGTTTGGGAAGATAAGAAACAAGAATCAAATCCGTTTAGTGAACAACTGAGTGAATTGACTTCTATCGTTTTAGGTCCACAACCTGTTACTTACTATGATACAGAAGCAGAAGCAATTAAACATTCAAGTGAGGTTGCTAACATTCTTAACCAGATTGATAACAAGTCACAAGAGACTGACCCGTACAGTGAACAAGTTGTTGAGATGGAAACACAAGCACTACAAGCAATCGATTTTGAAGCTATCAATAAGTTAACACGTACAATGGAACATCAAAAGTTCTTGTTAGATTTGTTAACTAGCAAAGATAGTTTTGTTCGTAAAAAGATTATTGACCAAAACTTAAGTTATCTAAACGCAAGACTAACTCACTACTTAGACAAGATTGGTCTACCACATCAAGTTATCTTTAAGAATGATTTACAAGTTGAGATTACCGAGCTTGGTCGTGAACTTGACTTTGATAATCTTTCACGTGGTGAACGCAACAGACTAATTCTTGGCTTGAGTTTTGCTTTCCGTGATGTTTGGGAATCATTGTATTCACCGATCAACACATTGTTTATTGACGAATTGATTGATAGCGGTCTTGACACAATGGGTGTTGAGAATAGTTTAGCAATTCTTAAAGATATGAGTCGTAGACGACAGAAAAGTATTTGGCTTGTTTCACATAGAGAAGAATTAGCAGGGCGTGTGCCCAATGTTCTTAAGGTTGTGAAAGAAAACGGATTTACAAGTTACAATACTGCAGTGGATATAGAATAATTTTATACACAGAAACACACGATAAGTAGTAGTATGCCAAGTCCACAGAAAGCAAAGGGTTCAGGTTTTGAGCGAGAAATCGCTAAATATCTTTCAGAGAAGTATAATGAGTCATTCATTCGTGCTCCAGGATCCGGTGCTTATATAGGTGGAAAAAATCAATCAAGAACCCAAGTACTGCATGAAGGTCAGATTAGAAGTTTCAAAGGGGACATAGTTCCTGGACAGACTTTTACTAAAATGAATGTAGAATGTAAGTTTTATGCTGATTTTCCGTTTCATTTATTACTTTCAGGGGAATGTAAAGTGATAGATGCTTGGCTAGAACAACTCATGGATGTAGCTGATCCAGACGATTGCAATATTCTTTTTATGAAGTTCAATCGTAAAGGTCGTTATATTGCTGTACAAAGCAAACTAACATGGGTAACTGACAATTTCTTGTATTATACAAGTCCTAAATTAGGGGACTGGATAATTATGGAATTTGACAATTTCTTCTTAAACAACAGTAAATTATTAAAAGCATATTCAGGCTCACCAGACACCACGTCAAATCAAACTGTTACAAATAACAATATCCTCACAATAGAAATTTAAAATAAAAATGTGTTGTCCTGGTTGCAGGACCTCCTTGAGTTTGTACAGATTGTGCTGTGCTGACGGATCTGGAGTAAGCGTGTATAGCGATATATACGGAATACCGAGAAGGCAATCGACAAAGCGAACCTTCAACAAGTCTATTGATATTTTGTCTTGAATCAATAGAATGTGCGTTGCTGAATGAAACACAATTGTGCGTAAATTCAACTACAATCCCATATACTTTACAGAGCAACCGGTAGCATTTAATAGCATCAAATAGCTAATTGAATGGGGAATAGATAACACTGGATGACGGTCGTGCAAAACAACCTTTACCATTGGTAGTGCTGAACAGCACTACCATGGCTTCAAATCGGCAATATAGTCTTTGATAAAAAAGAATTAACAGAATAGATAACCGTAAACAATAAGAACGAACGAAGTGAGTTCTTAGATGAACGAAGTTCATCTTTACTAAGAAACAATATAATAACCCGATATGATAAATGAACAGTTACGGGTTTGATTAGAAGAATGGTAGTTGTGATTTCTTAGTAACTTCCATATTACTATCAATAATTTTCTTAATTTCTTCACGTTCCTCAGTGGACATGTTTAATACATCTTCATATGAAACACCACCACGCATGTACCAACTCATACTAAGAGCACTTTTCTTAATATCGGTACACTCTTTTTCCATATTATCTATCAGCTTCTTTACGCCTTCGTGGTCAAGGCGCAGAAGCCTTATCCGAAAAAATCAGATGTGTTTAAAGTGAAAGGTTGTTCGTAGTCATTTTGACAATGAATGCATTTAATTTTCAGTGGTTTAATTTCTGTTTGTGCTTTTAAATTTGCATTATAATCTCTAATAGCAATGTAAGTATCTCTATCACAATTCTGTAGGTAATCCAGTATATATTCTCTTTCCTCTACAAAAGCACTAGGTGTTTTTACATGAGTAATAGCTTGTGATATAATACGCATTGTAACATCAGTAATAAATTTCAATGCCTGTTGAGTTTTACTTATCCTAACAGTTTCATCTTCTTCTTTGTCTACCTGAAGAAACATTCGTTGTGCTTCTATTTGTCCAGTACCTGCATCATTCATTTCTTTATATGTCAGTGGTCTAAATTTAATTGACAGGTCATTTAAAACTAATTCTTTATCATAGTCAGCAGATTTAAGTTGACTTAGTATACCTATCAGATTAACAGCATATTCTGCAATTTCTTTACAACTTGGGCATTCTGATGCTACACTCATGTCATTACCGCCCGCTGCCGAACGTATTGCTATTAATATAGCATCTAAGTCAATGCTATTAATTGCCCATGGGTCTTTGATATCAGGAATACAGCTTTTTATAATGTCTACCATTGCGGTTCCGTTATATAGCGCATCTGGTGTTTTTGAGCTAATTTCATCGATAGCAGTCATTGGATAAACTGCTAGTTCTCCAGACTCTGGTATAGTTAATACAGAAGGTGAATACATTTTACCACCGCTAGGTAATTTCAAATAAATTGAAGGTCTACGAAAATATTGCTTTAGTGGGTTGTTTTGAATGGTCATTGTTATCCTTGATTAAAAATGGGCGTTTGCCCAGTACTAAATACTACATAATATTTAGTAGGGAAAAACCATGCCACAAAATTTAGATCCAGATGCAATGGAGAAATTCAATGAAACAATACGTGAATTGAATAACACCATGCCCTCATTTATTTTGGGCATTAATCAAGTGATAGGTGTTGCTTCCGGGTCAGTTAAAGCGTCTGATGCATTAAAAAAATTAGCAGATAGTGCTAAAGAGGGCACTGCATATGAACAAGCACAACTAGCCGCAAAAAAGAAAAAAGATATAATAGACGCAAATCGTGAAAATGCACAGACACTAGCAACTAATTCATTGAAACAGTTTGGATTAGGTTTAGCTAGTACAACTGCTGAATTCTCAACATTTGGTAAAGTTGTAGGTGGCGCCGGAGACGCCGCACTAGCTTGGGGTAAAAACTTAGGTATGCTTGGTTTGGCAATGGGTGTATTAATTAAAGCTACTACACTAGCCGCAGAAGCCGCAATGAAACAAGCTGATAATGTTTTAAAGGCTAAAGACGAATTATCTAAAATGGGTGTAGCTGGTGGAATGACAGCTAAACAGTTACTAGAAATGGGTAATGCAGCCGGTTACTCATCTGAGAAGTTAGGAGTAATAGCTAAAGCTTCAAG